GAGAATCCGGAATATTTTGAAGAATGTTTAAAAAAAGAAAATGCACACGAATCATATCTTTTAAATAAAAAACTTGTTGATTTTAATGAAATTCCAACAAATTTAGTGAATGAATTTATTCAAATGTGTATTAAATGTAATTAAAAATAATTTTATTATTTTCTAGAATTTTTATTAGATTTCATTTTATTATTTTTTCTTTTTGTTTTTCTTCTTTTTGTTTTTCTTCTTCCACCAAGTGGAGTTATTATTATTGTATCTTTTAGTGGTGAATCTGTTTTATATATAGAAACAGCTGCAGTAACCATATAACCATCAGCGTTAATTTGTTGGCTTATTTCATTTGGTCGACCAGAATATTGTTTATTAACGGATGTATCTTCTATAGTTGTAATTCCATTAATATCTTTTGTAGCTATAACAGTATGACCTTTTTCATTATTTGACTCATGAAATAAAAATACAGCACACGCATTAAAACCTTGTGTAGGTTTTGGTAAATTATTTAAAATTGAATTGATTGGTTTTAGTATAGGTTCTACAGGTTTACCACAAGCCCTACTTGTTGCTGTTGATATATCATGTAAATTTCTGCTGCAATTTTCTGTAAATAATTGTCTATATGTTGCATCAGTAAATAATCCTAAAATTCTAAATGATCTTTCCGTACAACTTAACGGATATGTAGAATATGGAGATATATTATCGCATTCGTTTATTCTATTTAACGCTTCTTCTTGTGTAATATTAACATACACTAAGTGTGTATAACTCATTTATAATAATTAAATATTATTTAATATCTTCTTGATCTTTTATTATATTTTTTTCTTTTAGTTTTTTTTCTTCCACCCATGCGTTTTGTTACTGGAGTATATACAGCACCATTAAATTGCGCAGATTCAGCATCCCCTACTTTTGTTACTGGGACATATGAAACATTAACATTATATGTTTTTTCTGTTAATTTCCTTGAAATTTCTTCTGGTGTTCCTAATTCCGACTCGCCTACAGAAGGATCTACTACTGCTACTGATCCATCAAATGTTTTTACAGCATAAACAGTATGTCCTCCAGCAGTATGAGTTAAAAGTAAAACACATGCATTTACTTCGTTTTCCATAGGTGTGGGTAAAGTATTTAAAATTTCAATAACATTTGCTTGTTTATATGTTATTTTTACTTCTGTAACTTGTGATATAACACTTTCTAAATTACCCACTTCCGCTCCTGAATTAGGAGCAGTTGTAGCATGTGCAGTCGCACATGCATTAAATGTTTCTGTAGATATCATATCTAAAGTTCTATATGTTCTTTCTGAACAAGTATTACGATAATCACCTGAATAGTTTGAATGAGCACTACATTCCTTGGCTCTAGCCATCGCTGATAATCCATCAATTTTGACATATGCTATACTATATTTGCCAGGTTCTAAAGAAGACATTATATATTATATAATAGATATAAAAATATTTACTTAACATTATATTAATGAGTACTTTACCAGAAAATAATAGCAACGTAAATATTAAATTATTTATGCTTGATCCTCTTTCAATAATAATTAAATTAGCCATAATTGGAAATAAACCAGTTGGCACTAAAATACTTATTCATAATAATAATATTTTTTTACAAGAACCTGGACCTTTTCAGGCTTTTTGTAGATATATGTTTAATACTAATAAAACGGATTTACAATTTATGTATAATCCCATTCAAATTGCATGTCAAACTTTTTTAACCAAAGAAGATATTCAAGAAACGCCTAGATTAAAAACATTATTTATATGTGCTCAATTAGGTATTGAAAAATTAAAAGAAACATACAAAACATGTTCTATGATTTGTTTATGTTTAAATTATTATCATACAATCATAACAAATTCCGTAGAACAAATTTATAATGATACTATTTTTAGAAAAGATTCTATGACTTTATTATATACAAATGAAATAATAAAACTTTTAAATTCTCAGTGGACGCATGAAAAAATTAAAGTAATATTAGATTTAATTGCATTTTTAACAAATGATAAAATGGCAATTAATAATGTAAAATCTTTGGAAAATATTATGGATAATATTGATATTGAAACTCAACAAATTTTAAGTAATATTTAAAATATAATAAATATTGAAACTCAACAAATTTTAAGTAATATTTACACCTTTTTACATTTTAAACGCCGATTTTTAATTTTGCTATTTTGTATATTTCTCCATTTTTTAATCCCATATTGTAAAATGGAATGCGACAATAAAAACATACTACATAAGGACTTCTTCTTCCATATAGACTACAAACTTGATGCCAATACCATACGTGTTTATTACATAACATACAATTATTCCAAAGATACGAATAACCGTCCCATTCAGTCACATATTTATTTGGATTACTACAATATTTACATATACATTCGTAATCTAAATTTCCTCTACAATATTTATCATTTTGTATTCTTATTGGAATAGGAAGTTTATTGTGTAGTTTAAGGTTTTCGTAATCCATTAAAATAATATAATAAATTGTTTTTATATTATTTTATATAAAAATCGGCGTTTGAAATGTTAAAAGGTGTAAAATATAATAAATATTGAAACTCAACAAATATTAAGTAATATTTAAAATATAATAAATATTGAAACTCAACAAATATTAAGTAATATTTAAAATATAATAAATATATTATGGAACCACCTGATCCTTTTTATCAAGATATTACAACACAAGTTGAAACTATTATTAATAGTAAAGGATATACAATTGTTATTGCCGAGGCAGATGCGGATCAATCACATTTACGTATTAATATAATGGAGGGAGATGAAGAATTAGGCACAATAAGAATAATAAAAACAACAGGAATTATTTTAGATGATCAAGCAACAAGAAAAGTTATGAAAGAAATGTTTGATGATGATACAACTGAAGTATTTAGTGTGCAATGGTTAGAAACTAATCCAAATTATGCAGGTCAAGGTTTAGGACAATTATTATTAATTTATGCTATATGTTATATCAAAAATATTTTTGCAAATGTTAAATATGTTATTCTTGATGATGATAGTAATAATTCTATGATAATTGGAAAAAATATATATGATTCTGTTGGGTTTGGATTTAGAGGTGTAATAAAATTAGATATGGCATCATCTAAGCGATCTGACAAAGGAAACCAATTAATTTTAGATGGTCCAGAAAAACAATTGCTATTTGATGATCCGGAAGTTAAAAGACGTATGTCAGCAATTGTTGATAAACATATGCGTAGATTAGGTGGCTCAAGAAAAAGAAAATATAAATATACAAAAAGAAGAAAATATAAATATACAAAAAAAGGAAAATGTAAATATACAAAAAAAAAATGTAAATATACAAAAAGAAAATATAAATAAAACAAAATTTAAATACTTATAATAATATAATATTATAAGTATGTCTGAATGTAATAATCCAACACATCCATGTGCTAATTTACGTAGAAATAATAAAAATGGTGCCGCAGTAATTGTAATACAAAATGGAATTGATATTTTATTAGGATTTGAACGTGCCGGACAATATGAAAACTCTTATAATTTTTTTGCAGGAGGACAAAACCCAGAAGATAATGGATGTTTTTTAGAAACGGCTTATCGTGAATTATATGAAGAATCTGGATGGGAACTTACATTTGAAGAATTTATAAATATAATTACATGTCAAAGTAATGATCAACTAATAATATTACCAACTAATAATGGTGCTGCTGTTTTTGTAGCTATGTTACAATTTATAGATGTTAATTATTTAAATAATAATATTGCAACTCGTAATGCAAATACTAAATTACCCTGGAGTATGCGTGAAATGGATCATGTAGCATTATATCCATTAGTAGGAAATCCGAATATGAGGGTATCTAGTTGGGTTACAAGCTTACTACCTATAATTAAAACATTTGCAGATAATAATCAGGATTGCACAATTATGAATGCTGATTTGCAGGCTAATTCAAATGTAGATCCTTTAGATCCTTCAGCAATTATAAATCATGCAATTATAAATCCTTCTGCAACTGTAAATCTACCGGATAATAATATAATAACACATAATATTACTAGGAATAAATTACATTCAAAACAAATATCAACAAATCCTATAAATCCAAATCCTATAAATCCTATAAATCCAAATCCTACAAATCCTATAAATCCTACTAATCCTACTAATCCTATAAATCCAAATCCTACAAATTCAAATCATACAAATCCACAAAAACAAATAAATAATATACCTATTCCAAATGCAATATCAATTACTATAAATACTAGTGTTCCAGGTAATCAAATACTTAAATATAACCCTAATATGACAATACCAGATGTAGATAGTGATACTATTTATTTTAATCCGTTAATTGCTTTAAATAAGTCTGTTATAGATAAGGTTCCTGAAAGCGTTAGAGTTCTTGAATTTTTTAATAAAGGTTTATTTCAGTCACTATTAAACGCTCACGGAAATCATAAGGAAATAACACTTGAAACGGCTAAAAATAATAAAATTATTGATAATAATATTCAAATTACGTTAGATATGTTATTTCCGCCAAATAAAATATTATATATTAAAGGAGAACCATATGTAATTGCTGACGTTCAGTGGTCAAAAGGTAATTGGAAAATTGATAGAAAAATTACAGATACAGATATAAAACAGGTTGATATTAATAAAATTGCAAATCCATTAGAATATAATAATATAATAAAGGGCGAAATAATATCTGGTAATAATCAATTAAAACAACTGACTGAAAATTTAATATATGGATCTAATTTTGATAAAATAAAAGATCCCTCTTCAGCTGATCGCGAAATAAAAAAGGCAGCTGAGGCAAAAAAAAAGAAAGAAGAAGATGAAGAAAAAAAGAAAAAGGAAGATGAAGAAGAAAAACTTAAAATGGATAATGAAGCAGCAAAAAGAAAAAAGGATGCAGAAGATTTAAAAAAAATACAAACAATTGCAAACCCTCTTTTAACCATTACATATCCAACTTTAACAAATCCTGCTCCACAAAAACCTATTTTAACCATTACAAATCCTGCTCCACAAAAACCTACTTTAACCATTACAAATCCTGCTCCTTCAGTTCCTGTACCAACAAATTTAGTTCCTGCTCCAATAGATTTAATACCTAATACACCTGAAGTGTTAGAAAATTTACAAATGTCCCCAGAATTTAAACCTGTATTAACTATATCAAAAAATTCTACAAAAATTTTAAGAGATTATTTTCTAAATGATCAATTTTATATAATGGTAAACACAATATTTCAATACATGGAAGATGCTCAAAAAACATTTATTCAAAATATATTTAAAAATCAAACACATATAGCTATTAAACAAACAAATAATATTAGTAAATTTGCATATATTTTTACAATTACTGGTGCAAAAACAGTTAGTACATCTGGACAAAAAAGAAATAAAATATTTACCGATGGCTTAAGGGTGATTGAAAACGCCGGTGGCGGTAATTGTTTATTTATAGCTGTTGCGGATGCTATAAATTATTATAACTATAATAATACTATAATTGATAATAAAATATTACATGGCATTTATGGTAATGGTAATAATATATTTACACAAAAAATTTTAAGAACTATTATATCATCAAATATTATAACAATATTTAATAATGATCCAACCAGATTACAAGAAGTTGGGCAAATAAACACCAATAATTTAAATACATTATTTGAAACAGCAATACGTGAATCATCGTCTTCTATGGGCGTTGATGCTATTACGCGGGATTATTATAATACTACTATGATGAATTTGTATAGTCAAACACCAAACTTTTTTGTTACATTTTATAAAAATATAGATAAAAGTAATTATTATAGACCTTTTAAATTAATATTAAATGTGGATGAAATAAAAGAGTATATTGAAAGTAATTATTATTGGGCAGATGGGGACACTATTTCTATACTTAATAAAGCTCTAAAACTAAATATAATTGTTATAAGTAAAGAAAATGATAAAATTTCAATCCCATTTCCAAGCATAAAGTCAAATGATTACAACGAGTGGACTAAATATTTATTTTTATATAATGAAGATATGCACTACGAATTAATTACGATTGATTTTATGCATAAAGTCATAAAAAAAGATAGTAGTAATAAACCCATAAGTATAAGTGATATAAAAATAAAAAAAACTATATTTAATAGAATTGATAATATAATTCCGCCATTATATATTATTTTTTTAATATTTGCCGCATTTTATATAAAATTAGCCCCAAATGATAAAAACCTAGTAGTATTATTTACTAATTATTTGCTTTCAATAAATAATAGTTTTAAAAAAATTAATGAAATTATACAAAATAATGAAGCAGATCATGACAATTGTTTAATTTTTATGAATATTTTTGACAAATATTTTGGACATCCAGATATGGCACTTTTATTAGGAGGTGCCAATAGGTCAAAGTCAGGTGCTTTAAAAAGTGTAGAAAATTCGGATAATATAAAAATAAGTTTTCATATAACAATTGACATGGAATTGCAAAAGGGTAAAACGTTATCAACTAAACAAATGAGTAATATAAAATGTATTAAGGGATGGAATAAAGTAAGAAAATCTTTTGCGGATTTTACTGGGAAAAAATATGTTATACCACCAGTTTATGATAATTTAAGTGATAAATATAATAAAAAAGACACAAAAAAAATACATGAAATCCCGAGTATGAATAAAACAAAAAAAATACATGAAACATCAACAGATATAAATAAAGCACACGAATCAAATGAAACAAAAAAAAGGCATATTACTGGTGGTAGAAGAAGAACAATTAAACGTTTTTAATTTATTTGTCATAATTATATTTTTGAAAATCAAATTTTGAAAACATTTCTTTTTGATGCTTGCGTTGTTTATCTCTTTTTGCTTTTTCTAAAAGAGCTATAGCATCAGCTAATTCAGTTTCGGAAACATCCCCATCTTGATTTGTGTCTATTAATTTATCAAGAACTCTATAATTATGTGGAACAATACACATGTGGCTTTCTTCATTAAATAAATGTTCGGATAAAATTGTAAATATAGCAGTTAATCCAAGCGCGGCATAAATATCACGAGTACCCATCCATGCCATGGCAAAAACAAGTAATTGTTTACTAACAGTATATTTCATGTATTCTTCGGTTGACTTGCTAAATTGTATAGTAATAAATTTAGAGCCAACGTTAAGTAGAATCATAATCATTCCTGCAAAAAATTTGCTATTATTTAAATACATAATATGGTGATTAATGTAACTTAAAACATTAAATATTAAATTATTTCCGCCGCCATGAATATTATTGTTTTTATCTGAAATAATTTTAATATTTTTCTTAGTCATATATTTAAATAATATAAAATTTTTCTCTCTTAATATAATCCAAATCTTCTAAAAAAATTATGCAATTTATTTTTATGATTACTATAAATTCCATCAGTTGTAAGTCGCGCGTGTCTTAAATAAGGTCTATATGTTTCACGAATATTTGGTGTAAAATTTTCTTTTTTATTACTATTATTATTACATTTACATTTACAATTATAATAAATATAATATAACAAAAAACAAATTATTATTGTAGGTATAATTCTAATTAATTTACAACCTCCGGGTGTTACAATTAAATATGGGAAACTCATTTTATAATATATAAAAATATAATATAAAAAGGTATTTAAAAAGGTGAAAAACTACCTAAAAATGTGGAACCTTCACCTTCATACGGCGATATAGAATCAGCATTTCGTGATAACTGATTTACTGGTATAGAATTTGATTGTTTACCTCTTTTAATGCTATTTTCTAATCCTAAAATATCAAATCCTTCTGTTGGTTTTGAAGAAGAAGAAGAAGAAGAAGAAGTATTATTATTGGAAGCATCTGAAATTTGTTTTTGGATCATCGCTTTAAGCATATCTTTATTTACAGTTACAGTTGAACTTGAAGCGTCAGTTGTTGAATTAGAACTAGCATCAGTATCAGTTGAAGAAGATGATGATGAATTATTTGAATTACCAAATCCTTCATAAAACATATTACCATTAAACATGTTATTGCCATTAAACATGATTATAATAAATAAAACGCCCACAACTCCTAGTATCTTATGACAATAACTTAGATATAATATAAATATAATTAAAATACTTCTTCCTAAAGCAGAATCAATCAAAAAATTAAATATTCTTGATTGTGAAATAGCTATAACAAGTAATAAAAGAACAGCAGCCCCGACATTATTTTTACTAATTAGCTTAAAGTTCATATATAAATATTCAATATAATTTTTTTAATTTATTTAATAAATTACATAATCATTTATTAAATAAATAAATTTCAGTCTATTTAATAAATTATTATCTAAATTTTTATTAAGAATGTCTTTGGCTATGTATGCTGCTCCATTTGATAATGACACATCAGAATATAAAAATAATGATAATGATAATATTATTAATAAAAAAAGGCAAACACATAATAAAACACAAAAAAAATATCCTAAAGAGGACTTTGATCAACAAAAGGTAAATTCAGTATTAGAAAAGATTCATAATAATTCAGATGAAGAAGATACTCTAGCAAATTTTTCGCCTCCGCCTAAACCAGAATCATCCGGAGTTTTTAAAACAAATGCAACTGAAGAAATGCATAATATGACTAATCATAATAATCAAAATATGTATAGAACATTAGGCAAATCCCCGTCGCCAAATTCAGAAAATAATGATGATTTAGATTTAAATAATTTTGATACGAACTATGCTGATAATAATTCAGCCGAAAACTATTATAAAAAATTTATTCCTGGATATAATCCCGGAAATAATCCCGGAAATAATTCCGGAAATAATAATAAAAATATTCATAATAGACAATATTATGCTAATAATCAAAATACAAATATGAATGATAGTTCAAATGATATATTATTGAAAAAATTAAATTACATGATAAATCTACTTGAAGAACAGCAAGACGAGAGAACAGAAAATGTAACTGAAGAAGTTGTTTTATATTCATTTTTAGGAATATTCATTATTTTTGTAGTAGACTCTTTTGCAAGAGTAGGAAAATATGTTAGGTAGTGTCATATTTATATTATTAATTAATAATATTATTTTAACTACTTAAAACCATGTTATTATATATTTATAATATTATGAGCCAATTCAATATGAATCAATTTATTATGCCACAATATATTATTGTTCACTGTAAGCATGATGGGTGTTATAATCCTTTGTTGTATGAAGATGAAAATCCTCAAATTAAAAAAATGCCCATCCAATTAAATCCACCGAAAATTTTTCTATTTGATAACAAGCCTGAGGCAAAGGAATTTTTTACGGATTATATTAATGATGTGGACGTTTTAGATGAAAGATGCAAACATAATGAGGATATTGATCATATTGATAATTGCACTTGCGGAATTATTCAATTAGATGAAGATGACGGACAGCCAATTTTATATTATAATGCAAAGAATCAAATTTTTCTTCTAGAGCCATCCGCTCAAGTTTTTGCACCTACACATGATTTAAAGATTGAAATGGTTAATTTAAACTTGATCAATTCTTTAGTGCGGAAAAGCAGAACTTTAAGAAAGGAACAACAAAAAAGATATGTTGAACTTGGTAAAAGATGCGAAGATTGTTTAAGTAAATAAAAAAATAAATATATAAAAATATATAAAAATATATAAAAAAATATAAAATATATTATAAATATATAATGGCCGGTGTAGAAGAGTGGGCAGAATTAACAAATGCGATACGAAGTTCTATTGTTCGACAGGTAAAACTTACTCTTTTAAGCAGATATAATAATAATAGAATTAATAGTGGACTAGCTGATGAAATCTCAAATGCCGTTATTGAATCATCGCCTTCTCAAGCATATGAAAATTTTAGCGAGCAATTAGCACCACTTTTATCAAGAGACGAATTTTTAAACTTGTTTGAAATGGAAATTGCAAGGCAAGAAATGGCCAGAGCACAAACTGCACGTGGGGACGCGCGCAGTAATCAACTTATGGATAATGGACATGGAGGAAGAAGAAGAAAAAGTAGAAAAGGCAGAAAAGGCAGAAAAAGTAGAAAAGGCAGAAAAAGTAGGAAAAGTAGAAAATAAAAATCAATTAATAATTAAAACCTTTTCTGGGTTAAAAGTATGATAAGCAAAATTATAAAAAAAATAGGCAGTTGGGCTTATTATTAAGGGGTGCGTTTTTAAAAGTAAATTATTTATTATTATATTATTATGCGAAATATTTTCAATTGCTGAAAATCCAAAATTATTTATTTCTGCAATTTTCCAAAAACTTATTTTAAATCCATGAATAAATAATTCATCTGAATCACAATCATTTATGGAAGCAAAACAACTAAGAACTTCTAGCCCTTTTTCAATAAATGTGCAAGATTTTCTAAAAAAATAAGCACATATTATTTTATTATTAATTAAAATAGTATAAATAAAAATATTCTTGGTCTTTATTAGTTCAATAATATTTGAAATATCCGAATTTATAACAATATCAAAATTATTATTATTTTCCTTTATAAAATCTAATAAAAAATGGAAATTTTGTGGAGTTATTTCTAATAATACATATTCTGGGTGTAAATCATCCGGTTTTGTCCACTTCTTTACATGAAACCCATATGTAGAATAAACACATAACGGCACAATTCCTGTTAGTTCTTCTTCTCTCTTAAAGAGAGAAACGGTGATTGATTTATTAACATAACTTTGATTATAATAATGAGTTTGTATAATTTGTTGGGCTATTCCTTTTTTCCTATAAGATTTATCTATGCATAAATAATCTATATAATATGCGTCAAATTTATTAGTGCTAGTAGTTTCATTATCTTTATTCGCATTATCATTATTCACATTATCATGTTTATTAATAGATATATGTAATGGTCTGCCTGTTATGACTCCTATTATTTGTTTGTCTTTTATTATAGTGCCTTTTTTTAAGTCATGTAAAAGATTATCTTCTGTATAAAAAGAAAAAAATGATTTTGCATTATGACTAGTAAAATAAGGAATTATATTTTCCTTTTTTGGTAAATATACGTTTTCTTTATTGCGTAAATAATTTGTTTTTATAAAATTAATAAATTTATTTATTTTTAATTCACTTAATTCATCATAAACCGTTGTTTCAATATTTTTAAAATTAGTATACTTATTTTTTTCGGGAAGATTGTGATTTATTATACCAGGAGGCCAAATCATATAAGATAAATTGTAGACATGAAATACCGGTTGTAAAGCCCAAAAACCAAATTTAACTCTTATATAACCCATTACAAAAAGTATGATTAGAGAGAAAATTAATAATATATATAATATCATACTAATAAGATTATATATTTTATTATTGTGGTTTAACCAGTATGTATAAATATTGATACTCATAAGCGCAATTAATTAAATCAATTTTTCCTTGTATTAAAAATCCAGCATCCTGCGCCATATTTATTATGTCATTTTCTGAATTCATGTATAATGTATGTTCTTGTTTCCTTACTTTCCCATTATTAAATTTAAATTTTTCGTGAAAGGTTGCTTTATCATTAAATGAATCTAAATCAAAATTAGATGAATATACAAAATCATTAAATGTAATTTTTGTTTTTGTAATACGTTCTTTAGAATATTTTTGAGGGGAAACGATATACAAAGGATTCCCTGGTGGAAGAATTGGATCAAATTTATCACGGTTTACTACATGCACAATTAATGTTCCGCCAGGCATTAACCAATCCATGCAATTATTAAAAAACTTTTGCTTATTTTCAAAATAATAAATAGTAAAATATAAGCACAGAATATGTGTAAATTGATTAGTTATAAATTGGGTGTTATCTAAAACATCTCCGATTTTAAATTTATATTCAGGATAATTTTCTTGTGCTTTTGAAATCATAAAAGGAGAAATATCTACACCAATTACATTTAAATTTTTTTGTGATAATTTATCAACATGGTGTCCTGTTCCACATCCAACATCCAAAATAATACTTTTAGTTGTTGGAGTTGTTTTACTAATTATTTCGCCTACTTCATAATCATCTTTAAGATTATTAAAAACTAAATAATCATAAATATTAGCATAAAATTTATCATAAATAGCGGTTCCTTGTTTAAATAAAAAATTGTCATTTTGTGAATATCCTTCTTTATTTGTAGACTCGTTTATTGATTTAAAAAATACAATCAGAATTAATAATATGGAGACAAATAATAAAATTTTACCAAAATTAGATAATTTATTATAAATATTTGAAATTGATTTAATTGAATTTAATTTCATTTATATGTATTGTTGTTATTTTTTTTGTATGAATTTGTATTATATGGTTGAAACCGAAATTAATGATATAAGAGAACAAAAATTGTTTAAAGGAATTTCATTTTCTAAATTTAAAAAAAGCGATGTTAGAAAAGAATTACTAAATAATCTTATTAATTCGAAAATAGAACCTGCATGTTATTGGAGTGCTGAATTAATATGTGCTGGTCATTATAGTGAATTATGGGAAATAATTTTATTTTTTTACAGTAAATATATCCATTTAGGAAATCCTAAACTGTCTATTTATTTAGATTTAAGAATAAAAAATTTTAAGGAAATAATTTTGGGTGGATATGTTGGAAATGAATTAAAAATGAGAAATAATGAAAAGGTTCGCAAACTATTTTGTGAGATTATGTGTGTTTTATGTGATGCCAAAAGAAAACATAGTTTAGATGATATTAAAATACAAAAAACTGATTTTGATATGGTTTTATTGACTGATAGATTGAAAGCTCCAAATATTCAATATGCTCAGGATATTTTCTTAAATGATGACCCAAAAGAATTATTTATATCTATAAATGAGTTAGCATATAATATTTCTACTAAAAATGTGATGAATTCGTGTTATTGGGTAGAATGGATAATAGATTTTGAATTATTATGCAAATCAAAAAAGGAAAAATGTAAATGTGAAAGAAGAAGTCAAATACCGGTTGATGGTAAATTTCAAATGGATGTAATATGGATAATTTGGGATTTATTTTTAAATGAATCAAAAAAACATAGTGAAATTATTCAAAAAGTAATTAAATCTTTATTAAATTTATTTACATTAAAATATACTGGTGGATGTAATAAAAAAAGAAAATTCATTTTATTTTTTGTGATTTCTCTTTTATGTGAAAAAATCAATTTTGAAGAAGAAATTATTAGAGATAGTCAAAAAATAGTATTATCTAATATTATTAAAAAAATAGATTCAATATATAAACAAATTAAAAAAAACGAAGAATCACCGGGAACAGAGTATTTATTTAAGGATGTAAAGTCAGCAAATTTAGAAAAAACAATTGAAAAATTGGATAAGATGAACTCATTTGGAGAGACATTTATTCCTCGTGTTTAAATATACATTTTTTCATGAATATTAATAATTAATAATATTAATTAATATTATTATTTAGTAAATAGTATTTGCTGCTATATTTTGCTATACATTTTATTATATTTTGCTATACTTTTTAAAAAGTATAATATATATATAAATATGGTAAAAACATTTAGAAGAAAAATAAAGAGAAGCATTAGTAAATCTTTTCGTAAAAAAAACTCTTCTTTTGAAAAGGAAATAACCGTTATATTTTTAGAAATGCTAATGATGATTAAATTGTTTCACTGGAAAACTCATAGTTTTGCAACACATAAAGCAACCGATGAATTATATGAGTCATTAAATGGAAATATAGATAAATTTATTGAAGTTCTTTTGGGTAAAACCGGATCTAGAATAGATTTAATGGGACATAAAACAATTTCACTAATAGATTTAAATTCTCAAGAAGAATTAAAATCAAGAATAGAATACTTTAAAGGTTATTTAGTTGGACTAACTAATAATAAAGGGCTTGGTTCAATGACAAATACCGATTTATTAAATATTCGAGATGAAATATTAGGGGATATGAATAAATTTTTATATTTATTAACTTTTAAATAAAATGTTTAGGTTTCTTTTTTTTTGCTACACCAGTTGTCTCATTATAAATTTCAAATATTGTGTCATCCTCTAAACTAACTGGACGTGCTCCATTAGGGTTTTCTAATCTTTTATTTTTAAAAGCCCAAATGCGCATACAATCAATATTATCTTGGTGGCATGTTGGACACATAAGCTCACCATTATTTTCTTCACAAAGATTGTTTAAACAATCATTATGAAATAAATGATCACAATTTGTTTTATATATAGCTTTATCAGGTGTATCATAAAATTTATTATTACACAATACACAAATCTCATTACGATCTGCATCAGCATATGTTACCCAAGGTCTACCGCCTTTTTGTTTTTTTATATATTTCTTTTTTCTTGATATTTTTGTCTTGTTTTTTCTGGAATATTTCCTTTTTCTGGAATATTTTTTAAACATTCAATATATATTCAATATATATTAAATATATTTTATTTAATTTATAAAATATCATTTTTATCATAATAAATAACAGCTGTTGCTAAAAACGCAAATATAATATTTGGAATATAATGATACATATTTTCATAAGTTGAATCTTGATTTGTTCCTAAAAAATGATCAATTGCATCTGGTCCAAAATTAGTGCTTAGGTCTCCTTTGTCGCCTAAATGATGATTAGGATGATTTCCAATATGAAAAATAGAGTAGTTAATATTATGAACACTAATATAAATTAAACCATAATACACAATAAAAATAGGTGGAAATAATTCATAATTTAAAAGTATTTGTAAATAATATAAAATCAAAAAAATGCCAACATCCACAAATATTGCCTCAATAATAAAAGAAATAATTTTACCATTTTTAGTAGAATTTTGTTCAATATTATGATGGAATGCTAAATGTGGATTTATACTTTCAGGTAATATATGAAGCAATACATGTATAAAATAAGAATAATACATTAATCCTAGTATTAAAAATAATGAATAAAATGGCGAAATAGTTTTATATGTTAATATAACTCCAAAAAGTATTATAATAACTGAACAGGCAAAATGATTATATAAAAAATCTGGGAATTTTTGTTTATTAAAAAAACTCAAATTTAAATGCATTTATATAATAATTTGATACATTTTATTTATGTATTTTACTAAACTTTTCTAGTCAAAATAAGTTATTTTATAAAATTTTAATATTGACAAAATAATAATTTTATTTATTATAATTGTATTTCCCATATTTATTAGGATTTCTTCTACATCTTTATTTTTTGGTCTATATATTATCGTATTTCCAAATAATTCAGAAGAATTATTAAATAAATCATTTTCTTCTAATTGAGTTGCCATACATCTGCCAATATAATAAAATAAAAATTTGATCAGACTCATTATAATAAGCAAAAATGTTAGTATTTTCATATCATTTGAAATTAGCGAGATGATTAAAACAGTATATGTAAATAAACTATGTATTAAAATCCATATTATATTTTTTATATAATTTATATAATTTGAATTATCGACCATTTATAATATTTTAATAAAAAAAAACAGGTAATTAAATTAAAATACAAAATTAATATATTTATTTTAATTATAATGAGTAATAATATTTCGGATAAAATAACAGATACACTATCAGCAACAAATGAAATTAAATTACCATCATCTTTACCATCGCTAGATGCAGATGCATATGATACTAGTGAAGGTTTTTTTTCATCTTTTGGTGATGGTATAAAAAATATTAGCTTAACAACCTGGCTTTTAATTATATTAATTTTAGCTTTTTTAGGATTTAATATTTTTGTTTATTTAGCAAAAGGTACAAAAGAGTTTACCGGTTTTTTTGCTCCAATAATTAATAAAGTCACAAGTATTTTTGGAAGTGTTACTGGACAAGTAGTTGATGTTTCTGCTGAGGGCGCCAAGGCAGTTGTTGGAACATCTGCTGATGTTGTTAATACTAGCTTAAGTTCTGTTCAAAATGCTATTCCAAGCCATTCTGATCCCCAACCTAAAGTTGCACCATCTAAGTCTTCAGGTCAAGATATTAATACCACATTTCCTCACGGGGATGTAGCAAATGCAAATACAGTTAATAAAGCGATTAATTCTTCAACCGCTCAAAAACAACAACAAGATGGGGAAGATTATCAGGCAGATGAATCATCAAGTAGTATTCAAATGGGTGCACCAAAAGCTGGGTGGTGCTATATTGGCGAAGACCGAGGATTTAGAACATGTGCTGAGGTAGGCGTAAATGATACATGCATGTCTGGAAATATTTTTCCTAGCCAACAAATATGCGTGAACCCTAACTTAAGAGCATAAATTATTTTTTATAATATATTTTATATATTTTATATATTTTATATTTAATATATTTTATAAAATATATTAAACATTAATTAATAATAAATATAAATGTTTTTAACAAGAAATGCTATTAATATTAATAATATGCGAAAATATTACCGTTATTCACATGAACGAAGTAGTCTATTAGACCTATTACATCGCCAAAAAACTATTGGTTATTTAAAAAAAACTCCAGATATTATTTTATTGGATATTTTTAAAACAAAAACGGTGCTTAATTTATTTGGTGAAAAAAAAATAGTTGACCATGCATCACTAGAAATACACACATTTTCTGAAGAAAAAAATAGGCATGTAGCAAATGTTGTATATTATCCCGAACTTTTAGAAAAATTAACTTCGAAAACTAGTATCAATCAAGTTGTTATAAATAAATGTTATAATATGGATTGCAATAATATTAAATTATTAAATTCAACAATTATTGGTAGTTGGAAGCCATATAATTTATATATTGCACCAAATTGTGGTATCAATAATAATATTTTAAATGATTGCCCACAATTTGATGATATTTATAATATACGTTCTGAACCAGATTTTAAAAGGCAACAAATTAAGCAGATAATTGCACAGTTTTAAGTTAGAAATCCAATAATAACAACTCCTGGCGCACCTGTTCCACCATTACCTTCATTATCATTTTCACCACCATTAGTAATTCCACCACCAGCGCCTGAACCATATGAAGTAACACTAGGGGTTTCACCATTTTTACCTGAATATGAACCTCCCAATCCTCCTATTCCAATATTACCAGCAGATCCAGAATTTATAGTAGAATTATTACCACCACCACCACCACCAAAAGAATAAGTTTGATTTAAAAGAATAATTGGACTTGGTGATAATGAAAATCCATTTTGTGTTTTAGTATTACCTATCCCACCATCACCGCCATTATAACTAGTTGTAATCCCAGAACTAGAACTAGAACTAGTTCCTTGTGATCCTCCTAAATATCCTCCATAATATCTTTCTCCGCCTCCACCGCCAGTTGATGATATAGTATTTATATTAAATGATGATAAACCTCCAGGTCCTCCAGGATTGTTACCATTACCACTATAACCACCTAGTCCAATAGTAATATTATAAGTATTTGATATTATTGAATAATTATTTAAAACTCCAATACCTCCAGATCCACCGCCACCACCTCCGCCACCACCTCCGCCTCCAACTGCTAAAATACTTATATTTGTCGAATAATACATAGTTATAGTTCCACTTGTTAAAAAGGAAATATAAGTATAAGGAGTTGCTATAGTTGTAGTTGTAGTTCCAGTTGTTGCATATTGAGTAGCAAGAATTTGAACTGTATTTGATTGTGGAGATTCATATCCATTATTGGTATCAGCCGTAATATAAAATGTATTTTGACCAGATATTAAATTAATTGTTGCATTATTAGTAGGATATGAAACATTTAGAATACTATTTCCATTTTGATATACTTTATAATAATTAATACATGTATTATCAATAAAATCCCAATATAAATTTATTTGATTAACTATAGAAGTTGTTGCATACGTTAAACCTGTTGGAGCATTAATTGTAACATTTGTTTCTATACTATTAGAAAATGCAGATTCAATTGTTGAGCTTAATGAAGTAACATTAAATACATTTGTTCCGCATAAATTATTAATTGTTACAGTATTAGTAGGAAATAAAATATTTTGAATAACACGTCCATTTTGATAAACATTAAAACTTGAAATAGGTAAACATGTATTATTTATAAATGTCCATGATAATGTTACTGAATTATTATTAGATGAATCTAATATCAAATAAGGTGCGACAGGTTGTTCCGCACTAATAAAATCTTTATAACCCTGTGGCCATTTATTTCCACTATTATTCATAGTGTATCTTTGTCTGGGATACCATGTTTGCATGCCATCATTCCAACATAAATCTTGAATTGTGCCAGGAACGTCAGAATCACTCGTTGGATTGCATAGTTTTTGAGAAATAGTGTGTTTAATGATTTCTTTTGTGCAAGGTTGAACAACAGTATTACAAATAAGATTGCCTCCATCTTCAACTTCAGTTGTTGGGCATCCAAATGGATTAGAAGATTTACTAAAGGTATTATTAGATAAATCAAGTATAGAATAGTTAACTCGTAATAAACTAGTTGTATTAGGATTGGAATATGTATCGGATTGAGTTGCCCATGTTTTAGTTCTATTAGTCCACATTCCTTTGGCGATTTGTGTGTATCTTTGATTTTTAGTTAAACTAGAGCTATTTTTTTTATATTGAAGAACATTTCCTTTTACTAACATTTGTTTTTCATAATCATATTGGCTAAGTGACATAAATTGCTTATTTAAAGGAACATAAACAGGGATATAACTACTAGAAATATCATATGTGCATAGATTTTGAACTCTACTCCAAACTCTTGCTGGGTTTGGATTATATATCAACGAAAAATTAGACATTATATATTAATTAATTATTAATAAAATTAATTAATATTTTAAAATACTTTTTTAACTCTTTTGCATGGTTTAAGAAGAGCTAGAGCTAGAAGAAGGGGCAGAGCTTGGAGGAGCACCAGGATTAAACATGTCCCCTGCTCCAGCAAAGAACCATCTTAATGATAAATAATTAGGATCTTTAACACTCATTCCACCTGAACTAACCGTTTTAGTATTAGGCCCACTTTTAGCTAGATTTTGTATTTCAGATGTTCCTAAAGCATAATTATAATACCATAAATTAGAAATATTTCCATCAAATCCTCCATTCATCGCTACATAAACATCCCCATAATTTTGCTTAGGAATACCAAGTAACTGAATACTTCTTGTAATAGTTCCATTTACGTACACATCAAATGTTGTATTTTTACATCTAATAACAATATTTATCCATTTATTCATAGGTATATCAGGAATAACGATTTCTTCATTTATAACATCATATGTGTTCATCATAACAATAAGAGAATTCGTATTTGGCGCGATGTATAATCCGGGAGCATTATTAGGAAAATTTAATCCAGTTGATTCTAAATTACTATTTCCTTTATAAAAAATATGTTTATATTGGCCTTGAAGATATTGCATATTTTCAATATATATCCATACAGACCAAGTAAATTCAATTCCGCTATCTGCATTATTAGATCTATGAATTGTTTTAACCTTACTATTTCCGCTAGGGTCTTGGGGAAAAACTATCATTTGTTTTGCATCAACCATACCATCTATTAAATGTGGTGAGTCAGAACCACTAAATATCCAAGCAATAAGAGACATGCCTAATCTTAATAAAATTAAAAATCCAAAAATAACAAGTAATATAAATGCTAATTTTGCTACTAAACTACTTGAATTTAAAAAATCGGTTGAGCTAGAATTTCCTGAATTTGTTGAAAAAGAATTATATGATTCACTCATTTATATATTATAAAGAAATAAGAAAAAATAAATTAAAATGTATAACTGTTTGTTGTTGTTCCATTTTGTTGTAAGGAAACTTGGACATCATAGGATCCAAGTAAATTAGATAAAAAGCTACCGCCATATCCTTTTACATAAATATTCCACGCATCCTGTGGATTTAATGAATTTGGGTAGTATTGCAATTTTGAAGTCCAGCCATCAAACCCTCCTTTAGGAGTAACATAAATATCTGCATTATTATTAACGCTTGCTACGCCAGGTAATAGATTTGTTTTTACTAATTTACCATCAATATAAATATCCATGGTTCTTCCATAAACACTTATTATTAAATTAACCCATCTTTGAATAGGAATATTAGATATACTGCACTTATGAATAACTGTTTTTCCTCCAGGAGTTGATGGTTCATCATCTATTCCTGGATAACAACCTAAAGCAATCATTATATTATTTTCAATAGCTCCTAAAACAACCGCTGGGCAAGGATCTAATCCACTTATTCCAGGAATAGAGCCAGAACCTTGAGAGCCAGAACCTTGAGAGCCAGAGCCAGAACCTTGAGAGCCAGAATCAGAGCCTTGAGAGGAACCACTCGGTGAACCCATTCTACCAAAAACAACTTTTGGCTCTCCATAACGGTAATTCCAATCATTAACATAAAACCAAACAGAATAAGCAAAATTACTAGAAGCAACTGACGCATCATTTGTTGCTAAAGAAGAAGCCGTAATAGTAGATAAAGTTTTACCATCTTGTAAACTTTGAAGTGTATTTGGATCATGCACAAGATATCTTAATATCATAAATACTAAAACAAGTACAACAACTGTAAAAACTATACTTAAAGGACTCATCGTATATTATAGATTAAGATATTTTTTCTATTATTTAAAAGTAAGCAATTAATAGTAAAATAAATAAAAATACTAATATTTTATAATAGTTTTATTCATCTCACTAGTTATTGGTAATGTTTTGTCCTTTACCATATTATACATTATATACATTTTTGAAACTGTTAAAGGTTCTTTAAAATATACTACATTACATATTCCCCCATCAACCCCATTATCTGAACCAATCGTTAATGAATCTAATGTCATGTATGGAACTACTTCTATAGCTGATTTAACCAACTCATTATTAAAAAATATATCTAAAGTTCCTCCAGAATAATTAATCACAATATTATTCCATTTTTGTAATAATATGTCAGACTTTTTATAAATAATCCTATTATTATTTTCATCAAAATCTATTAATTTACTATTTTGTTTTGTTAGGCCTTTTTGTTCCATCGTTATCATAAGTGTATTTGTGCTAGCCTTGTAAAGAATATTAGGTTTGTTACCATAATTTAATAATGAAACATATTCATTACTTGAAGCTTTAGTAGGATTTGCATTTATGAATAACCAAAAGGATAACCCATATGTATATTCAAAATCATTTGAGCCATTTAAATCCTCATATGAGGCTAACGTATATAATGAATCTGTATAAACTGGTTTATTAACTAATAATTTACCTCCTTGTAATGTGATTAATCTCATAAAATATGGTAAAAATATATAACCTGCAAGTAATACTATAGATAATACTAATAATATAATTGAACTAGTCGTAGTAGGCGCTGCAGGTTTTGAATCAGCTGCAGCGGCTGCATTTTTTATAGTAGATGCATGTTTCACGATTGAGTCAAGTATTCCAGAAAAAATGCAAGGAATATATAAAATTAAATTAAGAATTAAATTAAAAAAATTATCCTTTTTTGAATTTGCTGCACCAGGTAATTCAACGTGTATTGTTTTGTAAATTAAAGATAAAACAACTAAAACAAGTGATAAATTTAATATAAAACTAATTATTCCGGATTGACCTGATAAGTTTTGCAAATAATATACTAACCAAGCAATTAATAGTCCAGATATAATTATCCCAAGTAATGTTAATAATGATTTTTTAAATGTAGATGCCTTAGATACATTCATCGTTTTATCTGAAATTTCAGGAAATACAGTACTAACTAATCCAACTCCCCAAATAGTGATAATCATTAATAATAATACAATTACTACAACAGATACTTGTTTATTATTTAATAATCCTCCGGGAAATTTATAAATACCAACTGTAATAATTATTAAAAATATAATAAATAAAATACTTCCATAAACAGAAAATTTACTAAAATTATCTAAAAAATTATTTGAACTACTTTTGCTATCAACTGGTTTTATTGTGTCTGGTAATGTTAGCATAATTATTAAATATAACAAAGCAAAAACAGATAATAATATAGTCAATAATAGCGAAGAGCCAAAATATTTTTTAATATATCCACCTGGATCAACCGAATAATAAACAATAAAAATAGTAATAAGACATAAAAATAAAATAATACATTTTATTCTTTCATAATTAATATTAAATTGTTCTATATAATTTGTTGCAGTTCCTTTGTAAAACATAAATGCAGTTAGTAATATGGTTACAGGTGTAATTATAAACCCATACTTATCTAAAAATTTACTGGGAATTGTTAAAAAAAATATAATAAAACAAATAGTATAAATAAATACAAAAATACTTTGTGTAATTTGTTCTAAAAATTTATGAATATTCTCCTTAAAATTCGGTAAAAGAACAAATAATAATGCACCTGCTATTAATAAAAATGTTAAAACAATAAATACATCTGATGTAATTTCATTATTTGTTTTTGCACTAGTAGAAGGTTTTGGCAATGATAAACCCTGGTTAAATAAAAATAATAAAAGAATAATAATTAAAACTACCTGAATAATTCCAAATGGAATTGCTATAGGTGATAATTTTAATTCTGGTAATAAATTTTCTTTTGTATTATCCATAATATATACTTTTTATAATAAAATAAATAAAAAGTATAGCAAAATTATAAAATGTATATAAATTATATGATACTTATACAAAAACTTAAAAGTAGTCGTATTTTTAGTTTATTAGTATATTTTATACTTATTTTAATAGGTTATGAATTATCATGTAAGTTTGTTCCAAAAAGGGAATTAGGTCAATTTTTTTGTAATCATACATTATTTTATATTTTATTTTTAGTTTTAGTTTTTTTTTATTTATCATATTTTTAGTCATATTTTAAATTTATAATTTTGCTATACTTTTCATAATTTCATGAAAAAAGTATATTAGTTAATAAATACAAATAAAAATATATAATTATTTAATAAATGAATACACGACATAGAAGAAAAAAAACACATAAAGTTACAAAAAAAGCATATATTAATAAGTTAAAAATACATTATCCATCTTGTAAATATGATGGATCTTTAAATAATCCATCTTTAACAAAATATGCGGAACATAAAATCACATATGGTGAAATGGATTATGAAGGTTTAGAAAAATTATATGCAAAGGTTCAATTACTTAACTCAAAAATAGATACATTTATCGATATTGGCTCTGGACGTGGTAAGTTATGTTTATTTATGGCAAGTATTGGGAAAATAAAAAAATCAATCGGAATTGAATTAGTAAAAGAAAGGATTGATGATGCCTTAGAATTACAACAAAAATTACCAGTTGAATACTCAAATAAAGTTTCGTTTATTAATTCAAATATTTTTGATATTCAAATCAAAACAATTATTAGCACTAATTCTCAGGTTTTTGTATGGTTTAGCAATTTATGTTTTGAACAATCTACCACAGATAAAATTTTTAAGAAAATAACTGAAGAATTACCATCTAATAGCATAGTATGTTGCTCAAAAAAAATATTAAATGACATTCCTAAATTAATATTTGTTGAATCTTTACCTATTGAAATGTCCTGGGATAAAGGCAGTAGTGTTTTTATTTATAAAATTTTATAAAAACATTTCAATTAATTCCTTCATTATATTTTTTATATAATTATCCGTTTTTGCAATCTTTAATATTCGCTCAAGATTTTGTTTAATAATTGTATTGGTATATATATTATTATCAGTAAGTGTTATCATATTATGAGCTGTCAGCTTTTGTTCAAATAAATTAGTTAAATCTAATCTAATTTTATTAAATATAATATTTTTTGCTTCTTTTTCCCATTTTTCATTTTTATAAACAAACCATGTTACCGTTCTTATTTTTGTGATTGTTGTTTTATACATATCCTTAAAAATTTTATGGAATTCACATGCGACTTCATATTCGTTAGCTTTTATTGTTATTTGTTCTACAGGTATGGGATTGTCAAAATTTGTTGTCATTACTTAAATAGTTAAATAAATTAGGTTTAAATTATTTTTAGAATAATTCTAATAATAATTATTTTTTATATTACATATTTTCCATCGCCGTTTTTTTTCCATGACAATTTCTACATAAAGCAACTAAATTTTGGATATCATTTCCGCCGCCATATTCTAATCTGGTTTTATGGTCAATTTCAAATGTATGATCTAAACGGTTATCGCAATCGCCACATTTCCAATCTTGCTGAGACGCAACATATTTCTTTTTTGTTTCACTAACTGACCGTTTCGTGCCAGTTTTTCCAGAATTTAACATTTTTTTTTCAATATTATTGAATTGTGCTGGATTAATATCATTTAAGGTTTCCATAAAACTGCCCTCTTCATTTTTTGAAGTAAAATCAAAAATTGGCGTGATCATATCCATAGTTGATTTATCTATAGGCATATATTTTACCATATTATTAGCATAAAGTAATAAATTGCGACCTTGAGCAGGGTTTTTTTTTAAAAGTAGGTAAACGCTTACACCAATAATAGCATAAAATATCATTTGATAATATTTTTTAAATGTTAGTAACATTTTTAGATATTTGCCATCATTATATGCATTATAAATAAAAAATGCAGTAATGCCTAATATAAAAAATTCTAATCGCATTTATTATATAAATTATATATTTATTATATATAATTTATATTATTTATTTTAATATTACTATTCCAATTAATGATAATCCGATTAATATAAATGGAAATAAAACTAAAAACCAAGAAAGTGATTTATAGCCTTTTTTGCATAACCAGCCCAAAATAATTGACCATATAAATGCAAATATTAATTTAGTAGAAATAACTAAAATAGAAACTCGGTGAAATATTAAAATTATACAACTAAATACAGCAAGAGTAAAATATATTTTTGCTGGGGTGCAAAGTTTATTAAAATCTATGTCCATTTATATAACTATATAATATTTTATTTTTTATTTTTTAAAAATTGGATTTATAAAATTTAAAATATTATTTTCAATTGTTTTTAATTTACTAGATTTATTTTTTTTTGTTTTTGACGATTTTGACGATTTATTTTTATGTGTTTTTTGACTAGAATTTAATTCATATGTTTGTCCTGTTACGCCCTGGTTTTTTATGCTTTTTTTTACATCTGACGTTATTTTTAAACTATACAAATTATTATTTTTATTATTTATTGAATTAAATAATTTATTTAAATTTTTTAGTTCTTTTGATAATTCTTTTTCATTAATAGGAGTTATCCTTGGTGCGAATAAGTATTTAATAAATATTTGCTTTATTTTTGCAAATAACTTAAATTCTGCTTCATCTAATATTTTATAATTTTCAAATAAAATTGTTAAAATTGGTAAATATGAAATTATAAATCCCCAAATATCTACTATTTTAATAAAAACTGAATCTAAATAAACACGCAAATTAAGTATTCCATTATTTTTAAATTTTGTAAAATTTATTAAAACTTCGATAATATAATTGCTAATATATACTAAAGTAAAATCGTTTTCAATTATTGTTGTTTTTTTTGATTCAATAATATCATTTAAATCATTACTAAATAACATAAACATAATATTATTAATATACGAATAATGACCATATCCACGAACCTTGGTCCATAAATAAATATAATTTATTACAAATGGTTTTAAACTTATATGATCTAATTTGCCATCGTCTAAAATATATTTTGAGTATTTGAGAAAAAATAAATCAGTAAAAATAATTATTGAAAATGGAACGTTAAATTGAAATGGTCTATTTTTCCAAGTTTTTGGAAATGGGCTGTCTATATTTGATACATATTCAGTTGAAAGACCCCAATCAATCAATCTTGTTTTAGTATTATGATCAACTAAAATATTAGAATCTTTAATATCACAGTGATATATATTATTTTTATTCATCGGAATAATTCCATTATTCAAAAGATCTATTAAATTATTATTTAAATTAATAATATTTTTATATGAGTTACTTTTTAATAAATAATCATCTATCGGCAGACCACCATTTGGCATATTTAATGCTAGAACTTTATCTAATGACTTATTTATGTTTTGTTTTGTAATTTTATCCTTGGGTAATGCGGAGCATTTAGATTTGAAACTTACTAAATCTGTTTGAGTTAATTTTGCCGGTTCGCAAATTGTAAAATTATTTAGTAAAAAATAATTTTTATAATTTGGTATTTTATTTAATTTTTGTTTAATTATTTTGATTTCATTATATTCCTCAAATGCATGTTTTTTTGTTAATAATTTTGATATTCTATTTTTACCTCTTGTTTTTTTACCTTTACATTTCAATTCTGGGCTAAAAACGCATCCAAAACCTCCAGATGCAATTACTTTTCCTCCTATTTTTGTAAATTCGGTAGTATTCATATTATATATAGTATATAATATAATATGAATAATGATCAACTTTGTAAAAGTGTATTATTTATCATATAAATAATAAATGCTTCCAAAAATAGATGTGATTATACTAAAATAAATAGCTTTCTCTCTAACTTTATAATATTCATGCATTTTTTCATTCGTAGTTTTATATTCTTCATAATATTTTACATAAAAATCATTTAATGTAATTTGTGGTTTTTCTAATTTTTTATTTATTTTATTGTGAATAAACCATACCCATCGAATAAAAGATTCTCTATCATCTAAATATGGTTGAACAGGATATTTATCAAGCAATTTACTAAAATCTCCTGCTATACTTTCAACTGGTAAAAATAATGGTATATTTTGAACAAAATCATAGTATTTTTTTTTTGTTACTGCATTTGGATAAATTGGATAAGACATAGAAATTGTATGCAAAAAAAACCAATAATGTGGTCCCCAAATTTTTGGTTCTAGAGTGGTCATTAGATTAAAACAATATAAAAAGATGTTTGTTTAAACATATAAATATAAATATAGTATGAATAGTATGAATAGTATGAATAGTATGAATAGTATGAATAGTATGAATAGTATGAATAGTATGAATAGTATGAATAGTATGAATAGTATGAATAGTATGAATAGTATGAATAAAAATATATGTAATAATTGTGGAAAACAAGGGCATTTATTTCATCATTGTAAACTACCAATAACTAGTTATGGTATAATAGTATTTAAACATAGCGACAAAGGTTTAAAATTTTTAATGTTAAGACGCAAAGATAGCTTTGGATTTATTGATTTTATGAGAGGCAAATATTCGCCATATAATATTGAACACACCCAAAATATTGTTAATGAAATGTCTAATAATGAAAAAAATAAAATTGTTAATGAGCCATTTGATGTTTTGTGGCAATATATGTGGAATGGAATACAAGGTTTTCAATATCATAGTGAGGAGTTAATGTCAAAAAGGAAATTTGAAATAATTAATTCCGGAGTTATTTTAAATAATACAAAAATAAATCTAAAAGATGTTATTAAAAACAGTAATACTAATTGGGATGAAACAGAGTGGGAGTTTCCAAAAGGACGACGTAATTATCAAGAAAAGGATTTAGACTGTGCTTTTAGAGAATTCGAGGAAGAAACTGGAATAAATTCATCAAATATTAGTATGATTGAAAATATATTACCGTTTGAAGAAACATTTATTGGAACAAATCATAAATCATATAAACATAAATATTTTTTAGCACTTTTAAAAGATGAAAATGAAGAAAATTTACAAAATTACCAAATATCAGAAGTCAGTAAACTTGAATGGAAAACAATTGATGAATGCTTAAAATCAATCCGACCTTATAATTTAGAAAAAAAACAATTAATTATAAATATAAATAAAGTATTACAAGAATATAGATTATATTCATAATATATAAGTATTGAATGTCAAATAATCCAAAAAATATACCTTTTACAAAAGTTGAAATACAACTTAATAGTGAAAATAGCGATGCAAATGAAGAGGATATTAAAAATAATTTATTTAATAAATTTGATGAGGTTAAACATACATGTGAAGTAGATAGATACTCCTCAGATTGTAATAAATTTATGCTTAAAAAAGAGGGTATAGAGAGAAATATATTAAAACACGAGGAAGAAAAACCTCATTTATATCCTAATTTAAATGATCCTAAATTTATTGTTAAAATAGCTGAAAAAAAAGAATTTAATGATACAAAATATGATGGTAAAATTCATAAAAATATCAAAGAATATGCAAATATATTAGCAAATGCTGAGTTTGAATTATCTCCACATCAAGCATTTGTTAAAAATTTCATGTCATCACAAACGCCATATAATAGTTTATTATTATATCATGGTTTAGGTAGTGGAAAAACATGTAGTGCTATTGGTGTAAGTGAAGAAATGAGAGATTACTTAAAACAAATAGGAATAACAAAAAGAATTATTATAGTTGCTTCTGAAAATGTTCAGGATAATTTTAAATTGCAGATATTTGATGAAAGAAAATTAAAACTTGTTGATGGGTTATGGAATATTAAGTCATGTCTTGGAAACAAATTACTTAAGGAGATTAATCCTATGAATATGAAAGGTATATCTAGAGAGAAAGTTATTTCCCAAATTAAAGCATTAATAAATAATTCATATTTATTTTTAGGTTATGGACAATTTGCAAATTATATAATTAAAACAATTCATCAACATGAAGATGATGACCGTGCTTTTATTTCTAAAAAAAAAACAAAGGAAAAAGGCACAAATAAAAATAAAATCCAAATTTTGCAGGATGTAGAAATAATATTTAATGATGAAATTAAAGAAAGATTACGTAATGAATTTGACAATAGATTAATTGTTATTGATGAAGTTCATAATATACGTATAACAGATGATAATGAAAATAAAAAAGTGGCTATTTATTTAGAATACTTAGTTAAGGCTGTTGAAAATGTGCGATTATTATTTTTATCTGCTACACCCATGTATAATAGTTATAAAGAAATAATTTGGTTATTAAATATTATGAATATGAATGATAAACGTGCTAAAATTGAATCAAAAAATGTATTTAATCCAAATGGTAGTTTTAAAGAAGAGGGAGAAGAATTATTAATTAGAAAAGCAACTGGATATATTTCATTTGTTAGAGGTGAAAATCCATATACTTTTCCATATAAAGTATATCCAGATGAATTTGCAAAAGAGAATACATTTTTAATTAATAATTATCCAAAATACCAAATGAATAAAAAAAAAATCAAGAAGGAAGATACTAAAAGAATAATTAGCTTATATTTAAATACTATTGGAGGATGTGATTCTTGCGGATTTTGCCAGGCATGCACTTATAAATATATTATTCATCATTTAAGAAATAAAAATTATAATATCACTACTAAAACTGGGTTAAAGAGAGAAATGCCTAATTTTGAAAATATGGAATCTTTTGGTTATACCTTATTGCAAAATCCTCTAGAGGCGTTAATTATTTCTTATCCTATAGATATGTTAAAACAAGCGATCGATGAAATTCCAATAGAAAAATACGTTGAAGAGTTAGATGATTTTACGAGTTCAAATGAAAAGGAAGTGATTGTTAAAAATGATGATGCTGAGGATGCTGATGCTGAGGATGCTGATTCAGTTTTAAAAGGCGGTGTAAAATCTGAATCCGAATCCGAATCTGAAACTGCGTCTGAACATAGTAGCTCTAAAACTCTTAGTATTTCGCTGGATCCTAAAGATTTAACTGGCAAAAAAGGTTTAAATAGAATAATGAAATTTACGGATGAAAAATCACCTCCGGAAAAAGGAGATTTTGAATATAAACAATCCACAATTGAAAAATATGGCAGAATATTTTCAAAGGAATTAATTGGTAAATACAGTTCAAAAATTAAATGTATTTTAGATCAAATTTTCTCTCCAACTGGGGAAATATCAGAGGGAATTATATTGATATATTCTCAATATATCGATGGCGGTTTAATACCTATGGCTCTTGCACTAGAAGAAATGGGATTCACCAGATATGGCAAAGATGTAAAACCATTATTTAAAACAAAACCATCAGAAGTTGTTGATGTTAGAACGATGAAACCACCAAAAAATAAAAGAGATTTTATGCCAGCTCGTTATTCTATGATTACAGGCGATCCTAGATTATCCCCTAATAATGATTATGAAGTAAAAGGATTAACAAATGATGCCAAAGAAAATGGAAATATCGACGGTTATAAAATTAAAGTTGTTTTAATTTCAAAAGCCGGCTCAGAAGGTATTGATTTAAAATTTATTAGACAAGTCCATATATTAGAGCCGTGGTATAATATGAATCGTATTGATCAAATTACTGGTCGTGCTGTTCGTAATTTCAGTCACAAAGATTTACCATTTGAAAAAAGAAACGTTCAAATTTTTATGTATGGTACTTTATTAGAAGATTCTGAAGAAGAAGCAGCTGATTTATATGTTTATCGTGTCGCAGAGTATAAAGCAATCCAAATTGGAAATGTTAGTCGTGTATTAAAGCAAACCGCGGTTGATTGCATAATAAATCATGATCAAACTAATTTTACACAGGAAATAATAAATTCTACTATTACTGAAAAAATTACACAGGAATTATCAAATGGCATTATTATTGATAACTTTCAAATTGGGGATGCGCCATATTCAGCTGCGTGTGATTATATGGCAAGGTGTGATTATATTTGTAAACCAAATAAAGAAATAACTGAAAATGATTTAAATTACGACACATATAATGAACTATTTATTGTATCAAATATTGAAAAAATATTACAACGAATAAGAATGTTAATGAAAGAAAGTTTTTTTTATAAAAAAGATGTATTAATTAATTCAATAAGAATACCAAAAGAATATCCATATATTCAGATATATGCCGCATTAACACAATTAATTGAGGATAAACATGAAATTATAACAGATAAATATGACAGAACTGGACATTTAATAAATATTGATGATTACTATTTATTTCAACCTAGCGAATTAACCAATAAAAATATTTCCATTTTTGACAGATCCGTACCAATTAATTATAAACATAATATGGTAAATTTTCAATTGAATCAGGATATTATTAAACATGTTATTGATAATAGAAATATCAAAAATATTGTAGTTGAGGATGAATCCATAAATTTTAAAGGTCAAAATATTATTGCTGATTTAATATTATTATATGATTTAGCCATTAATTTTTTAAAAATGCCAAGAGTTCCTAGAGGAGATGATGATTGGTATAAGCACAGCGGGATAGTTATGCAAAAAATGAATAAGGAGGGTATAGAATTAGAAGAATTGCTTGAATTTTTAGTGGAACATATTTTAGAATCATTATTATTTAATGATAAAATTGAAGTAATGAATTATTTATATTCCGTAGATAAATTTAAAAAAATAACATTTGAATGGTTTGCTAAAAATTATTTCGAAAAAAATACTATTATTTTGAAAAAAATAAGGGCAATTATTTTGTATGATTTTAATGTGCGTAAAACTATGATATTAAATAAAAATAATATCTGGGAACTAGCCGAACCAGAGGATGAAATAGAAATTGACGATTCTCCACAGGGAAAAAAACAGTTAAATTTTAATAAAGATGAATATTCAAATAAAGAAATTAATAATGGAATAATTGGATTTATTGGTTATAAAAAAAATAGTAAAAATTTTATTTTTAAAACTAAGGATATATTTTTACCGAGAGATTCAGGGGCTAGTTGTATTGAAGCAGGTAAAAGTAAAACATTAATTATGATTAATAAAATTATTGGTGCAGAAAAATATAACAAGGAAAATACACGAATTATTAAAGATGATACTGGTCAAATTATTCAAGAAGCAGTTAGTGAAAATGAATTGTGTGTTTTACAAGAATTTATTTTAAGAAAATATAATAAAGATAAAAAAAATGCTAAATTTTGGTTTTTAACTCCGGATATGGCAATTCATTATAAAATTTATATGCCATCCGTTAAATAATTTATAAATAAAAATAAAAATATAAATATAAATAAAAATAAAAATAAAAATATAAATATAAAATTGAAAACAATTAAAGATTAATATATATATTAATATTAATATAGAATGGAACCAACGAAAAAAAAACCATTTAATAAAAAAGGAAAAGAAAATCCAATCAAACCTATTTATTCAAGAGGATTGATTACTAGAAATGTTGTATTATCAATCACAAATATTGGTAAAAATATTAAAGAAACATTAGAAAACTCTATTATTTTTAATTTTGAAGGCAAATGTTTAGTTGAAGGTTTTATAAAATCCGGGTCTACCAAAATTATTACTTATTCGAGTGGCTTAATAGAAAGAGGTAATCAAATTTCATTTGAAATAGTATTTGAATGTGATATTTGTTTCCCAGTTGAAGGCACTAAAATTAATTGTATTGCAAAAAATATAACAAAGGCAGGAATAAGAGCTGAAAGTGCGGATGATAACCCATCGCCAATTGTTGTATTTATAGCTAGAGATCATCATTATAATAATGACGCTTTTAACACAATAAAGGAAGGAGACGTGACGGTTATTAGAGTAATTGGTCAAAGGTTCGAATTAAATGATAAATTTGTTTCTATTATTGGTGAATTAGTTAAAGAAAAGACTGATTTTAGAAGACCAAAAAATGCGATGGGTGAGACCAAGGCTAAGTTAATTATTGATTCGTAATTAAAAATAAATAAATTGAAAAGCATTTAAATACATAAATACATAAAATACAATTATGCCTCCCATTTTTATTAAATTTACTTTTGGAATAATAAATGTATCATATATTAGTAAAGTTCTTGTTAAAGATAGTAAATATTATGTGCATGTTGTTGGAAGTCAAATGAATACTTTACGTTTTTTTAATGGTGATTCTAAAGTAGAACCAAACATAACAAACGTATTGGAAATATGTAAAGATCATAGCCCAACAGATCATATGATTATGAGGTATTGGATTAATTCTATGTAATTTTTTTATAAAGTTTATAAATAAAGTTTTATAAAAAAAGGTATATAAACACAATTCATAAACTATATTATTTATTAATGGAATTAACAGAAAATGAATTTACAATTGATGTTGACGTTAATACATTTTCAGTAAGTAGTCTTAATTATACGAGAGAAGTAATTGAAGCTATGAATAAGTTTAATCAGATTGAAATTTTAAGAATATTAAATAATCATGGTGAAATTACATTAAATGAAAATAAATACGGTGTGCATATTAATTTGTCTGAATTGAAAACTGAAATAATTGAAGAATTAAATTTATATATTAAATATGTAAATACACAAGAAAATACATTACACCAAATAGAAAAACAAAAAGACAGTTTTAAATCTATTTATTTCACAAAAGATAATAAAGATAATAAAGATAATAAAGATAATAATATATAATTAAATAATAGATAAATGGCACAAGAATATAATGATGTAATTAATAAATTACAGGATTATATGTTAAATAATATTACAATTGAACGTTCATTAGAACATAAGATAGATAAACAAGATAACCCAAATAAACAAATTTTTGAATATAAAAATAAAAATAAAGATAAAGATAAAGAAATACCCAAAATGTTTATACCAAATCAAAAAGATACCTTATTTTGGTGCTTATATTTTTTAAAACATGAAGAAATACCTGAAAATATAAATATGGTTATTGAAAAAAAAATAAAAATTGAATATATTGAAGAAATTAGAAAAAACAAGCAAGTGATTAAATTACATAAATTTGCAACATTAACCCACCTAGAAAATCAACTTGCAAATGAATTAAAAATAGATTTAAAAACGTTTTTTTCATTATGTGTTATTGAAAATCTGAATGTTTTATACATATATAAAAAAACATTTTTTGAAGTGTTAATTAATACTGATAAAATTCATATTATTCATTGTATAGATAATTCAAAATATAGTTGCAATTATGGATATGAAGGAACTGACCAATCAAAAATTGATTTATATAAATCTACATTATTTAAAGTAGATAATATTGAAAAATCAATTAAATCTATTTCTGCATATAAAGTATCAGAATTAATTGATTTTTGCAATAAATTAGGTATTGACACTTTTATACAAGAAAAAAATAAAGATAAAGATAATAAAGATAAAAGTAATAAAAGTAAAAGTAAAAAAGAATTATATGAATCAATTATTCAATATTTTTAAAAATTGAATTATAATTTAAATATATTTATTTAATATATAATATAAGATGAATATCGGAAAAAAACCAATTAAACCAGTTGCAAAAGAGCCAATTAAACCTTTTGTAACAAAACCATATAAAACTTCATTTGAAGAACAAAATTGGGAAGAACCTGAAAAGTTAGCCAACGATGCTCCTATTAATAAAAACGTTCATATGAAATTTGAAGATGTGGTAAAAAATGTTAACCCAAATATTATTTTAGAAGAAAATAAATACGGCATAACTGATTTTGAATTATATCAATATTTTAAAAAATTAGATGATCAAAAACAACAGGTAATAATTAATTTACCATCCGCAAAAACACGCATGATGGTGCTAAAATTTTTCAAAGAAAAAAATATTGGAAAAAAAAGTTCATCATCTTCTCCTAATAAATCAAGTCCACTTAATGATTTCTTAAAAAAAGAAAAATTTAGCCCATATCAAAAAAAAAAAATTATGGATGAATGGGGCGCAGAATGGGATAATGCTGGATTTACTGCTCCTAAAGAAGATAGCCATAAAATTGCAGAATTGGAAACATGGGATGAAGCACCAGACTTATTAAAAGTTAGTTATGGTGAAATAAACTTGCCTAATATGGAAGAAATCTTTGGCAAAAATATAGAAGATGAAGAAGCTGAAGAAGAAGAAAAAGAAAAAGAAAAAGCAAAACATTTATCTGCACCGCAAATTAGATTTGAGAAAATTGTCGAAGAATTTTATAATATTAAGCCTTTTAACTATGATTCTAAAAATGCGGAATTAGAAGTTAGATTTGGAACTAGAGGAATACAGCCATTAACGAAAAATGATTATGATAATGTTATACAAAAAATAAAATCATATGGATTTAATACAACTGACCAAGGTGGGCTATATAGTTTACGTATTCAAAATGAGTTTATTGAGCCCCACTCAGGAAAATTAATACTTTCTCCAATTAGAACAGAAATCGAAGGATTGTTAAATATTCAAAATTATTGTAATAATAATAATATAAGCGAAATATTAAAATCAAGCGGAATTGTTAAATTTACAAAAAAGTCAAATGTATTTAATAAACATGGTGAAAAAATATGGCCTGTTAACTTTGATGATTTTAATTTTAGGGTTTCATTCCAAAATGAAGATGATTTGCGTCCTAATAAGGGAGCCGCATTTTATATAATAGACAAATGGAAAGAATCTAAAAAAACATTCCGTTATTTAAATCGTGTTACATTTAAGCATAAAGATTATCCTATTTTAGTAGATATTAGTATTGTAAAATCGTCGGAATACAATAAAAGATATTATTCTACGGAGGATTCAAAGATTTTTACTCGCCCAGAAACATATGAAATTGAACTAGAAGTGGATAATTCAAAAATTGGTGTAGGCACTAATTTTAGCAACCCAAAATCAATTTTAACTGCAATTAAAAAAGTAATAAAATTTGTATTAAGTGGATTACAAGGCACTAATTTTCCAATATCTTATCCAGAACAAAAAGATGTAATTAACACATATATGAGTTTACTTTATAAAGATAAGCATGACCCGAAAAAATGGGTTAATTCTAGTAATTTTATTGGACCAAATTCTGTTACACTTCAGTTAAGTAATATTACACCAATTGATGAAAATTCAGTAGAACCTAATATTAGAGATAATTTTGTTGTCACAGACAAAGCAGATGGCGCACGACATTTAATGTATATTGATAATAAAGGCAAAATATATTTAATTAATACAAATATGAATGTAATTTTTACAGGAGCAAAAAGTGTTGAAAAAGAGTATTTTAATTCAATTCTTGATGGCGAACTTATATATCACGATAAGTCAGGCAAATTTATAAATCTATATGCAGCATTTGATATTTATTTCTTCAATAAAAATGATGTTAGGTCGCTAACCTTTATGCCATATGAAAAAAACAAGGAGCCAGAAAAATGCAGATATGCTCACTTAAAAAATTTAATTGATAACTTAAACCCTATATCAATTGAACAATCAAACCCCGAATCTTCAGCTAGCAAATCATTAGTAGAAAAATTTAGACAAAGCAAGGAAATAATATCGCCTATCAGGATTGAATGTAAAAAATTTTATAAAGAAGAAAATATATTTTCAGCGTGTAATAATATATTATCAAGGGTTAAAAATCAATTATTAGAATATAATACGGATGGATTAATATTTACTCCTGCATTTTTAGGAGTTGGGTCTAATAAAATCGGAGAATCTGGACCTATTAAAAAAGTAACATGGCGACATTCATTTAAATGGAAACCACCATATTTTAACACAGTTGACTTTTTAGTAACAACTATTAAAAATAATGGCGAAGATAAAATATCTTCATTATATGAAGATGGGCTAAATGTTAGCATAAGTGATCAGATAACTGAATATAAAACAATCCAATTAAGATGTTCTTTTGATGAAGGTAAACACGGATATATAAACCCTTGTCAGGATATTATTGATGATAAACTACCTGATTATAAACATTTTATGGATGATAAAAAAACAAATAATACAAAGCCAGTTCAATTTTATCCTACTGAACCATATGATCCAGAAGCAGGAATTACAAAAATTATATTACGTAATAATAATTTATTGAATAATTCAAAAAAAATGTTTACAGAAGAGGATGAAGTTTTTGAAGATAATACGATTGTTGAGTTTAGATATGATATGTCACTTGAAAAAGGTTGGAGATGGATTCCTTTACGTATGAGATATGATAAAACTCGTAAAATGTTAAGTGGTAAAAATGAATTTGGAAACTCTTACGATACTGCAGAGAGCAATTGGAAGTCCATTCATTTTCCAGTTACTGAAGAAATGATATGTTCGGGATTAAATATTCCTAGTAGTTCAATTAATAGTGATAAATATTATAATGGTAATAATTCTCGCGATTTTAAAACAGAATCCATGAAAAATTTTCATAATTTATTTGTAAAAAAATTATTAATCAAAAGTGTTTCAAAATATGGAGAAACATTAATTGATTTTGCTTGTGGAAAAGCAGGTGATTTACCCAAATGGATTGAGTCTAAATTATCCTTTGTTTTTGGGATTGATTTATCAAAAGATAATTTAGAAAATAGATTAAATGGAGCTTGTGCTAGGTATTTAAATGCTAGAAAAATAAATAAAAATATGCCATATGCTTTATTCGTAAATGGAAATAGTTCTCAAAATATTAGAAATGGTAGCGCTCTTTTAAATGATAAGGCAATTCAAATTACAAATGCTGTTTTTGGAAATGGGTCCAAAGAAAATAATTCAGTTGGCCCAGGAGTATCTAGACATTTTGGAAAAGGTCAGGAGGGTTTTAATATATCATCGTGTCAGTTTGCTATGCATTACTTTTTCAAAACTCCCGATATTTTACAAGGATTTTTAAGAAATATCTCAGAATGCACAAAATATAATGGGTATTTTATTGGAACAGCATATGATGGCAAAACTGTTTTTGACCTTTTAAAGAAAAAAATGCCAGGAGAAAATATTCAAATTTTCGCAGGTGATACAAAAATATGGGAAGTTATTAAATCATATGATCACGATAAATTTTTAGATGATTCAAGCTCAATTGGTTATAGAATTGATGTATTTCAAGAAAGCATCAATCAATCAATACCTGAATATTTAATTAATTTTAATTATTTAGAACGTATTATGTTAAATTATGGGTTTAAAATTATAGATGTGGAGGAAGCAAATTCTATTGGGTTACCTCAAGGATGTGGATTCTTTAGTGAATTATTTGATAAAATGGAAAACGAAATATTTAAAAATAAATTTAAAGCAAATGATTATGAAAATGCACCTAATATGACATATTTTGAAAAAAAAATATCGTTCTTAAATAAATTCTTTGTATTTAAAAAAATTAATAAACATGTAAATGCTGAACAGGTTCAACTTGAATTAAGTGAATATAATGAAATAGACGTAGTTATTAATACTAAAGATACATATGCAGCGGTTGATATAGCAAAGGAAGAAATTAAACAATCGTCAAACTATTCTAAAATTAAAAAATTAAATAAAAAATTAATATTAGTTCCTGGAACTGAAGCGATTGAATTAGTAGAAGTAGTAAAGGCGAAATCTGTAAAACCACCAAAATCTGCTGTTTCTAAAAAAGTGAAATTAATAATTGAAGAAGAATAATTGTAGAAGAATAATTGTAGAAGAATAAATGAAGATTAATAAATATTACTTAAACATTATTAATTTATTATTAATATATGAGTTATTATACTTTACCTAAAATTAATAATATATTTGATTTTTTTCCTAGTTTAGACGAAAAAAAGAGTGAAATATATACATCTCATAGCCTTTTTTATTATTATACGGAATATAATAATAATCGTATACCTGATTTTGATAATTTATTAACGATAATAAATTCACATGAATATATATTTACTAAGATTCCAATTTATAATTATTCAATAAGTAAATTAAAAAATAAATCTAATTTATTTTATGATTTACTAGAAATATTAAATGTTTTAAATATTCTTGATCCTTTTACTAATTTGATTAAAATTAATAGTATACATATTAGTGAAAATTTCGACGAATCAGTTGAGTGTGTTAATTTTTTAAGAGAGATTAATAATGATAATAATATGGGCTTAACTAGTATTAGTCCAGAAATATATAATATTGCGAATGATGAAAATTTTGATTTTATTTTTTATGATATTAAACCTGCAGTTTTTGAAGATTTAAATGAATATTGCTTGAGTATGTTGCAAATTTTAATGGTAATATTTAAATGTCAATCAAATAATGGCAATTGTATAATTAAAATAAATCATGTATTTTATAAACCTATTATTGATATTTTATATATATTAAGTTCTATTTATGAAAAAATTGTTATTATTAAACCCAATACTAGTAATATAATATCATTTGATAAATATGTTGTTTGCAAAAATTTTATATTTAATGAAAATAAAAAAAATATATATGAAAATTATTATTTAAAAATAACAGAATTTATTTATAATTATGGTTCTTTAAAAGGTAATAATATTTCTTCTATTATTAAGTGTGATATACCTTATTTTTTTATTAATAAAATAGATGATATTAATATTATATTTGGACAACAACAAATAGAATCATTTGATCAGATAAATAATATTTTTAAAAATAAGAATAAAGAAGAAAAAATAGAAACTATTAAAAAAGGAAATATCCAAAAATCTTCCGCTTGGTGTGAAAAATTTAAAATTCCTTATAATAAATTTTCCGATAAAATAAATATGTTTTTACCTTTAAAAAAAACATTTGAAACTATTAGTGAAACTATTAGTGAAACTTTATAATATATTATTGATTCTTTAATCAATAATTGATGTAAAGTAAAGGAGGCAGAAAAATAAAACAACATTTGAAATGTTAGTTAATAATTAATATGCGTAGTTATAATATTAAAATATATTTTAATATTATAATGCGTAGTTATTCAGCATCAAGAAATTTTAGAAGTAGTCCTAAAAGTAGTAGTAAAAGTAGTAATATTAAAAGTAGTGGAACTAGCACTCCAGAATCAATATTTGCGACAGAAATAGGATTAGAAGGAAATAACTATAATCGTGGAAGTGACAGAACACAAAATGATAAAAAAATTTGTTTATTTAATGAAACAGATATTAAAACAGCTATAGAACGCGGAAGTCTTGACCCATGTTTTTATGAATTACCTAGCACTGGTATGTTTAACGGTATTTCAAAAGCATATAATGAAAAAGAAGCATTAACAAAATATGAAATTATTAAAAAAAAATCTAAACTAAAGAATGGGTATGATATTGGAAATCAACAAGAGATTAAAATTTTTGATAATATTTATAGTTGGAATTTATATCCATCAAATATAAATGTTAAAAAATTTCATAATTTAGTTGATTTAAAATTTCGTGAAAAACAATTAAAACAAATATTAAAATATCCTCCAAGAGTTGGTGCTAAGTTAATGACAGAAGAAGAAATATATAACCGTTATCCTTTTTTACGTAGTCCTTCTGAACCAATAAATTGGTCTGATTATATAGATAATTCGCCTGTTTATAAAGCCGGAAAAAAAACACGCAGAAAACGTAATAGCAATATAAAACGTAAAAAACATAATTTATTTAGTAGAAAACGCAGATAAATATAACAAAACTGTTTGTTTGTTTGTTTGTTTATTAAATAAATTTACATTAATGGATTTACAGGCGATTGCGCAAAATGATTTGAACTAAAAACTGGTTGAGTTGGATTTCTATATAAATTATATTGTGGACTCAAATAACATGCCTTTTTATTTTGATATGGGGTTATCGGTGGATTATTACATTTTGGTGCTTTATTTTTAAGAATAAATGGTGTTTCTGGCGAAACATTTATTCCATTCACCAGATTCACATTATTTCTATTCAAACTAGCTGCATTTGTTTGAATAGTATCCACATTTAATTTAAGCATTCTTGTGCTGCTTGATACTGCACCTTGTTTTGCAAACTGCGGATTATTTGGCTTATAAACAACTAATTTACATCCAACAGGATTTGATGGACCTGTTATTGGCACACCATAATAAGGATTACTAATAAAATCATAAAAAATAGTTAATGAATTACTCCTGTCAGGCTCAGGTAATGAATTTAAATAATTAAATAAACCTTCAAATGTATAATTTTTTAATGCTTTATAGTTATTTATTTCTGTTGGTGTTAATGCACCAGTATTATACATAATTTCTAACATCTTATCTATCAACGTAATTTCTGTAGCTTCCGAAATTTCACCATTTGGTTGACAATTTGCAAAATATGTATTAAATAATGCTAGCGGACTTCCTGGTTTAACATTATTTGAAACTGGCCCCGGTTGTTGAAAATTAAATGATTTTTGTTCAAATGTTTGACATCTATTTTGCATGTATTGAGTATGCGTTGTATAATAATTTTTTTTCAAAATAGTGCTTGCAGGCATAACTCGTCTTAGTGCCTTTTTTTCAGCATTACAACATAATATCGAATTTTGAGTATTAGGTTCCGGGTTTTCAGTTAAATAACTAGTATTAGGATAATAACTAGATATTATTCCAACACCTTCGCAATTCAAACAATTGCTATCTAGTTGAGATATATTATTTGTTTCATTTAATAAATTTTGTTTTATAATATATCCTCCTGGATTATCTAACATTTGATTAAGTAACCCTTGGCCACCACTTCCACCTCCAAGAGATGATCCTTTACTAGATTTTACAGCTCTATTTAAATTATAATTTATTAATGATACTTCTGTATATTGCCCAGGATTATTTGGATCTTCCACAGTTATATTAGGGACCGGAATAACTCTACCTTTTCTATAATGTTTCATAGGTCTTGGCAATCCAAAACCAGTTGGAAAAACATTTCCTGCATCATTATTAGTTAATGGCCTAATGTGTGTAGATGTTATCCCAACTGGATTACTAAAAACTCCAGATCCTTTCCATGTTTTATAACCGCCTTGATGAACATGATTATTATAAGATTTCATACCTAATGGATAAAAAGCTGTAGACATTATATTATTATTAAAGAAAATAAAAAGTAATATTATAATATAATAATGTTAATAATAATAAATATTCTTATTATTATTTTTATTTTAATAATTATTTACCAAATATTTTTAGCACATTTTAATAATAATATTATTGAAGGATTAGATAGTTATAAGGAGTATGATCCTAGTATTGCCATGGAATTAGCCGAACAAAATGCTGGTAATATTGAAGTTTTAAGAAGCCAACTTGGTAATAATTCCGGATTAAAACAAGAAGTTGAAGATTTAAGTGCAAATGTTGCTAATTTAACACAACAAATGAATGATTTATCTCAAGCACAAAAGGATTATTTATCACAAAAATTGCCAGCCGACCCGCCAGATGTGTCTGGCGCTGATAATGAGGATGATGATGCTGATGCAACATCTGATACTGCGAATACTAGTTAATAATATATAATAAAAATAATATATTTATATAAAGTAAATACATCATGTCAAATTTATTTGAAGAAATATTAAAAGATCCAAAGGGCGTTGAAGAAAAATTACTTGGTCCTGATTATCCTTATTATAAAAACATAAAAATGCCAAGTGATATCGGTATGTCTGATAAAGGTAGTTTAAAAGTATTAGGTAAAGATATTGATGGATTAATACAATATGTAGAAGTTTTAGTAACTGGTAAAAGTAAGGCATCTACTACAGGTGGGCCTTTAGGAAATAAATTCTTTTTACAAACTGGTGCAAAATGTGTTGATCAAACAACAAATGAACAGGTGGATAGATATATTTATATTAATAATATTCCACAGGGAAATATTCCGTTTATTTCTGGAGGACTAGGTGTAAATTTTTCAGAATTTAGAGGATTAATACCTGGAACAATGAGCAATTTGAATGTTTTAAATCCTTTTAATATTTTGAAGTCTTTTCTCTCTGGATCAACTCCTCCTTGTCAAGAAATAACTATGGAAACTGTTGATTCAAATAATAATAAATCGTCGGAATCACACTATGTCACATTAGTTGATATTAATGCAATAGATCCATGCACATTTCCAGATAAAAAAAATCCAAATACTGGGGTTAAATGTAAAGAAGAATTTTCAAATTATAATTTAAATAATAGTGAAGAATTTCCATTTCCAAATGACATATTTGATCAGGCGTATTTTGCCGGATTAGGAGTCCTAGGAGTTTATTTTTTATATAGAATAATGGAAAAATCTAAATAATATATTAAAAAATATTTAATATATTAAATATAATATATTAAAATTTTATTCATTTATATTTCAAATACTTAAATTTAATGCCGATGACAACGTTTTTTATGTTTTCTGCAGCATTTTCTGGTGCCACCGACATGAGAATGAGCACGAGCAGTCGCACCAGAATATGAACCCGCATTATTAGCTAAACTAGAATTACCAGAGTTTGCTGAATAACCTCCACGATAATGTTTTCTACGTCTTCTACCTCCTTGCTGAGGTGCGTAAGATTGCGATTGCGGTTGCGCATAAGATTGAGATTGAGGTTGAGATTGCTCGGGAGTAGATGAAAACCAACTACTACTAGTAGCACCTGATGCACTTTTTTTCATTTTATCAAACCAACCTTCGCCTGAACTAGCACCCGAACTTGAGTCTCCTTCAAATAATCCAAAAAGTCCACCTCTCATTTTTTTACTTCTATTACGTTTACTTCTTGGCATATATTATAATAATAGATATTATAATATTAAAAATATAATATTAAAATATTTTAATAAATTTAAACTTTATTAACAAAACGTTTATAAGCTTCATATCCTGCTAAAGCACCTAAAATTTCAACAATAATATATGGCACTAAATCTGTTTTCATTATTTTTCCAGCACTATAAAGCGCAATTGCTACAGCAGGATTAAACGCGCCCCCAGAAATTGATCCACCTAAAAATACCCCAACTGCTAAAGCAAAACCAATTGCTATATAATTTCCTGTTGCAAAAATTACAAATACTAATAACATAGTTCCCAAAAATTCTACTAAATATTTATTGAGCATTTTATATATATATGTATATATATAAATTTTAAAAATATAAAAAATATTTAATAATTTATTTTAATATTTTAATATTTGTTTATTTTTAATAGCCGCATGGTGTAATAACATTTGCATTTAATGTTTTTAATAAAAAACATATATATTGCTGCCCCTGACCACGAGCTTTTTCAAAAGCATATATTCTCCCTTGAGATCCTAATTTAGTTCTTGGAGAACTAATAAGCACAGCTGCACCTGTGCGTGATCCACTTCCTAATCCGGAAGTTGGCGTTAAACTTGGATATGTCATTTTTATAATTACTAAATAAAATATTTAATACATATAAAATAAATTATTTACACGTGTAATTTACACATGTAAATAATTTACAGAATACAAAATTTAATAAGTTGAACGAACAATTGAACCCCATCCATGACCTGTATTCAAGCTTCTATTTTCAAGTGCTCCTTTCTTTTTTGGCGCTACAGATCCCCCAGATCTTACTCTTCGAATAGAACTTCTTACACCACTTGGATAATAATTTTTGGTTGAATAAGGCGCTGACTCAGGTAATCCTACTTTATATGAACTTTTACCAACTGCCATAGCTCTCATTTTTTGTATATGTAATGAAGAATCCGTTGGTGGAATATAATTCATATGAGTTGAAACATTATACCTTCTTTGAGATGACTGAGAAGTAAAAATTGCACTATTATTTAATGCTCTTTCTCGTTGTATTGCTAAAGAGCGCGGCGTTTCTGCAGTTCTATTATATTGATGTCTTGAATTTGTAAATTGATCAGCCGCTACTGGTTCTTGGGATGGATAAAAAAGAGGTGGATTTGGTCGTATACCAACTAATGTGCCATAACTATGATAAGGAATAATGCCTGGATGTTGATTAGTGCTTAATGGCCCTGTAATACGTGAATTTACATAGTTATTATAATTGACTGAACCAATTGATGTAGAAATACCATATGGTGTGCTCATTTATTATAAGTATTGAAAATAAATATTAATTTTATTCTAATTTTATTCTAATTTTAATATTTATTTTAATATTTATTTTTTCTTATGGTTTTTCTATTTTTTCTATTTTTTTTATGTCTTCTTTTTGTTTTACCTCCACGTCGTGTCATATAATCACCAAAACTTGTAGCCCACTGATCCCCCGGCCCTTCATACTTATTATTTGTTAATTTTGTATAATTTTCAAGTGTAACAACCCACTTTCCTCCTTCATTCTTTGTCCAATCACGTGACAAATCAATATTTGGAATTATTCCACTTTTTTTACCTAATATAATTCTATTTTCAGCTTCTTGTTTAGTTTTTACTTGTGCAAATTTGTTCATAAATCCGGTTGATTTTACTGGTATTAATGGACCATTTGTATTAATTCTATAATAAAGTGGACCTTTTTTAATTATTTGTGACATATATATATAATTTATTTTTATTTATTTTTGTTTATAAAATTTGGATTAGTACAAAAATAACAATTTTGCACTTTTATTGGTGTTTGTGTAATAATTGTATTATATTTTTTACATTTACTGCACTGAAATATTTGCGGTAAAGAATTTAAGTTTCCATTATTAAACTTACTTAACTGTTTTAAACGGATTTGGATTTTTTGATTTTTATTTTTATCCATATATATAATGAGTCAAGATTCTATTAGTTCAGGAAAAACAGATATAGAATCAATTGATGATGTTTCACATTCACAAATTCAAGATATTAATGACAGTTTTCGTCAGGTTTTTGACACTATTTTATTTCCAAAAATACAAGAATTATTTGCAGATTTTACTGATGATATACATAATTTTAGAAAACCAACTGAATATTTAAATGCAAAATTAAAAAGTGATAGAAATTTAGGTAGTATAAATGTATTAAGTTCAGCAGATTATAATTCAGAATATACTATAGATTTACCAAATACAAATCCTGAATTTGTATTATTATTAACAACAAATCCAACTGGATTTTGGATAAGTATTGTTCCAAAAAACAACCCAGTTTATGAGAGTTATTCTAATAATATTGCCATGTCAAGTGGTAGAGGTAGCTCATATTATACTTATGGTATTAAAACAAATGGTATATCGGGTAATTTAGGAAATAATCCATCAACAAAATTATCAGGAGGTGCAGTAAATCGAATGATAATTTCCTTATATAAAGAAATGCATATAACAAACATATTAATTAGTGATGCAGCTGGTGTTTTATGTGATTGGGATCATTCAATTGAATTATCGCATTTTTCAATTTTACGTGTAATTGTAGGAAAAACAACATTTTATAGTTCATTACCTGGACATTTTTTAAATCAAGAAGCTGCTGAAAGTGAAATAAAATTATTACAAGAAGCTTTTTCTCATGATGAAAAAGCATTTATTTTAAATTATTTAAATAATATTGGTCATCCAGACAGAACAGCTAAGGACAAACAAGATTGTAATATATTAAATGAATATATTAACAGAGGGATGGACATTTTACGTTCTGCTAATCCAGAATCTACTTATCCAGAAATATTTAAATATATGGCTACACCTTATACAATTCCAGAAAAAGGAGGAAAAAGAAAATATAAAAAAACTAAAACTAGAAAATATAAAAAAACTAGAACTAGAAAATATAAAAAAACTAGAAAATATAAAAAAACTAGAACTAGAAAATATAAAAAATATTAAAAAACGTTTGATTCATATATACCTTATTAAATAAGTTATATATTTATTATTTTCTGTTTATATTTTTATTAACGTCTTCGTCTATGTCTATGTATGTCTTTAACTCCATTTTTTTTAAAAATAGACTGAATTCTTTAACTCCATTTTTTTTAAAAATGGACTGAATTCTTTAACTCCATTTTTTTTAAAAATGGACTGAATTCTTTAACTCCATTTTTTTTAAAAATGGACTGAATTCTTTAACTCCATTTTTTTTAAAAATGGACTAATACCTTCTAATAGCTCTTAAAGATGACTGACTCGCGTTTGAATCATCACCTCCATATGACAAATCATTATAATTTTTATTAATTGCCTTTTGTTTCAAATAAGTAATATAATCTGAACTATCATATACCCATTTTACATTACATGTTGCTGCAGGAATTGACGTGTCTAATTGATATGTGCTATAAACAACACCAGGAACACACGTATTTTGATTTGCACCAAATCGTTGGCTTAATCCAAACATCCCAGGTCTACTTTGGAATGATTGACATGATCCTCCGCAAGAATAATAATTTCGACTTAAAAGATCTCCTGCGTTATTAACTGCGCGAAATGGTGTAATAATTGCCTTTTTGTTTGCACGTCTTAATTGACTAGGATAAGTTGTATTCCATGCTTGCTTTAAAGCAAAACGAATATGCTCAAATTCTTTATATTCTTTGTCAGTTTTTAAAGTAGTTTGAGGCATATAACCTCTAATAGCTCCTCCTGAATTTCCAGGGGCAATAACAAATTTGGATGCAACTCCACCACTTCCACTTATTGGGTTTTGAAATCCTATAGACATATTATATAATATACTTTTAAAAAAAGTATATTATAAAATAAATAAAAATTATAAAAAAGTATAGTTGTATATTTATATATGCCACTTCAATATTTATTAACTGCCGTTATTTTTGTTATTTTAGATGGATTTTATCTAAATCTTATTAAAGGATATTTTAATAAACAAGTTAAATCAATTCAAGGCTCAGATATTGAAATTAATATTATTGCTACAGGATTAGTATATGTAATTTTAATATATGGCTTAAATTATTTTATAATTAAAAAAAATAAAAGTGCTAAAGAAGCCGCTTTATTAGGGTTTTTTATTTATGCTGTTTATGAATTTACTAATTTAGCTCTTTTTAAAAATTGGTCTGTATTAACAGTCATTATAGATACTATGTGGGGAGGAATATTATTTGGATTAACCACGACAATAGTATATAAAATAAAAAATGTTTTCTAGATTTTTACTGCTTTTATTTATTATTCAGTCATAATTTATTCAGTCATAATTTATTCAGTCATAATTTATTCAGTCATAATTCTGGGAGCAATATTCATAGTATTTAATTCTTGAAATAATAATTTACACGCATATGGTATTTCGACTCTTGCAAAATCTACCCTATTATCACATGTTCTGCAATGATGTATATGCATTTCATCATTATAAATTGCAATTAATCCACATTTTTTACATGTATGAACTACATATTTATCAGAAACATCATATACTCTCCCTCTTGTAAATCTAGCGGCTCCGTGTGATACCATCGCATCTTTTTCCATTTCACCAAATCTTAATCCACCATCACGCGATCGACCTTCGGCTGGCTGTCTTGTTAAATTAACCATCGGGCCAATTGATCTACTATGGGTTTTATCATTAACCATATGTTTTAAACGTTGGTAAAATACCGGGCCTATAAATATATTACATTCTAATTGTTCTCCAGTCAATCCATTATACATTAATTCATTTCCATTTGATTCATATCCTAAATTTAATAATTCAGCACAAATATCCTTGACATCAAATTGCCCAAACGGTGTTCCATCACCAAACAATCCTAATTCAACTAAAACTTTTCCTAAAACGGTTTCTTTTAATTGTCCAATTGTCATACGAGATGGGATTGCATGTGGGTTAATAATTATATCTGGTCTAACGCCGGCTTTTGTAAAAGGCATATCACACTCTGGAATTATGTTTCCTATCGTGCCTTTTTGTCCATGGCGGCTAGAGAATTTATCACCGATCACCGGTTTTCTAATTGTTCTTAGTCTAACCTTTGCAACATTATATCCTTCTCCATTTTTATCAATATAATTTTTATCAATATATGTTTCTTCAGCTGTTTTAAATATTTTACTCTGATCCTCGAATTTAATAACCTTTGTATGATCATTTCTATTTTCTTTAATAGGAGTTACCTTGGAAATAATCACATCGCGGTTTTCAACAAGTGTATTTTCAGGAATAAGACCCTTGCTATTTATTTTATTATAATTACCCATTTTCATTCCTTTTGTTTTTGTTGGATCTGGTTTGCATCTAATTTCCTCATTTCCATTAATTTTTTGCTTATCTTCATCCTTTTCTGTATGATAAATTGTTGCCATAAATAAACCTCTATCTATCGAGCCTTTATTAAATAATAACGAGTCTTCTTGATTATATCCAGTATGCGTCATAATAGCTACAATAACATTACATCCAGAAGGAATATTATTTAATTGAATCATATTCATAATACGCGTATCTACAAGTGGCCTTGCTGGATAATTTAATACATATGCAGTTTTATCCATACGACTTTCGTAATTTGTAACATATACACCCATCGCTTGCTTTCCTTGAGCACAATTACTTGATAATATTCCGCCGGTAGTAATAAAACTATGATTTTCTGATTCAACCGTAATATCAGCAACTAATCTATTTGAAACTTGGGTTATTTTATAAACAACATCATGCATAATTTTATTTTCTTTTAATATTGCTATCCAGGTATTATAAATTTGCATATCTTTTACTTGACACCATCCTTCTAGTGTCATAAATTTATGATCATCCGTAGCAATAATTTTTTTACCTTGTCTTAAACAAATTTCAAAAACAGGATTATTGTTAGGAATAATGAAATGGTTTACTACTCTTGTGTTTGATAATTCTACTGGATTTAAAGGATTAAAACTAACTACTTCATCGCCAATTTTAACATCTTTAATTGGTATTTTATTTCCATTACTTAATAAAACTGTTTCATTTATATCTAAGCATTGATAAGTGTTCCTCGGGGATTGATTGTGTTCTGGAAAAGGAATGCATGATGCTAACACTCCAAATATTGTGCTTGAATGAATTTCACAGTGAGTAAAATTATACATTTTAGCAGATTTATTAAGCAAATCTTTTGGAAGTGATGCAATCATAGACCAGTTTTGCTCATCTGGATCAACATATTCAATAATAGATTCTTCAATTTTACTACTTATTAATAAATCATCCCATGTAAGATCTGAATTATTTACACCAGTAATTAATGGTTTTGTAATAAGAATATTATTATTTTTTACTCTAAGAAGAGGTCTTGTTAATCTACCACTATCATTACAAACTCTAATTTCCCGCATTTTATAATCAAAAATAATCGACGTATATATATTAATTATACCCTTATATTTTTTATCTTTTAACATTAAATATAATTGCTGCGGGTCATGCGTAATTCCCACCCAAGCTCCATTTATAAATACTTTAACCTTTTTATACATACTTTCTTCAGTTATTGTTGACTCATTATTAATTGGAATAACATTTGGCATAATATACTCATATAATGGTAATGAATCAGAATGAATCGTAATATGTGTCATGTAACTTAAATTCTTTACGATTCCAACTGACTGACCCTCTGGAGTTTCAGCTGGACAATTATGACAAACGAAAGATGATGCAACAAATGAATGATTATCGCTTCTAGTTGTAAAGTCATAAACTAATTCTGGTTCAATTTCACAAATTGATAATATTGGAACACTCACACAACCATTAATAACATTATCTTTCAAATAACTATCATATGTGATACCTGTAGTAAATCTAGTTGTTTGACGAATACCTTTTTTATTTTTTGATATAACTTTCCGAATTTGATTTTCAGTTAAATTTGTTTTAATTATTAATTCTTTAATATTACTTGTTAAATAGTTATCATAAATATATTGGTAGTTTTCATTACGATGTAGTTTGTTAAATTCTTTTATTTTTAAATGTTCAATAACTGGTGCGGATGTTCTACGTTTTTCTTCACAATAAGTATAATTAATTATATCTGCATATTTTACTAAGTTTTTAGAAGTATTTTCAAACACTATACATACTTTTGTTTTGTTATCATCAACAATTATTGTTTTAATAGTTGTAATTATACCAAACTCATTAAACATATTTATTATTTGAGTCATGTAATTAATTGTGTCTTGTAAATACTCATTATGAGTTGTTTGACAAGTTATACTAATATTTGGTTTCCACGTAGTGCTATTTTTCTGACACGATAAACGAGACCCATCACCTCCTTGAAATCCGGATAGAAATTCGCGTTTTATAGATAATTCTGCATTTATTAACCATTCAGGAATGGAACGACACATATTTGTCTTCTTACCTGCAAAACCTCCCAATAATAATAATAAATATGCAAATGAACCATTCTTATATACTTCCCAAGTTCTATATGTAGTAACTCTACCTGATGTTTTATCTTCAAAATTAGTTGTTCTATGTTTTATAGATGCATTTCCAAATCCTAATGCTGAAATATCATCAACTACTTGAAATACGTCTGCTTCTTCACCAAGATAAAATGATGCATTATAATATTTTTTAGCTCCATCAATTCTTTCATATAAATGCCCATCAGTATTTAACGCACCAATTAAACGCGCAATAATTTTTAATTTATAAATAGGAATATTGTAATTTAAATAGTTTAGTTCTAACAAATTAATTTTATAATGTTCCAAAATGTCAGTATCATTTATTTTTACGTTTGTTGTATTATCATCTAATATATTTTTTACAACATGACGAATGACTACTTTATCATTTAGTTCTAAATCTTCCAAATTTTTCCATTCGCAAATACCTAGATTATTTACAAGAAATGGATGATTTGCAGTAGCCTTTATTTTTCTTCCACTAATTGTAGTTATTTCAAATAATTTATCAGGCATTTTACAAAAGAATGAATGAATATCAGATGGTTCATCAAATAATGTTTTTGGATTTACGGTATTTACTCTATCTCCATCTTTCATATCTTTTATTTGTTTTATAGTTAAACGATTTGACATTAAAACTTCAACATCTCCAGTCAAACATAAATATCCCCATGACGTATTATGCAGTTTGCGAGGAGGTATTAGTTTACCACTTTTATCAGAGGGCGTCGAGATTCTTCTAGCATGACTCAAACTAGAAACATAAGTTAATCTATTCAGCACTTGAGCAACACCAACCTTATTGCTATTTGAATGTTTAATACCAAAATCACCAGTAGCTAACGCTCTTTTAATACCATTTTCAATTGTGGTTGATTTAATAATTTTATAGATATTTGTCAAATTAATAATGTTTTCATAATCATCTGTAGATTTCCATGAGCCATTATTAATTTCTCGTATAACTTGTTTTTCCATATCTTTCACAAGTTTATTCAAGTAATTTCTAAATAAATTATTTAAAAGTGTTCCAGTTAAATCAATACGTTTATTTATGTAAGAATCTCTGTCATCCTGAGGACTCATTTCAAAAGATGCTTGTAATATTTTGTTTGTCATATAACCTAAAAAGTAAATTTTTTGTGTTGCATTTTGACAATGTGGAAATAAATCATTATTCAAAATATCCATAGTAAATTCTTGTTTCTTTTTTATTCCGGTTTCTTTATCCATATTAATAGGCGTATACATAACGTTACAAGTGATATGTTTAATGCACTCATCTTGCGTTAACAATTTATTTGCATCAAAAATTGACGCATGTAAAGCAGCCAACATATTTATATTGCTTTCCTCTGCATTATCTATATCCAATAATATTTTACTACAAATTTCTTTATCAGAAATAACTCCTAATGCTCTGAATACTACAAATAGTGGCATAGGTTGTTTTACACGAGGTAATTGAACGTAAATTGGATTACCAAATCCATTATTTTTAGAACTAATCATCATCGTAATTTGCTTCGGTGAGATACATTTGTAATCAGGGACTGATTTAATTTCAGCAATCCATGTATATTTAGGATTATTTTTGGAAACATTAAAACAATACACTTTATTTTCAGCCGCACGTTCTTGACCTAAAACTGTTTTTTCAGAACCATTAATAATAAAATAGCCACCTGCATCATATTTGCACTCGCCAGTAAATGTATTTTCAACGTGTTTATATTGAGATAATACACAAATGCTTGATTTTAACATAATTGGTAATTTACCAATATGAATTTTACTTAAAACTTTATGAAATATTTGAATATTTTCTAATTCTTTACCTGACCTAACTACATATTTAATATTTATATCAACTGTCATAACTGATGCATACGTAAAATTTCTTAAACGGGCTTCTTGGGGAAACATTAACTTAGTAGCACCATTATTTTCATGGATTTGTGGTCTATAAATATTAAAATTTTCAAGTGTTACAAAAATTTCTAATGAATATTTTTTATGTTCAAGGTTAAAATCTTGTTCGGATGCAATATGAATAGGATTAAACATTTCGATTGTTTTAATAAGCTGGTGACCTACAAAACTATTGTATGATTCTATTTGATGCCTTACTAATCTTTCAAGATGATGACCTTTAAAATAAGATTCGATAATTGACCAAGGAGTTTCAATAAATGGGTCATTTTCAATATCAAAATTAAAGGATTCCTCCTTATTTTCATTATTTTCATTATTATTAATTGTTGGATTCATAGTTCCTATAATTTTATTTATTGTTGTGAACATATAACAGTTATTTTATATTTCAATTTATTTTTAAATTGTTTTAATAATACTATTATTTTAATTTCTTTTTGTTCTTTTTGCTCTTTTTGTTCTTTTTTTAGATTAATATATTTAATTAAGTTAATTAAGTTAATAAATTAAATTATATAAAAAGGGATTTATCTCTTTAGAGATAACACTTAAATATTAAAATACTTTAAACTTAAATTTAACAAAATATAAAAAATATAAAAAATTAATAGGTTGTTTGATAAAATAGATTTTCATTTATTATTATAATAATAATGTCAAATAAAACTATAAAAATAAATCCACTATTATTTAGTGTAGGCGGATTATCAAAAAAAAATAAAAAAAAACCAATTAATATTCCATTAATATCACCAAATATTCTTAAAAATAAACTTTTAAAAAGAATAAAAGATCATAAAAAAAAAGAAACATCTGATTTAGATAGTAAAAAACTGCAAGTTAAATCTGATATTATTACGTCATCATCTTCTAATAATGAAAATTATACAGATGAATTTAACGATTCAATAGAGTATTTACAATCCTTGTCAAAACAAAAAAAAACAAATTTAGAAAACGAAAATAAAAAGGCACAAATTCAAAAAAAAACAATTAAAAAATATAATTCAAATACTATGCCTATTGTTAATTTAGAGTTACCTGAAGAATTAAAGGAAACTGCTATTATTATAAATGAGCATTTTGATAATAATACTAACGGTAATGGTAGCATTCCTATAATAATTAATAGTAAACCAAATGATGTGCCTTATGGAATTTTAAAAGGTGGGAAAAAACCCACGTACAGACAATGGACACAAACACAAAAAAATGTTCATCCTAATAATTTATTATCAAATAATTTTTTAAATAAACCAGTTACCGAAAGAGAACAACGTTTAAATTTATTAAAACAAAAACTAAAAAATCAAACATTAATAGAAATACCTTCAATACAATTAGAACCAATACAAGTAGAACCAATACAATTAGAACAAATACAAGTAGAACAAATACAAGTAGAACCAAAAATACAATTAGAACCAAATTTAGAAGAAATAATATTAACGCAGAATTTAATTCAAAACCCTAAACAATCAAATGTAATAATAGCACCGGACAAAATAAAAACTGTAAAAAAATTATTAAAAAAAACAATTCATAGAAAATATACACTCGGAAAATCAAATATAAAAAGAACAGTCGCAGTTTTATTAAAGGATCAACATACCAGGAAAAAAATTGTAGATGCGCAAAAAGATTTAAAGAAAAAAACAGTTAGTGATGTTAAAACATATTTAAGACAACATAATTTAATAAAAATAGGCAGTAATGCTCCAAATGATATTGTTAGAAAAATATATGAATCTGCAGTATTAGCCGGCGAAATAACAAATAACAATAAAGATACTATGTTGCATAATTTTATGAAAGATGATTCTATAAATTAATAGTAATTTATTAATTTATTAAATTATTAATTTATTAAATTAATAAATTAATAGTAATTTATTAATTTATTAAATTATTAATTTATTAAATTATTGGTGTGTTTTATTTTATTATGTTATATTAAATGGAAACAACAAAAAATGAATTATCCCCTTATGCTACTATATTTTTCGATAAATTAAAGAATTATTTAAATACAAAATTATATTTTTTTGGAAGTATACAACGGTATGATTATTTTCCAAAATCAAGTGACATAGATGTTGATATATTTACTGATAATGAGTCTAAAACAATTTCTCAAATGCAAAATTTTTTAAATATTGAAAAAAAAAATATAAAAAAATTTGTTTATAAATTTAATAATAATGATAACACAAAATATAAACTTATAAATGGATATAAAATAAAATACTCTGAACCCGAACATTCATTATTTGTTGAATTCTCTGTTTATAATGAAAATTTTAAAGAATATGTTTTAAATGAACACACGCGTAAAAATATATTACCATATTATGTAACTTTTTTTATGGTAATTGTTAAATACTTATATTATGAATTTTGCATTATACCCAAAGTAATATATAAATTTTTTAAAAATTTTTTTATGAATACATGTATTGATGGTAAAGATGCAGAATTTGTGGTTATTGATTTAAAAGATAAAGATGAAGATGATAACGAATAATCATGTTAAAATAAATTATATTAAATTATATTAAATTATATTAAAGATATAAACATAATATTTATATATTATATTTATCAATTATGGCTTTAATACAAGAATATTTTAATTTAGTATTAAAATATCAAAATGATTATGGAGATAAAATAATATTACTTATGCAAGTAGGCGCTTTTTTTGAAGTTTATGGAATTTTAGATAAAAAAACAGGTAATATTATTAATAGTCAAATTCAAGAATTTTCACGAATATGCGATTTAGCTGTTGTTGAAAAAAACGTATGCGTTGGACAAAATAACGTAGTTATGGCAGGAATTAAGGATATTATTTTAGAGAAAAATATTAAAAAAATCCAAGAAGCTGGATTTACTGCAGTTGTTTATGCTCAGGATGAAAATTGTAAAAATACTTCTAGATCATTAGCTGGGATTTTCTCTCCAGGCACATTTTTTCAAGATGATTCAACTAAGCTTTCAAATAATATTACATGTATTTGGGTTGATTTATTTGAAAACAAATTTTTATTCAAGGGCAAATTTGTAGTTGTTGGAGTATCAAATATTGATATTTATACTGGAAAAACAAGCATTTTTCAATTTAAAGAACCATGGCATAATAATCCTACTACATTTGACGAGTTAGAACGTTTTATTTCTATATATAATCCAAGCGAGGTAATCATTATTTCGAATTTATCTGATAAAGAAATAGATAATATAATTGATTATGTTGATATTAAGTGTTCTTTAATACATAAAATAAATACAACCTGTATATCTATTGATAAAAAAGAAAGTTTATCTTTATTGCGTGTTAAAAACTGCGAAAAACAAACATACCAGAGAGAAATTTTAAATAAGTTTTATAAGATTAATGATTATGACGTTTTTTTTCAAAATTTTAATGAGAATAATATTGCATGTCAATCATTCTGCTTTTTATTAGATTTTGTTTATCAACATAATCCTTATTTAGTAAATAAAATTAGTGAACCTATTTTTGAAAATTGTTCGGATAGACTTATTTTGGCAAACCACTCACTCAAGCAACTAAATATAATTGATGACAATAATTATAATGGTAAATATTCTTCTGTTTCAAAAATGTTGAATGAATGTTTAACTCCTATGGGTAAAAGAAAATTTTTATATAATTTTTTAAATCCTACTACTAATACTGAATATTTACAAAGAGAATACAACATTACTGAACACATTATAAATAATAATACTAAATATCACCCTTTTTTAAAACAAAAATTAACTGAAATTAAAGATATTTCAAAATGGTCAAGACAAATTTTTTTAAAAAAAATTGCACCAAAATCATTTTGTATTTTATATAATAATTTATTAAATATTCGAGATATTTATGATGTTATCAGCAAAGATAATATTATAACTGAATATTTAAATATTCACGAATCCAATATTTTAAATATTAAAGATTTTTGCAATACATTATTAAATTTTATTGATATAAATTTTGATTTCGAATTAACCAAAGATATTGAACAAACACAATATTTTGACATTAATTTTATTAAAAAAGGGGTTGATAATAATTTAGATAATAAAACAGAAACTATTAAAGAATCTGAAGATAAGCTTGAGTCAATTAGAAGTTATTTTAATGGTTTAATTGAAAATAAAGAGAAAAAAAGTAAAACAAAAAATAACGATTTTGTTAAAATTCATGAAACAGAAAAAAATAATTTTAGTTTAGTATGCACAAATAGACGATGTAAATTATTAGAAGATGCATTACCTACTTCAAAAACATTTATCACATTACAGTTTAATTCTTTCTTACAAATTAAAGAGTTTGAATTTGTAGTTTGCAAAAAGGATACTGAATTTCATAAGCAAAGTGCTGCTAATAATTTTATTATAAATGATCAAATTAAAGGATTGTGCAAAAATATTTCAACAATTAAAATTTCTTTAAAGGAAATCATTACAACTATTTTTTATAATTTAGTTGATAAATTTGGCGAATTTAAAAATGAAATTGAAAGCATAATTAATTTTACAACGTTAATTGATATTATTTATACAAAAGCATCAATTGCTCAAAAATATAATTACTGTAAGCCTAATATTATTCAGGCAGAAAAATCGTTTGTTAATGCCAAAAATCTTAGACACTGCTTGATTGAGCATTTACAAACAAATGAATTATATGTTACAAATGATATTACTATTGGTGCAAATGAAGGTGAATGTATAGATGGCATATTATTATACGGAACAAATGCAGTTGGTAAGACTAGCTTTATTAGATCACTTGGAATTTCTCTCATTATGGCACAATCAGGACTATTTGTTCCTTGTTCAGAGTTTAGATACATGCCTTATAATTATATATTTACCAGAATTCTTGGAAATGATAATATTTTCAAAGGGCTTTCTACCTTTGCTGTTGAAATGTCTGAGCTGCGAACTATATTACGTCTTGCAGATCAAAATAGCTTAGTTTTAGGGGATGAATTATGTTCTGGGACTGAAAATACGTCAGCGGTCAGTATTTTTGTAGCTGGAATACAAAAGCTACATCAAACAAGCAGTAGTTTTATTTTTGCAACACATTTACATGAAATTATTAATTATGAAGAAATTACTAGCTTAAAAAGTGTAGTATTAAAACACATGGAAGTTATTTATGATAAGGAAAATGATATATTAGTTTATGATAGAAAACTAAAAGATGGTCCGGGTAATAGCATGTATGGATTAGAGGTTTGCAAATCATTAAAATTACCTGAGGATTTTCTAGAGGCTGCATTTAATATTAGAATGAAATATCATCCTGAAGAAGGAAGTATACTTTCTCTCAAATCTTCACATTTCAACTCCAAAAAAATAATGAATTTATGTGAGAAATGTAATAAAAATATGGGAAAGGAGGTGCATCATCTTCAGCATCAAAGTGAAGCTGATGAAAATGGCATTATTAAAAATGATGATAAAGTATTTCATAAAAATAATACAGCTAATTTAATTACATTATGTGAAAATTGCCATAATGAAATTCATAAAAAAAATATTCAACATAAAAAAGTTAAAACATCTCAAGGATATAAAGTAAAAGAAATAAAGTAAAGGAAATATTAAAAAATTATTTCTTTCCTTTTCTTTTTGTCATTTTTTTAATACCCATATTAAACCCCGTTGCTAAAGTTCCATAAATTCCTTCTAAACCTTTATTAATTGTTGGAGCTGATTTTATAGCTACAGTTTTGACAGTTGAACCAACGGTTTTTAATCCTTTTTTTACGGCAGGAATCGCAGATTTTACAACAGGAACTGCTAATTGTGATGTTCCTTTCACTTTTTTAAATAAATTATTTGTTTTAGATTTATTTGTTCTAGATTTACTTGTTCTAGATTTATTTCTACGCGTTTTTCTCATATAAATTATATTATATAATTATTTACTTTATATAATATAATAATGATTTTTATAAAAAAATATAAATATATTTTAAATGTATTTATTGTGGTTTTAATTATATTTATTATTCTCTTATTTAGTAATAGTAATCAAAAAATAACTATTGAATCATTAAAAAATAAACATAAAAAACATAAAAAAAAAGATACTACGTCTACAACTGATACTACGTCTACGTCTACAACTACAACTACATCTGTGAAACCTTTACCAGATACAACAATTAATATGGATCCATTTATTGATTTTTGTAAAAGTAATTTAGGTTCGCTTAAAGAAGCGTGTTCTAAATTAACAAACAATAATTGCAATAAACCTGCCTGTTGTGTTGTTCTAAATGGAGAGAAATGCGTTGCTGGTTCTCAAAATGGACCAACATTTAAAACTGAATCTGGTAAAGATATTAATATAGATTATTATTATTTTCAAAATAAATGTTATGGTGATGGGTGTCCTGCTAAAAAAAATACAAAATAAAAACTAAAAAAATAACTTTATAATATTAATACCTGAATCACATGCTAATTCTTCAACAATTGAATTATTATTATAATCATTCAAATAAATAATTTCTTTAATATTAGAAGCCGCAATACTACGAAAGCAATTTATACATGGATAATGTGTTATATAAATTTTAGCTTCATCTAAACTTGTTCCACGTTTCGCACAATCAGAAATTGCATTTATTTCACTATGAATAATAGATTGTTCATGGTTATCTTGAATACGACTTATATGTGGAGCTCCACAAATAAAGCCATTATAGCCCATAGAAATTATTCTATTATTTTTTACTATTACGCTGCCAACATGTAATCGTTCACACGGAGATCTGCAAGATGCTAGTAATGCAATAGACATAAAATATTCATCCCATTCAAGACGCGATGTATTATTTTTAGCAAATTCATTTATTTGTGAAAGCATATTATAGCATATAAATTATAATATGTTTAAATTATTTTATAAATTTAGATTATTATGGATATTGAAAATATAATAACAACATAGCAGGACCTCCTATTCCACCGGCTGCTCCTTGATTATTTGAGCTTTTTCCTCCACCTCCACCTCCACCGCCATAACCTTTAGTAGTTGTACTAGCTGTAAATGAACTTCCGCCAACACCACCAACACCACCTCCACCACCACCAGTAAAACCATTTACTCCAGTCCCACCAACCCCGTATGTAGCACCCCCACCACCACCACCACCACCACTTCCACCATTTTGATTCGTAGCTTCGTAATTACTACCACCACCACCACCACCACCAAAAAGTGTATTTGATAATAAATTATCACCTAAAAATGTTAAAAAATTACCTATATTTCCAGAATTTAAAAAAACACCACCACCATTCTCACCCCCATTATATTCTCCTGCTTGACCACCAACACCAAATTCTCCTGCAATATTGCTACTTGGACTTTTTGAATAATTTATACTATTTAAACTCATATCAACCGCCCCTCTATATGCCTCTTGTCCTGATTGTGCTATAAGACTAAACGCACTTGGAGAAGTACTATTTGTGAATGTTGTGTTTAATAAACTTGAAACATTTGGTATAGTAACATTATAGTTTGCTACTGGAAAATTATTAACAAAATCATTCCATATTCCACCAGCTCCTCCAGCAACTCCTCCTGTTATTGCACTTAAGGCTCCTATTCTTCCATTACATCCTAGTCCAACTATCATATAATATAATATAGGAATAGTACCAGTCAAAATGTTAAAACTATTTGTACTAGAAGAATTGAATAAAATATATGTATAACCATTACTAGGCGCAGATGTAACAAACGGATTAGTACTAGATACTATTCCATTTGTAGTATATGGCTTATAAGCAGCAAAAATGTTCCTTAAATCAAGATTATTTCCACTAATATCATTATAATTTTTAACAATATAATTTGTATTATAACCAATTGATGAACCGGTTGATATATTTGCAAAAATTGTATTTAAATCTAGACCACCAGATATTTTATAATTTGTTTTTGCCGATGCTGACAAAGAACCAAGTGGTTGAAATATTGATGATAAATCTAAACCTCCAACAGTATAAAATGTTTTTGGATTTGACATTATTATATTATATTATATATTATATTATATATTATATTATATATTATATTATATAAAATAAATAATATAATAAAAAATTGAATTAACTTTAATAAATTTAAAAAAAGATATAAGAATAATATAACAAATACATATATAAGATGATTATCCCTATTAAATGCTTTACTTGTGGAATGGTTATTGCCGATAAATATAGATATTATACTCAAGAAGTTCGTAAAAGAAAAATAGCAAAAGATGGAATGGAAGTAAATAAGGTTTTATATTTAACTAAAGATTTTCATGAAAAAACGCCTGAAGGCGAAGTATTAGATGAGCTTGGCTTAAAGAAAATGTGTTGTCGTAGACATTTACTTACACATGTTGATATCGAATAATATCTCACTATATATTATAAATGTCCAGAACCAAAAGGCAAAAAATTTATAAAATGAAAGGTTGTAATAAAAATAAATCTAAAAAACATTTAGGCGGGAATAATTTAAATTTAGCATATACTGGTAAAACTACTCCTTCTATTCCTAATCCTTATTTAGCATATACAGGTAAAACTAATATAAATGCTGAAAATGCAGCTTATCCTAATACTGGACCTATTGCTATTGCACAAAATTGGTTAAATTCGTCGATGCAGCGAGGTGGTTCATGTCCTTTACAAAAAGGCGGATCATGTCCTTCACAAAAAGGCGGATGCGGATCATGCTCTTCACAAAAAGGCGGCTCTTATCCAAATGGGTTAACAGGACAAAATTGGGGAGCTAATTTAAAATGGCCTGGAACAAATCATGTTAGTGGGGACTATAACCATTATGCACTTAATAAATATGCACCTGTTGATATTTCGCGTGAAATGATTGCTCAAGGAGCTCAACCGCCATTTTTAGGAGGATCAAAACATAGTAAAAAAACAAGAAAAAATAAAAGTAGAAAACAAAGAGGAGGTAGCTTTTCAAATTTTTTATATCAAGATCTAGTAAATGTTGGCAGACAATTTCAGTTTGGCATGGGTAGCGCATATAATGGATTAAAAGGCTACGAAGCTCCAGTAAGCCCGATGCCCTGGCAACAACCTGGATTATCAAAAGGAATCTCAAAATATTAAATCGGCACAAAATATTAAATCGACACAAAATATTAAGGTAATTATTTTTTCTCGTTAATAAAAAGTATATAATATTATATTTAATAATATTATATAATGAAAATAAAAAATGGATTTACATATGAAAAAGATGGATGGAAATATATATCAATAAAAGGAGATCCAAAAGAAAGAGGATATGCTTATGGGTATTTATGTGCAACAGATTTTAAAAAAATCCAATCCATGTTAGATTTTTGGATATATGAATCATATGGAAAAAAATGGGAGTATTTTATTAAAGAAATTAATAATGATTTTAAAGAAATGACAAAAACTGAATTTTCAGAATTTTATGAAGAAATGGAAGGAATTTGTGATGGATGTAACGCGAATGGATGCGAAACAACAATCGATGAAATAATTGCCTGGAATTTTTATATGTCACTTTCTTACTGGTATTCTACTAAATCAGAACATCGTATAGGAAAAGAAGGAGGCGCTAAAGATAGATGTAGTGCTTTTATTGCTGTAGGCGACGACTGGACCGAAGATGGTAAAATTGTATGTGCTCATAATTCATTTTCTGATTATATTGATGGTCAATATTCAAATATAATTTTAGATTTAAATCCATCTAAAGGGTTTCGATTTATCATGCAAACTAGCCCATGTTGGATATGGAGTGGAACCGATGTATTTGTAACTGCTGCAGGTATTATTGGAACAGAAACAACCATCGGTGGATTTACTCCTTATGAAAAAAAATATCCAATTGGATATAGAATTAGACAAGCGATGCAATATGGAAAAAATTTAGACGAGTATGTAGATATTTTATTAAAAGAAAATTCAGGAGATTATGCTAACTCTTGGTTATTCGGAGATATTAATACAAATGAAATATTAAGGATTGAATTAGGTCTTAAATTTCATAATACAGAGAGAACAAAAAATGGTTATTTTATTGGATTTAATGCGCCATATGATCCACAAATACGCAATTTAGAATGTAATAATTCTGGCATGTATGATATTAGGAGACATCAGGGATCACGACTTGTTCGCCTTGAAGAATTAATGGATAAACACAAGGGTAAACTAAATATTGAAATTGCAAAGGAAATAATTGCAGATCATTATGATGTCTATTTACACAAAGAAAATCCATGTTCTAGAACTGTTTGCTCTCATTATGATTTAGATGCCAGGGAATACATGTCTGATTCATCTAGACCAAAACCATTTGCAGCGCATGGTGCAGTTGATGGTTTTGTAATGGATTCAACATTAGCAAAAAAAATGGCATTTATTGGACGATTTGGTAATTCTTGTGGAATATCATTCGATAAAAATAAATATTGTGATAAAAATATGCAGTGGAACATTTTAAGGCCATATTTAATAGATAGGCCTAGTCAATCATGGTCTGAATTTTCGTCTAAAGATGCAGATGCAGATGATAATGATAATGAACCTAAAAAAGAAGATAATATTAAAATTAAAAAAAGTAGAAAAAGCAGAAGATTATTTACAAAGAAAAATAGAACAAAAAAGAAATAAGAAATTTATAAACTATACAAAGTTTTTTGTAATAATAATGTTAAATTTTCATGCATATTTTTTGACTGATTCATCCAATTACTTCCGGCTCTATAATGAAAAATATTATTATTATAAATTTCCGCAAAATATTTATTATTTACATTTCTTGTATCGTTATCTAAAAATAAAAAATAAGATTTATTATATATTATAAACATTTTATATTGAGTTTAATTATGCTTTTTTTCATATTATATAAATATAATAATATAAATGAACAAAATAATAATTTTTGTACATACATGTAAAATTTATGAAGAATCTAGAGCAAAATTAATTGAACAAACCTGGGGAAATAAAAAAAATGTTATTTTTATAACAGATAATAACCAATCAACTTTAGTTAATAATATTTATATTGGCGAATATAAAAGAGGTCCAACATATCATCCCGAAAATGTTATTAAAATGTTTAATTTATTTTTAAATAATTATAATACATATGATTGGTTTATGATTATAGACGATGATAGTTATTTATATATTGATAAATTAATAAATTATTTATCATTTTTTGATAAAAATGATTGTTATATGATAGGTGATTTTTTAAATTGGGTAGCACCAAGAGATGAACCTGATTTTACTTGTGATTATAATAGATGGGTCAGCGGTGGTCCAGGAATTGTTTTTACAAAAAAATGTATAGAAAAATTTATAGAAATAAATAAAAATATAAATATACCATATACAAACCATGATGTATGGTTACATAATTTATATCAACGTTCAGACAAAAGAATTAAACGAGTAGACTGCCCTGGGTTTCATCAATATAATTCAAAAACTTTATTAAATAAATATTCAAAACAAAGTAATAATTTAATATCTGTTCATTTAGAACGTAATATGGAATTATTAATTAAGTATCATATTTAATTAAAAATATCAGATATATTTTCTATTAAATTAACTGTTTTTTTATTTTTTTCTGTGTAAGTTTTTTTATAATATTTACCAGGATTGCTAAGTATAGAAATAATTATTTGTATATCATTATCAATATTTCCAGATAATGTTATAACTTCATCAAAATAATTTTTAATTTTATTACATCCAAAATAGATTGGCATACAACTAAACATAATAGGTGTTATAATTTTTTCAGAAATATAATGATCATTTATATAATTTTCAATACATATAGAAAACATATAATTTTCATATGGCTCAGCATCATTAAATTTACCTTTAACACCTGAATAATTATATAAATTAGAACCATGACCATAAATATCAATTGGTAAATTAAATTTTATAATATTTTGAATAAATTCATGTCTGTATTTGTGCCCTGGGGCAAATTGTTTTTGACTAACTACAATAGACATAATATTATGTTTATTTATAATTTCCTTACAAGGATTCGAATGCCACATATATCCAAAATGTCCAATAAATGGTTCCGGTAAGTTTTTTGTATTTCCTATAAAATATTTTCCTATATATTTTTGTGCATAATTAATAAATTGTTGATTAATATGTAAAAATTCAACAGGCTCAAAAGCTAATCCTAAAACATTTTCTTTTGCAATATTTAATACAGGCATAGCTTTATTTAATATAATAGCATGAGTATAGTCATTTTTATCAGTAATATATACTTTTTTATTTAATCCATAAAAATTTAAATTATTTGAATTACAAATTGTTTCAAAATTTTTTTTACATGTTTCACTATCACAAAAATCAGAAAAAATCTTAATAATCATTTTATAATATATAATAAAATATATTTTTATATTATAAAATTTTATAAATATATTATATTATAAAAATAACAATTATTATATATTATAAAATTACATTTTAAAAAAATAAGATTATTATATAATATTATAAAATGGATAAACTTAAAAAAAATGATGTATCTTGGAATATAATTGAAAAATATTTTGCAGATAATCCTAATAATTTAGTCGCACATCATTTAGATTCATTTAATAATTTTTTTAGTGTTGGTATCAATAAAATTTTTCACGAAAATAATCCCATTAGATTTATTGAAGCTGAAGAAGAAGAAACCAACGAAAAAAGAAATGAATGTTTGCTATATTTAGGTGGAAAAGATGGATCTAAAGTTTACTTTGGTAAACCAGTTATTTATGATGATTCACATACACATTTTATGTTTCCAAATGATGCACGTTTACGCAATATGACATATGGAATCTCAATTCATTATGATGTAGACGTTGATTTTATTTATTATAATGGAGAAGAACAAATGATGCATACAGAAACACTTGAAAAAATTTATTTAGGTAATTTTCCAGTCATGATTCAGTCTAATATGTGTATTTTAAATAAATTAAACAAAGAAGTTCGTTTTAATATGGGCGAATGTCGTAATGATTTTGGTGGTTATTTTATAATAAATGGCAAAGAAAAGGTTATAATACCTCAAGAAACATTTGCAAATAATACAATTTATATTAAAAAAAATAACAAATTAGATATTTATAGTTATTCGGCTGAAATTAGATCAGTATCTGAGGATGCATCAAAATCAATTAGAACTTCCGCTGTTAGAATTGTTTCACCATCCACTTTTTATTCTAATAATCAAATTGTAGTCGCAGTACCAAATGTTAGAAAACCTATTCCACTTTTTATTTTAATGAGGGCGTTAGGTGTTATTTCAGATTTAGATATTATAAAAACTTGTTTACTTGATTTAAATAAAAATGAATCTTATGTTGATTTATTTATTCCATCCGTTCACGATGCAAATAAAATATTTACTCAGGAAACAGCATTAGATTATATAAAATTTTTTACAAAAAGAGGCACAATTGCCGGAGTTATTGAAATATTATCCGATTATTTTTTGCCTAATATAGGTGAGTTAAATTTCTTAGAAAAGGCATATTTTATAGGCTTAATGGTTAATAAATTATTAAAAGTTTATACAAAAGTAGAAAAACCAACAGATCGTGATAATTTTGCATTTAAAAGAATTGAATTATCTGGAACTCTTGTTTATGATTTATTTCGAGAATATTATTTAATTCAAAAAAAGGATATTGCAAGAAAAATAGACGAAGAATATTATTATCATAGAAGTAGTTATAAAACAGATGAAGAAGAATCTGAAAAAGTTACTAGAAAAGATAAAAAAAATGTAAAGGAAAAAGGACAACGTAATGAAAAAAAATACAACGATGATAGTTTTATTGATTTAATTATGGTTAATTATAAACAATTATTTAAAGAAAGAATTGTTGAATCGGGATTTAAAAAAGCTTTTAAAGGTAATTGGGGATCTGAGGCACACACAAAACGAATAGGAGTAATTCAAGATTTAAATAGATTAAGTTGGAATACGTTTATCTCTCATTTGCGTAAAATTAGTTTGCCATTAGATTCAAGTGCAAAGGTTGTTGGCCCGCGTTTATTAAATTCTTCTCAGTGGGGATTAATTGATCCAATTGATACTCCTGATGGTGGCAATATTGGATTGCATAAACACTTAGCCATTAGCACTAGTATAACAATTGGAACATCTATGTATCCTATAATTAAATGGCTTAGGGCATATACTTCTATGGAATTATTATTAGAATGCAGTCCTGAACATCTCGGAAATAGTTCTAAAATAATTATAAATGGTAATTGGATTGGAGTAATTGACAAGCCTTTGAATTTAGTTAACATGCTTAAATTATATAGAAGAAATGGCATTATTCCTGCATTTGTTAGTATATCATTTAACTATCAAAAAAATGAAATAAATATTTATACTGATGCTGGCAGATTATCTAGACCAATATATTATGTTGAAAATGGTAATATAAGTTTCAATAGACCAAATGTGCTTGATTTATTATCATCAGGTAAAATTTCATGGGAACAAATAATGACAGGATTTTTACCCAAATCTGATGCAAATTTTTCAATTAAATCAAATATAACATATGATTTGAATGAATTATATAACGATATAAGTGGAGATAACCTAGATAAAATTAATACAACATTACAAGAAAACCAAGCTATTGTGGATTATATAGATACTGCGGAATCTGAATCGGCTATGATTGCTACAAAGGAAGAAGATTTTAATAATAATAATTATTATACACATATGGAAATAGACCCATCCCTTATTTTAGGTGTAATGGGTAATCAAATTATTTATCCAGAGCATAATCCAGTTACGCGTAATTCTTTTTCGTGTGGGCAAAGTAAGCAAGCTGTTTCTGTATATCATTCTAATTATCAAATGCGTATTGATAAAATGGGGGTCGTTTTAAATTATGGGCAAACCCCGCTCATTAAATCTAGATATCTTGAATATATAAATAATGAAGAACAACCATATGGCATTAATGCAATTGTTGCTATAATGTGTTATACTGGTTATAATGTAGAAGATGCTATTTTAATTAATGCGGGTTCAGTTAGTAGAGGAATTTTTAGAACAACTTATTTTTCGATGTATGAATCAAGAGAAGAAAGCGCAAAAATATCCGGCCTATCCAATTCTAAATTTGCTAATATCGAAAAAAATAATGTTATTCGCACTAAACCTGGGTTCGATTATAGTCAACTAGATAATTATGGCATGATTAGTGAAAATTTACCATTAACTGATAAAACGGTTGTTATCGGCAAAATTGTTTCTAATCCAGAAGATAAAAATTTATGGATAGATGCATCCGTTATGCCTAAGAAAGGACAACTTGGCTTTGTAGATAAGTCTTTTATAACTCAGGGAGAAGAAGGCACAAATATTGCTAAAGTTAGGATTCGCGAAGAAAGGATACCCGCAATTGGTGACAAAATGGCTTCGAGAGCGGGTCAAAAAGGAACCTTAGGTCTCATTATTCCTGAAGAAGACATGCCTTTTGCCGCAGATGGAACTCGACCAGATTTAATAATAAACCCACATGCTATCCCATCACGTATGACTATTGGTCAAATTGTAGAATCCTTATTTGGTAAGGCATGTGTAACTTATGGTGGATTTGGTGATTGCACCGCTTTTCAAGTAAAAGGGTCCAATTATTCTGTGTATGGACCTATGTTAACAAAAGCGGGGTTTCATTCAAGTGGCAAACAATTATTATATAATGGAATGACAGGAGCTCAAATTGAGTCAGATATTTTTATGGGACCAACTTATTATATGCGTTTAAAACACATGGTAAAAGATAAAATAAATTATAGAGCGCGTGGACCAAATACAAGTTTAACAAGACAACCCGTTCAAGGCCGAGCAAATGATGGTGGTTTAAGGATTGGAGAGATGGAACGTGATGGGGTTTTAGCTCACGGAATGTCTTATTTTTTAAATGAATCCTTTATGGTAAGAGGAGATGAATATAAAATAGCTGTATGTAATAAAACAGGGTCTGTTTCTATTTATAATAATGCAAAAAATTTGTTTTTTAGTTTATTTGCAGACGGTCCAATTAATTTTCATACAAATCCAAATGGTGAACTAAATATTAAAAATGTTAGTAAATTTGGACGTTCATTTAGTATTTTAAAAATACCTTACTCATTAAAATTATTAATGCAAGAGTTAGCAGTTTTAAATATTCAAATACGTATAATTACAGATGAAAACGTAGATCAACTATTAAGTATGTCATATTCAAATAATATAACTAAATTACTAAAAATAGAAGAACCCAAGGAAGTTAGGGATTCTACAAAAATAATTACAACTGAATTATATAGTAAAATATTCAGTAAATGGCAAGAATATAAGAATCAATCTGGACCAGCGTTGGATGCGGAAGAATATAAATTAGTTGAAAAAAATCAGTTTGAACAACGTCCTAATTTAGCATTATTAAATAAAAGCAAAGATAAAAATCAAATTGAAAAAATTATAGAAACATACGTCCAAGATATTAAAAAAAATAATGTAAGACAACAAACTATGATTAAGCATAAAGATGAAACACCCGTAATGCCAAGTGCAGAGTTACTTCCTACAACACCAGATAATTCACCTCCTCCTACAACCAAGATATTTCTTCCTGTAACACCAGAAAATTCACCACCTGGAAATTCGCCACCTGGAAATTCGCCTGGATATGGGCCTAGCCCAGAACATAATTCGCCTGGTTATGGACCTAGCCCTGAACATAATTCGCCTGGTTATGGACCTAGCCCTGAACATAATTCTCCGGATATTTTGCCTCCTACAACCAAGAGATTTCTTCCTGTAACACCAGATCATTCGCCGCCTGATAATTCACCTGGCTATCCACCTAGTCCAGAAGAATCAATTTTGGATGTTAAACCTATTCCTGAAGAAAAACAAGAAGTTGATAATAGTGATAGTAAAACAATTTCACTATCAAGTGATGAAAACACAAATTCAGAAATAAAAAAAATAAATTTATAAGTAATTTTTATAAGTAATTTTATAAAAAATTGAAATAAAAAGAATTATTATAGTATATAATATACTATAATAATGACTAGCCAAAATTTAAGTAGCCAAACTTCTTTAATTTATAATTCTAGAAAAAATGTTTTAAATTTAATGAAAAGACAGGGATTTAATACAGATGATAATGAGAATTTTAGCATTAACGAAATTAATACTATGAGAATAAATAATCAATTAGATATGCTTTTAGAAAAAACAGATGAAGATGAAATTACAAAAAGAAAGTCTAAAATTTATATTAAATATAATATAACAAAATCAATTAGACCTGCAAATATTCAAGAAATAATAGATGATTTATTTAATTTAGAAGAAGTATTAACCAAGGCTGATTCATTATTTATAATTACCAAGGAAGACATGAATGATACAATTACAAGTGAAATAAAGCATATCTGGGAATCAGATGGATATTTTGTAGTAATCCAAAATATCAAAAGATTACAATTTAATATTTTGGATCATACTCTTGTTCCTGAACATCGTGTAATGAAAAGTGAAGAAGTTGCTAAACTTATGAAAAAATACAATATTTCAAATATAACAGAATTGCCTGATATATCTAGGTTTGATCCAGTAGCACAAGTAATAGGATTAAGACCAGGCCAGGTATGTCATATTATAAGACCTAGTAAAACATCAATTCAGACTGATTATTACAGGGCTTGCATATAATAAAATAATAGTTATAAATAAAATAATAGTTATAATATTATTTTATATATATTAATGGATTTAACAGAAAACTTAACAAAACCTGACTTTTTTTTATCTCAAATAAATACATTAAAAGAAAAATTACCAGCAATTTTAGATGATTTTAAAAAAATATTTATTTTTTATAATAAAACGCCTGAATCAAGTGAATATCAACAGATGTTTGAGAATATTAAACATAATTTACAAAAAGTCAATTCGGAATTATTTATGACAACAAATAATATTGAAAAGGATACCGAGTATATTAATAAAAAATTGCATAAATTAGATGTATTAATAAAACAAGAAAAAATTAAAAATAAGAAATTTAAAAAAAAATTAGGAATTATTGAAAAAGAATATAATGGCTCTGATGAATTGATCGATGATTATAAAGAAATATATAATTTATATTATTTAACCAATTTTGCTTTATTTATTGGCATTATATTATTTGGTTTAATAATGTCAAAAGTTTTTTCATCTAAAACCCCAACAATTTAATAATAAATACATTTATATATTTAAAAATATTTTATTTAAATATATAAAATATGTTTAATCCTTTTAAATCTTTTAAACAATTTAAATATAATTACCATGTAAATTTAGATAATTATTCAAATAAATATATTAATATGATGCAACTAATTTACGAAAAAAAAAGGACGATGAAATATATATTAAATGAAGATGATGATACAACAAATATAAAGTCTGAAATAATAACAAAAAAATACTATTTAGTATTATATAATTTTTTAGCAATATCTTTATTATTTATACTTAACTCTAGTATAAATCTATTATAAAAATAAATATTTTGTTTTCTTTCTATATTTATATAAATGAGCGAAAATCAATCTAAACAAAATTCAAATACTAATACTTCTAGCTGTAATGATAAATCTAGTAGTAATGATAAATCTAGCAGTAATGATAAATCTAGCAGTAATGATAATACTAAATCAATCATCATGGGTTTAGAAACTCTTAGTAAAGAATATGACGTTACTTTAATTAAATATAACCAAGCACAAAAAGATTATGTTAATTTTATTAAAACTCAGTCATCTTCTAACTCTTGTTCGAAATATTCTTCAACTAGCACAGGAATTAGTCAAGCATGTTATGATGAAATATGGACAAAGGCAGGCTGCACCACAACTGGAGTAGTAGATGCGAGTAGTTCTACATCTCAAACATTAAATGATTTAATTTATAATAGTTTTTTATCAGCTACACAAACCGATACCGATAGCAGAAATAAGTGCTATGGAACAACAACTGATTATAGCACAGCTACTGATCCTAATTATAACATAAATGCAGCAACTTTAGTAGGTATTAAAGGCGCCGCATTTTGGGGATCCGGTAGTCTTAGCGAAGGAGCCGCAACTGACATAGATCAGTGTAAAGCGATGTGTTCGGCAGATTCAACTTGTTCCGGAGCTACCTTTAATTTAGATAAACAATATTGTTTGACAAGAACTGGAAATGGGTCAATTAGTACCGGAATGTCCTCAAGTGATTATGCTATTATTCCTGAAAATTTAAAATACTTAAAGGTTATCCAACATTTATCCGAAAAATTAACTAGTATTAATACAAAAATACTAGAAATAATGAATAAGGGCCAACCATTATATAGTGAACAAGATATGGAAAGGAAACGTCAAACAATTGTTCTTAATAAAAATTACAAGAAATTAACAGAAGAAAGAGAGAAAGTAGATAAAATAATAAAAAAATACAAAGATTTAGAAACATCTCAAGAGCAAGGGGAAACGTTTATTAATGAAAAATATGCAAAATATATTATATATATTATAATATCAATCATTATTGTATTTTTATGTATAAATTTTTTCCCTACAAATACTGAAAATTCTCAGATAATCCAACATGGTGGTAGTTTAAGTAATAAAATATATATTTTAGTTTTTATTATATCTTTAATTGTTATAGTAATTAATAAATATTTTATTCAAATTTAAATTTAAATAAATAATATATATTTATAAAAATGGAACATAACCCAGAAATTAAGGATACTGATACTAATGAAACTGATACCGTTGAAACTGTTATTACCGAAAAATATATATGTCCTAATTGTAATAAAACTCAAATAAAAATAATTAGTGTAAATGTTTGCGAGGCGGAGGGAGCTATTTGGTATAAATGCTCCATTACAAAAAAATGCCCGTTATTTCAAATTAAACAGTTAAATATATAATATATTATATAATATTGTCTTCTTTATATAATATAAATGAGTAATTCAGGTTCAAATAATGAAAATTTAACTCAGCAATATAATACTACATTAGATCAATACCAAAAAACATACGAAGATTATATTTCTTCACTCAATAAATCAACTACAAATACGAATTTTAATGATTTTAATTCTCAACTTAAAACATTAAATCAACAATTAATAGATATTAATACATCAATTGCTAAAAATGTTAAGCAAGATTCATCTAGTTATTCAACAGATTCTCAAAAATCCGGACAGCAAAACCAAATTCTTCAACAAAATAATAATAATTTATTATCTGAAAAAGCAAAAATTGATAAAATAACAAAAGAAAATAGCACAATTAATGAAGCCACAATAAATTCACAGCTTGTTGTTACAGAATATTATTCAAGATATATTGTTCTATTATTTATAACAATTTTACTAACTGTATTATTATTTAAATATGCTATTATAGGAAGTGAACAACAAGGCGGAGGTGGCAGAAATTTTGCAAATGAAGCTACCTTTTTATTTATACTAATGACAACATTTCTTGGTTTAGCACATGCATTTAATAATATAAATTCTTATATATTATTTACAATTATGATAATAACATATATTGTAATTAAATTAAAAATAGTGCATAACATTAAATAATAACTTAATATAAATATAATTAACTATTTGCAATAGTTTTTTCTATATATTTATATTAATGACTAGTATTCTAAATATGTTTTATAGTTTAGATAATTCAAATTCACATAATTTGAATAATTCAAAAACAAATAATAGTAAAAATAATAATTTAATGTCTACACCAGCATTAAATCAGGGTGCAAATTTTTCAAATTATCAAAATAAAATCAAAAATCGTATTAAAAAAGATATTAAAAATGTAAATAGCAAAGAGGGATTTCAATCATCTAGTTCCTCTTCCTCTTCTAATTCTAATTCTAATTCTAATTCTAATTCTAATTCTAATTCTAATTCTAATTCTAATTCTAATTCTGATTCTTCTTCATCAACAAATCAATTAGCTTCACAAGCAAAACAAGTTTTAGGTGATACCAGCTCAGGAGCAAATACCTCATTACAAAAAGAATATGATATTACTTTATTATTATATCAAAAATTATTGGCAAAGGTATCTAGTGGCACAACTGATTATATTAATCGTGTTAGTCCTAAAAATACATATTTAAATAAACTTATTCGATGGACCGATCCAAATGCCAAAGGAGCTGTTATGTATGTTACAAATCAGGGTGTAGCAAAACCAATTAATGATAAAAATGTTTTTAAAAGTATTTTAGGTATAAATGGTTGTCCAGGTATTAAAAATATGATTGATATTTCATTAACATGGGATGCATCATATATGGTTCAAGGAACTACAATACCTACTAGCCCATCACTAACTGTAGGACCTCTTATGACTACCGCGGAATCTTGCGGAAATGAAGGTAATAATGTTTATGTTGACAAATTAATAACTGATACAACGTCCACATATAATGGTTGTTACGGAGATACTGCTGCTACACCTGTCATGACTTTTATAGGAGGCGCTCCATCCACTATTTCCGGTATAGTAAATGGAAATTTTGATCAACCAGTCATAAAAAATAATACATATACAGGTGTTTATGATAGTTCAACAGTTCCCGGCTGGACATGTTCTGCTGTTTTATTAAATAATTCTAGTGCATGGAACTATCCAACACCTTATCCAAATGGTAACCAGTGTATGTGTTTACAAAATGGAAATACAATTAACCAAATACTTAATTTAGATGTAGGAAATTATACATTATCTTTTATGGCTTGTGGTAGACCAACTGGCCCGAATCCTATAGATATTCAATTGAACGGATCTACAATTTATTCTATTACTCCTACATCAAATGTATGGACTAGTTATTCAACCCCTTTTACCGTTACTACAACTGGAAATAATACTATTTATTTTAATGGAACGAATACATCTGGAGATAAATCGTCAGCAATTCAAAATGTTGCGTTAGATTCTAGTGGTGTTAGCACCGATTTAGGGACTTATACGTATGATTCGTGTAAAACTGCCGCAATTGATGGCGGATACAAATACTTTGCGCTGCAAAATGTAAACACAAATACCAGCATGGGTTATTGTGCGGCTTCAAATGATTATGTAAGCTCCACTAAAAATGGCACATCAAATGTTGTTACATCTACGCCTGCATTATGGAGTAGCCAAACAAATACTACTGGAGTAACTGCAAGTCTAACAAATCAAGGGACACTAACCGTATATAATTCAACAGGTGCATCAATTTTTAATACAACAACTGATCCAGCACTCACTAGTGGCGGTTATATTGGATGTTATAATGATAAATCTAGTCCTAGAGCTATGACAAATACTTCAAATAATAAATATTATACATTTGATACATGCAAACAATACGGAAGCGATGGTGGCTATAGTTATTATGGTAATCAGAATAAAGACAAAAATAATAATGGATGGTGTACCGCTAGTAATGATTTAGCAACGGCACAAAAATACGGCGTAGCTAATAACTGCACTACAGATGCCTCTGGCAATTATATGGGCGGTTTTAGCTCAAATGCTATATACTCGGCAGATGCAACTGGAACATATTACTTAATTCTTCAAGATGATGGCAATATGGTTATATATAAAGGAACTAGCCCAAGTGATAATCAGGGGCAAATTTGGGCAGCAGGGACAAATGGACAACAACAACAATCTAATTCATCATATACCGCGGATAAAGGCAAATACGGCCAAAATTGGATTTTATCTGGATCAACGTTAGCATCAGGCGACTTTGTCGGATCGACCGATGGCTCTTTATTTTTAATTATGCAATCAGATGGTAATTTAGTTTTATATACATCAACAAGTGCTGTAAGTTGTCAAAAAATGAGCGATGGAAATACAGGTGGTGGATCTTATTCAAATGCATTATATGAAATGACGTCAGTTGGTATTCCATCTAATTTGGGGAAAATAGCATATGTAGATTCCAATTCTGCTTTATATCCATATCCAGATTCCAGTATTGGATTATCTAATAATTATGAAAAACTGTCGGATTATACTTCAAATGGAAACGACTTATCAGGAACATCGTTTAGTTCTGCAACTGTTGATAGTTGCACAACATCTTGCAATAATAATAATGATTGCTATGGATTTGAGTTTAATACACAAACAAGCACTTGTTATCCAAAAGGTAAAGGGATGTATCCGGTTGGCGCAAAACAATCATATACCGGAACTGATTTATACACCAGAACTCCAACAATAACTAGCTTACCTACTGGTGTATCAGGTAACATAACAAATATAGATTCATTATTATATGACAATTATTTAAAAAGTAGCTCAAATATAGGAACATCATATGGATTATCAAATGCAAATAGCGTTGAAAGACAGCAGTTAGATCAATTAAAAACCCAATTAGATCAAATATCTCAGCAATTAACTGATAACACAAATTCTTTAAATTCGGATGGAATTAATGTGGTTAATCAATCTACAATCCAAACAAATAGTATTTCAGATTACTTAAAAGATTATAAAACTACAAACAATAAAATACGGGATTATAGTTCAAGTATGGATAATATTGTTCATGATAGTGATATAACAATTTTAAAGGAAAATTATAATTATTTATTTTGGAGTATTTTAACTGTTGGAACTGTTTTAGTTACAATGAATATAGTAAAAAATTAAATTTATTATATAATTATCTTATTATAATTTATATAATATGTCAAGTATAAATTCTAATTCTAATTCTAATTCTGGTTCTAATTCTGGATCTAATTCTGGGTCTAATTCTGGGTCTAATTCTGGTTCCAGTTCTCAATTACCTAATATTCAAGAAAATAATACTCAAATATTAAATGATATTCAATCTCTTCAAACAATTGAACAACAATTATTTAGTAGTTTAGAAGAAAATACTGGATTAACCTCAGACCAACAACAAAAATTAGTTGATAAAATTAATGATATTTCAAAAATGCGTATTAATTTATATAAAACATTAAATGGTGTTAATAATTTTTTTCAAAATGCGCTGGCTAACTCCAAAGGAACGCTTGTAGAACAAACATCGGCAATTGATATTGTTGAAAAAGAATTAAATTCAGCAAAAAAACGATTACAGTCACTTGAAGAAGAAAAAAATAATAAAATAAGATTAGTAGAAATAAATGATTATTACGGCGAAAAATATGTTGAACATTCTAGTTTAATGAAAATTATTATTATTATGTTAATACCAATCCTTATTTTAGGAATATTAGCAAATAAGGGAATTCTTCCTACTAAAATTTATTATGTTTTAATTGTTATAATTGCTATAATTGGTGGTATATTTATATGGAAAACATTATTCTCTATTATGACAAGAGATAATATGGTTTATCAAGAATATAATTGGGCTTTTGATCCTAATTCAGCCCCAACATCAACTGTAGTAAGTTCGACCGATCCATGGGCTAGCACTACATCATCATCATCTAGTTCTTTAGGAACATGTGTTGGGGATGCTTGTTGCACAAATGGTTTAACTTATGATTCTAGTAATAATGTATGCACTTCTTCATCGTCTTCTTCATTATCTGCATCTAATACTAATACTAATACTAATTCCAATTCAAATTCTAATTCCAATTCTAATTCCAATTCTAATTCCAATTCTAAAGAAAATTTTATGAACAACATTTTTACAAAATCTATGAATAATTATAAAAAACCAGATGTTATTTTAGGTAGTGAAAATATTATGTCAAATAATACACCAAGTTTTATTAATTATAAAATGTTTTAAAAATGTTTTAAAAATGTTTAAAAAATGTTTTAAAAATCTTTATAATTGTATATTATAAGTATAGTATGTCAACAAATATTGATGTTAATCAAATTAATGATTTTTTAAATAAAGCAAATGAAGCATTATCATGTGATGCAACATGCCAAGAAAATAAAAAAGTTAAAAATCTTAAACTAGATTATTTAAAATCAAAAACCAATTTACTAACTGCGCCTGATCAAGTTGAAGTAAGTTTTAAAAATTATTTAACATATACAAAAGGCGATGATGCATATAACGAATATCATGATAAACAATTAGAATTAAAAGCAGATACGGTTGTTCTTAATTTTAAAAAAAATTTTCATGAAGCGGCTAAAAAAACAGGTGAATTATATGATACTTATAGTGGTCTTTTACTTAATTTTAATCATGTAGTTGAATTATACATAAAATTAGTAAAAGAAAATAAGGTATTAGAATTAGAAGTGAAGGATAAATCTGAGGATGTATTAACAAACGATAGAAAAACTTATTACGAAGACCAAAGTATTGAAAATTTGCGATTTTATCATAAGTTATTAATGTTTTTATATATTATTATTTTAATAGTATTTATTATATCAATATTTAAGTTTCCATCTTCATTACCTAAAGCTGCGTTAGTAGCCATTTTAGTAGGGTTTATTATTTATCCATTTATTTGTGCTAAAATATTTATATTTTTTATTGAAATTTATAACTCAATTTTAAGCATATTACCGAAAAATGTTTATAGAACTATTTAAAATTCACTTCATAATTACGTGAAAAAAAATGGAGCAAAATAAATATATATATATATATAAATATTTATATATATTTATATATATAATGGCAAATATTTATATTGCTGAACCAATAAATCAAATGACACGTGAAAATTTAATTGAAACTAATTGTGACATATGTTTTGAAAAATTATTTGTACCAAGTGAAGAATACCCTAATCCTCAACCAGTTCAAATAACTAATTGTCAACACAGATTTCATCTTATGTGTTTGCAAAAGAATTGCGAGAATAACCGTATTAATCAAAATACGTTAATAAATTGCGCGTGTCCTAATTGTAGACGGAGATTTAATTTTAATTCTGGAATACAAAATTTAACCCAAGAAATTACAGACAGATTAGCAGCATTAGATGCTGAAACAGCTCAAGCTCAACAAATTGTGACACCTCCACGTTTTCCATCAAGACCTCCGCCTTTACCTCCTATTTCCGAACAACAACTACAAACTGGTATAGAATGTTTAAGAGATTTAGTAAATACATATGGAATAGGAATTCATAACAGAGGACAATTACCTCCTAATGAGGCGCAATCATATATACTTGGCCCAATAAATAATCTTAGGTCTTTATCTGAGCCTGAAAGAAGAGATTTACTTCAAAAATGGGAAGAAAGTCGTGACAGTATTTCTGGTAATAATTGGACTAGTATTCCATGGACTGAAGCCGGACATATTACAAGAGGAAATAGATTGTCTCATGCCAGAACCCAAACACCTTTTATTGGCAATCTGATATCTGCTATGACACAAGCATATGATTATTTGCAACAATATCAATATGCTGGGGATAATGAGCTTCGTGAAAAAATATTAGCAATTATAAATTGTTTTATATCTATAATACAACGACCGCGCAGAGGAGGAAAACAAAACAAGAAAAGTAAAAAAAAATATAAGAAACAAAAATCAAAAAAAAAAAGTAAACGATATATGCGGTTATAAAATATATCTTATTTAAGTAACATTTTTAAAATTTTCAATTATTTATTCTTTAAACTTTCAATTTCATCATCCATATCTTGTTCTGGATGAACAAATTCAACTCCTGACCAGCCTTTGGCTTTATGCTGTCCAAACTTTTTATCTAAATAATCATATAATTCTTGACTTTTGGGGATTTTTCTACCAGAATTTTCCTGCAAAAACCATATTTTGTAATCTGCTATTAAACCATTCTTACCAATTACATCATTTGGATCTCCCGTTTTACGAATTCTTTCTGCTACAAATGCAGCAATATTATCTTGACCCTTTCTATACTTATTTGAAGCACTCATAACAATCCCACAGTCTTCTACAATTCCATCCGTTTCGAAAACCTTTTTCACAAGCATACTCATAAAAACGGGAGCTAATTCAGGTAATCTATCTTTTAGTGTTTTATCCTTAGGAAATACGAATTCGGTATCATCTGTATGCTCTTCGCCATCATCTATAAACTTTGATAGGAAATCGCATTTTCTAATACGTCTCCATGTGCCATCATCATTGCTTGCAATATCGAATAATGAATTTGTGCATACAACAAGCTTAAATTGTGGCTCAAATATTTCACTTTCACAATAAAGAGCACGACCTTGAACAGGATCACCACCAGTTAATTCTTTCATTATTCCTTCATTTATTTTAGTGTCCTTTGAGGGTTCCTGCATAACAGCATATCTAATCCCTTTTAATTGAATTATTTCAGACGATGTTCCACCAATTGCATTTCTTTTTTCTGTCACAAGAGTAATTGGAACAGTTCCTTTATATTCGCCTAATGCGTGTGACATCAAATCTGTTAATATTGATTTACCATTACTACCACTTCCATGATAAATATTAAATGTTTGATTAAAATTGGTGCCTACCAAGCAGGATGCTAAATGTTCCCACATATATTTATTCAATTCTTTGATTGGAAATAATTTTTCCATAAATGATACTAATTCATTTCCAATTTTAACCATTTCTTTATTTTCTGAATCATATGCAATATAATTAATATTTGTTGTCTTTGTAATATAATCTTGAGGATATCCATCTCTAAATGTTTTTGTTTTAAAATCAATTACACCATTATTAAAGCATAGCAAATATTTATTTACATCCATATTTTTAGTAAAATCTTTATCATAAAAGATTTCCATGGCTTCACGCATCACATTATTTTTATCATTTGTTTTTTTTAAATTTGTCATTATTTCAGTTATTGCCTTACATTTTTTTTTTAATGCTTCAACTCTTTCATCATTTGGATCACATTGTTGATGTTCTGCTTCAATTTCAGATCGTTTTTTTAAATATAATGTATGCATATCCTTTGATATTGCCAGTCTTAAAGTTAATCCTTTATCTGGCTCCCATCTGTGATTTTTAAAAACATACCATGTTTTATTTGTAATACTACTGCATACGTATTTATCACTAAACATTTTATGCAAAACTTGCGCCTTATCAAATTCAGTTTGGGTAAATAAAGTTTCTTCTATAAAATAGTCAATTGTTGAATGCTTTACCTTTTCATATTCACTAAATGCGTCCTGCTTAGCCCAATACATAATGGAACGCTTTGTTATGCCATTTTTTTTATTTTTTATTTTTAGCCATTCACAATACAAATTAGAAATAGTATTATAATCAAAATCAGTTGCCTTGCTTCTTAGCATAACCCATGATAAAAATAATCTATCATCTGTATGTTTTAATGCAAATGCAACTTGTCTACTTAATAAGTGCGACCCTGGTTCATAATATTTTTCTGGTAATATTTGTGCATACTCATGTATTTCCTTAATTTCATATTCAGAAGGTGATAAAGATTGCAATAAATTATCAACAGCCTTTTTTAATGTTTCTTTATTTGTAATATCATTTAATGAAATACTGTCTTCAGAGTCATCTTCTTCAAATATCAAATTTACTTTTGTTTTACTATTATTCCTTTTAATTTTATGTCCTTTTGTTTCTAATTTTTTATTATATAAATCTAATATTTTTGGATTTAACTCAAATCTCGGGTTATTTTCATTTTGAACTGAGAGTTTAATAAAATTATTTCTCAAGTCGAAATCTGTTGCTCGTTTTTCGTCCATCATAAATTCTCTATCTGATCCATCATAGGTTATAATAAAATGTTGAGCTAATTCGTATGCTTGATTTCCTGGTTTTTGTGAACCAAATAACTGCCAATTAGTAGTTCCTTTACTGATACCATCATCTAGCACAGTTTCCCAATTATTTGTTAAAGGTAGTTCATCCCATATTTCACCTAGTTTTTCTAACATTTTTTCACGAATCATCATTTGAATTGTGTGATCAACCTGAATTCCTATTATCATATGAATTCCATCTTTTGTCAAAGATTTATCTGCTAGTCTATTTACGTTCTGTTTTTCAAAAATAAATATGTCAAATGGTTTATTTTCTTCAAATGTAAAATATTCCTTAATTTCTTCTAAATATAATAATATCATATCCTGAATATTTTCTCTTGTGTGCTGTCTTGTTTCTACGTCATAAATATATCTAAAATCAAAATCAATAGCTAAAGGTCCAATATTTTCCAATTGTTTTTCTGTTAAATATTCTTTTCTTTTTTTTATAAAAACATTATCATAATACAGTTTATAAAATAATTCTAATTGGTCTTTTGGGATTGAATAAGAGCCAGCATATATGCTTAATTCCTTATCTCCGATTCTAGTATGTGTTATTGGTAAACTTTTATCTTTCTTAGCATTATGGTGTGCTAAGAATTCGCTTAAATCTTTGAATTGAATTGTTGAATTATTCATAAACATAATTGTATAATATACTAAAACAAGATATTTCTATTTCAGTTTTTTTATAATTTAATTTTAATTTGTCATAATTTTAAACATATTTAAATCGACTTAAACATATTTAAATAGGTTTAAATATGTTTTATTTTATTTTATTCAGTTGTTGTTAATTTCCATAAAATCAGTTCATCAGGTTCATATCCGGGGGAATGATATATACCATATGGATAAGTATTTATATCAGGTTGTTGTATATACCATGAAGAACCAAATGTTTCTGTTCCACTTATCATGTAATTTCCAGTTTCTGTATCAAAAAAATAATGCATTCCAAAATAACTTTGCTTAGCATATGTGTTTGGACCACAAGGAAAAGGCAAAGATGGCTGGTTTGGCATAAATTTATTAAATGCTCCACACCATGTAGAACTATCATATGAAAAATTATATGTTCCATTTCCAAATAACCATAAAGCTTGGTTTTCAGGCACTTTTGGAACAAGAATCCATTCAACCGTTTGTGATTTTAATATTTGTTGATTTTGTTGATTTTTACCTTTTTTAATTATCATTTTTAATATTTTAGCAAAATCTATAAGTGTTCCACAACCCGACCAATCATAACCTCCTGCTAAGTTATCATTTACTACTTGATTTTGTAATACATTTTGCAAAAATGCATTTTTAGCTTGATTTGTAAATCCATCACCATTTGCAGATAAATCAAAACATCTATATAATGTATTAAAACTTACATCTGTTCCTTTACCAGAATCATTACGATATGGATTTCCAGATGCATCTGGAGTTGTTGTGCCTATAAATGTGTCATTTCTAACAAAATATGCATCTGTCATATTTGTTTGTGCATTTGATGGCGGTTGAGATGATCCACAACTAAACCACATATTTGTAATACCTAATGGTGATAATATTCTACTTTGTAAATATTGAACTGATGTTATTTGTTTATTTTGTTTTTGTAATGCTGCTCCAACAACTGCACCCATAATTGTTGGACTTATATCATATAAATATTGTGTTCCTGGTTTAAATAAAAATGGTATATTTTGTATTCTATTTATTATTGATTCTGTGAATGTAATATTTGCAGAAGAATCATAAAATGAATCAATCGTATCTGCTTTTCCTAATCCAGGATTATTTTCAATATATTGCAACCAGGCAATAAATGTATTTCTATTGCAGGTATTTTGAAGTAATGGATCATTAGATGGATCAGGAAACTGATTTATTAAACTCATTAATGATCCTGTTCCTAAAAAACTATAACCAAATCCAGCAGTCATAGTTACTAGGTGTCTTATTGTTATTATATTAAGACTAAAATCTATAGTTGTCATATTATATATTGGAGAACCATAAGAATCAAATCCACCACCAGCAACTATTGAAGTTGGATCAATATATGTTCCAGTACCATTAAATTCATCAATATATTTTGAAACAGAATCATCTAAGGATGCTATATATCCGTCTTCCATCGCTGCACCTAATACAATCATTCCTAAAATTTTTGTCATCGATGCAAATCTAAAATACATATTTGGATTTACAGGTGTATTATTTCTACCATTTCCTTCACCTGCAAATGTATCTACCCCTGTAATTGCATTTCCATAATAACAATATGAAAAAGGCGCGCCACTTGCTATATTATTATTTATTAAATAATCTTCAACCTTTGTGTTTGGTATAGGGGGTGGATTAGTAGGACAATTTCCAAAACATTTACACGGGGTTGGTTGTCTATTGCAAAAATTAAAGATTCTAATTGCTGATCCAGCGGACATTTATATATATTACATATAATATAATATTTTTAAATTGACTTAAACATATTTAAATAGGTTTAAATATATTATTAAATAATGACAAATTTTATTACAAAAGATTCTATTAAACGTTTATTAAAAGATGTAAAAAATATTATTCAAAATCCATTAACCGAAAATGGAATTTATTATATTCACGATGATACTGATTTATTAAAAGGATATGCATTAATTATTGGTCCTGAAGATACACCTTATTTTGGCGGTTATTATTTTTTTGAGCTAAAATATCCATTTGATTATCCACATACTCCACCAAAAGTAACATATCGAACAAATGGAGATGATATACGTTTCAATCCTAATTTATATAAGTGTGGCAAAGTATGTATTTCATTATTAAATACATGGCGAGGTGAACAATGGACATCCTGTCAAACAATTTCAACTGTTTTGTTAACATTATGCACTCTTTTATGTAAGGACCCACTATTAAATGAACCTGGTATTTCAAAAAATCATCCAGATATGCAAAAATATACAGATATAATTGAATATGAAAACATAAATATTGCTATTTGTAATATTATTAATAAAAAGGCAGAAGTTTATCATAGTTTTTTTGCAAATTTTGAACCATTTATAAAGGATAATTTTTTAAAAAACTATGATAAATTATTACAATTTGCCGTAATTAAAAATACTGAATTTAGTAACAATCCAATCATCATGACGGGGGCTTATAATATGAAGGTTTTAATAGATTATAAAAAAGTAATAGAAAAATTAAATACATGTAAAATTTTACTAAATTAATTTATATATTTAAAACAAAATTGAAATAAATATATAATAATAAAGTATACTATATATTTAAAAATGAAATTCTGCTCTAATTGCCAAAATATGTATTATCTTAGAATAAATGAAGCTGATCCAAATAAATTAGATTATTATTGCCGTAAATGTGGTAATGAAGATATATTAACCGAACATAGTAATATTTGTATTTCCAAAATAAATATAAAAAAAGGCAATAGTTCATTTAGTCATATTGTTAATGAATATACAAAATTAGACCCTACATTACCAAGAATAAATACAATTTTATGCCCAAATGCTGAGTGTGAAACAAATACAGCAAGTAAAAAAAGAGAAATAATTTATATTAGATATGATGACGTAAATATGAAATATGTTTATATGTGTTCTGAATGTTCAGTAATTTGGAAAACAACTAATGTGTAAATGTAAATGCAATAATAGATAAATGCAATAATAGATAAATGCAATAATAAATAATAATTTATATAATATTTTTTTATATAAATTATTAAATTTTAAAATTGAAATATATTTGAAATAATATTTAAAAGTATCTTTAGTAAATATAAGTAATGAGCGATAACGAAGATAATTATTTTAGCGATGGTGATGAAAATTATTCTGATAATGAAAAAATTGAACCAGGTAATAAATTATTAAGTAGCAATAAAAAAACTATAGAAGAAATATTTGATTCTGAAAATGACGAAGAACAAAATGGCGAAAGTGATGTTGAAGATGAAGAAGAAACTAAAGACGTTGATGAAAATTATTATGATGAAGACGAACAAAATGGTGGAGCTGAAAGTGAGGACGAAGAAGATGACGATGATGACGAAGATAACGACGAAGAAGATGAAGAATCGATAACCTTAAAATCTGAAATAAAAACTAAAAAAAAGGATAAAATAACTATTGACCCAAATTTAGATGATTATGAAGATGATGATGATGACGAGGATGATGATGATGAAAATTACTTGCAAAAGTTCGATAAAGATATTAGCCGAAATTATATAACAGAATCTCATCCAGAGTGTAATATTCATAATTATGATGAGATAGCTAAATTAACAATTATAGTTAAAGATAATGATAACATAATAATTGATCCACTTCATCGAACTATTCCATTTGTAACAAAATATGAAAAGGCACGTGTTCTCGGTCAAAGAACAAAGCAAATAGAATGTGGAGCTACTCCATTTATAAAAGTTCCTGAAAATATTATTGAAGCACATATTATTGCTGAACTTGAATTTCAACAAAAACGATTACCTTTTATTATTAAAAGACCAATTCCTGGTGGCGGATATGAATATTGGAATCTAAAAGATCTAGAAATGGTTTTATTTTAATTATGTTTATTTATTCTCTTTAAGCCCATTTAAAAATAATATATCCTACAATTTCCCAAAGTTTCTTTAAGCCCCTTTAGAAAAATATTATATAAAGATTGCATTTTTTCTCAAAAGTCCAAAAGGAAAACACGAAAATGGACATTTATAAATGTCCATTTTTGAAAAGTGGCAAGAGACTTTGGTGAAAAACATGAATTTGCTGCATAAATGAAAATTAGGCTCTCACGACTTTTTAAGAATTTTTTATTTTGTTAGCATATTTTTTATTATTTATTTTAAAAATGATTTAGGAATATTTTCTTTAATAATTATATGGAAACATTTGGAAACCAAATTATGCTCCAAAATGTGCCAAATTTTTACTGTAAAATTTGTGACTATAACACAAGCAAGAAGAGTAGTTTTGATAAACATAATTTGTCTGCAAAACACCAAAAAGGTGAAAAAACGAGCAACTTGGAAACATTTGGAAACCAAATTATGCCAAAATTATGCTCGGAAAGTTTTGCATGTGAAAAATGTGAAAAAAGTTTTATGAATCGTTCTGGATTATGGAAACACAAAAAAAAATGTAATATAATAGAAAATAATACTTTAAATAAGTTTATTCAAATTAATGAACCTACTGATAAGGGATTAATTCTTACATTAATTCAACAAAATAATGAACTGCAAAAACAAATGTTGGAAGTACTTAAAAATAGTACTACAAATAATACAATTAACAATAACAATAGTCATAACAAAACATTTAATTTGCAAGTATTTTTAAATGAAACTTGTAAAGATGCAATGAATATTATGGATTTTGTTGATTCTATTAAAATCCAATTGGCTGATGTTGAAAGTATTGGAGAGCTTGGCTTTGTAAATGGAATTTCCAAGCTTATTATTAAGAATTTAAAAGCACTTGACGAAAATATGAGGCCTGTCCATTGTAATGATTCTAAAAGGGAAACGATGTATGTTAAGGATGGAAATGTTTGGGAAAAAGAAGACTCTGATAATAAGAAAATGCGAAAAGCAATCAAATATATTGCCCATAAGAATATATGTGCGTTACCTTTATGGAAAGCCAAGTATCCAGACCATAGCAATAGCGAATCCAAACGATGTGACCAATATAATTATATAATGATGGAAGCGATGGGCGGAGCTGGGGACAATGATGAAGAAAAGGCAGAAAAAATAATAAAGAAAATTTCCAAGGAAGTTTTAATTAATAAGAATTAATCTTAAGTTTCTTTAAGCCCCTTTAAAAAATATTATATAAAGATTGCAATTTTTCTCAAAAGTCCAAAAGGAAAACCCGAAAATGGACATTTATAAATGTCCATTTTCGAAAAGTGGCAAGAGACTTTGCCAAAAAACATGAATTTGCTGCATAAATGAAAATTAGGCTCTCACGGCTTTTTACAAAATTTTAATTTTGTTATCATAAATTTTAATATTTATTTTAAAAACGATTTAATAATTTTGTATGTTGTTAATATATGACAACGCTTGACAACGAAATTAAGCAAAAATTAAGCAAAAAATTTTCTTGTAAAAAATGCGACTACAATACGGATAGAAAAAGTAATTTAGAAAATCATTTGTTAAGCTCAAAACATATAAAAACAACAAATGACAACGAAATTAAGCAAAAATTAAGCACGCATCATAAATGTGAAAATTGTGAAAAAGAATATAATGATAGAGCTGGATTATGGAGACATAAAAAAAAATGCAATCTCAGTAACAATAATAATAATATGCCTGAAAATATTGAAAATAAAGAAATTTTATTATCAAATACAGATATTACTGATAAGGGTTTAATTCTTACATTAATTCAGCAAAATAATGAACTTCAAAAACAAATGTTGGAAGTACTTAAAAATAGTACTACAAATAATACAATTAACAATAACAATAGTCATAACAAAACATTTAATTTGCAAGTATTTTTAAATGAAACATGTAAAGATGCAATGAACATTATGGATTTTGTGGATTCTATTAAAATCCAATTGGCTGATGTTGAAAGTATTGGAGAGCTTGGCTTTGTAAATGGAATTTCCAAGCTTATTATTAAGAATTTGAAAGCACTTGATGAAAATATGCGTCCAGTCCATTGTAATGATTCAAAAAGGGAAACGATGTATGTTAAGGATGGAAACGTTTGGGAAAAAGAAGACTCTGATAATAAGAAAATGCGAAAGGCAATCAAATATATTGCCCATAAGAATATATGTGCGTTACCTTTATGGAAAGCCAAGTATCCAGATCATAGTAATAGCGAATCCAAACGGAGTGACCAGTATAATTATATAATGATGGAAGCGATGGGCGGAGCTGGGGACAATGATGAAGAAAAGGCAGAAAAAATAATAAAAAAAATTTCTAAGGAAGTGTTAATTAGTAAAACCTAAAATAATAAACCGAATATTTATACATTTGTAATAATATATTTATACATTTGTAATAATATATTTATACATTTGCAATAATATATTTATACATTTACATTAATTTTAAAATAAAATCCAGGCCACTTACCAGTTGCAATAAATTTGTTATAATAAGTTTCAAGACTGTTTGTAGAAATTAAATGTGGCGCATCTTCGGTATTTACACCAGGAATTTCTTGGCACATTTCAATAATACTAACTGAATAATTATTACCATGGTTTCTATCATCTATATTAAAATCCATTATAATCCAGGCTTTAACTATATTTAAAAAGCTTTCCATTTTCCAGGTCACAGGAATATTATATAATTTTGTATTTGTTGAATATGCTTCTTTAAAATAAACAGTTACCCATACATTTGAATTACCATCAGACCACACTTTATTTAGTGGCGTTTGGGTATTTAATTCAATTCTTGAATAATGCGCATAGTTTGTCATTTCTTAAGAGTTCTTTAATATGATAAATAATGATTTAAATTATAATACTAATTATCAATTCAATTTTTTTTTATATTAAAAAATAAGTATTTAATATAAAATATATTTATTAAGTTGAAAATTTAAAATAATAATAGTAATGTAATTTAATGACATTTTCAATATTTAAAAAAATTAATTTTTTTTTCATGAGTATTTTTGATTTTTTATCATTTAGAAAAAAAACAGATAAACAATATAATGATATTAGTCGTGAAGAAGAAATTATGTGTCTGAATGATTATACAAATACCTTTTCTGAATAATTACCTAAATAAAATATAAAAATATTAACATAAATTATATAAATTATGTTAATACCTGCAAATAAAATACCTAAAAATAATATTATTTGGAAGTATAGCAATCCTATAAAATCTCAAAAATTAGCATATAAATTTTTTGGTAAAAAGGCGAAAATCTATAGATCAACTAGAAAAAATAAAAAATATATGATTCAAGATTCTAAAGGTAGGTGGGTTCATTTTGGCCAGATCCCATATGAAGATTTTACGAAACATAAAAATTTAACTAGAAGAAAAAATTATCTTACGCGTAGCGGCAAAATTCGTGGAGATTGGAAAAAACACAAGTATTCAGCTAACAACTTGGCTAGAAAAATTCTATGGTAAGAAACTATTTAAATATAATTTATTTTAAGTAAGATATTAATAAGTTGTATTCAATAAATTTTCATATAAATCAGTTAAATCACCAAATTTTGCATTTAAATTTAAATATTTCAATTTTTCATTATTTACATTTTCCAACAATCTGTTTTTTTTCTCAAACATTGTTTTATTTTCTTCATCCAATCTTTTATTTTCTTCGTTCAATCTTTTATTTGTTGTTTCAAATGCTTTATTTTCTTCGTTCAATCTTTTATTTTCTTCGTTTAAACTTTTATTCGTTGTTTCAAATGCTTTATTTTCTTCGTTCAATCTTTTATTTGATGTTCCAAATGATTTATAAGCCTTTTGCAATTCAATTATCGAATCTTTTTTAACATTTTCTATTAAATCTTCATTCATTTTTTTGGTATTATTTAATTCATGTTTGTTTTTACCTAATTCTTGCTTAAGATTAAAAATTGTCTTTTCTAACTTATTTGATATTTCCGATTGAATATCTTTTTGTAAAGTTTCTTTAAGTATAGAAGATAAAGAATTCATTATTCTATCTGAACCAGAGTCATTTTCGTTTATTTGTATTAATTTAATCATTTCTATTATTGAAATTGGAATATATTTTATATCACTAATACAATTACATTGTGGTGGGTCATAAGATCTTGCACCAACTGGTGTATATTTAAAATTAATTTTGTAAGTTATATCTAATACTACTTGAATTTCAAGATATACATTACCACGTCCCACGTGCGTGTATGATGAATTATGTGTTAAAATTATTTCTGTCATCGTTATATTATATTATGATAACAATATGTATTTAAATAGTATCAATTTTATTTATTAAATAAAATTGATACTATTTAATATATTTAACATAAATATATTAAACCAAATTCTATAGTAAGAAGAATGTCAAGATTAAAATATAATTATGAAATGTTAAAAAATATTTGTGATGAATGTAGTGTTATATTATTAGTTGACTATAAAGATAAATATATAACACGAGATACCAGAATTATAGGTAAATGTATTTTATGTGAAAATAGTTTTAATAAAAGTTTAAATAAATTACATAAACAAAGAAATTTTGGTTGTGAAATATGTGCTAAAATTTTAAAGTTTGAAAGAATTAAAAATACAATGGTAGACAAATACGGGATTGAATACGCGGCTAAATTAGAACATTTTAGAGATAAAATGAAAAGCACTACTTTAGAAAGATATGGAGTAGAACACGGTGCTCAAAGTGAAGAAGTTAAAGAAAAAACTAGACAGACTAATTTAAAAACATATGGAGTTGAGTATGGATTACAAAATAAAGCAGTTAAAGAGAAGAGTAGGATTACAAATTTGGAAAAATATGGTTTTGAAAATCCTTTACAACGTGAAGAAATAAAGGAAAAATGTAAGAAAACTAATTTTGAAAAATATGGGGTTGAATATGCTTCACAAAGTGAAGAAATTCAAAATAAAATTAAAAAAAATACTTTACAAAAATATGGTGTTGAACATTTTACACAAACTAATATTATGAAAGAAAAAACTATTAAAACTAATTTAGAAAAATATGGTGTAGAACATAATTCACAGCGTGAAGAAATTCAAAATAAAATTAAAAAAACAAATTTAGAAAAATATGGTGTTGAACGTTGTATGCAAAACCCTGAAATAATGGAAAAGAGTTTAAAAATGTCTTATTATTTAAAAGAATATACTTTACCATCTGGTAATATAATTAAAATTCAAGGTTACGAACATTTTGCTTTAAATGAGTTGTTTAAAAATATTAATGAAAATGATATTATAACTGGATGTAAAAATGTGCCAACTATTTGGTATAATGATGAATCAGGAAAAAAACATAGACATTTTGTTGATATTTTTATTCCATCACAAAATAAATGTATTGAAGTTAAATCTACTTGGACATTTAAAAAACAAAAAGAAATAGTTTTATTAAAAAAAATGGCAGGTAAAAATTTAGGTTATTTATATGAAATTTGGGTTTATGATAAAATAGGAAATAAAGTAGAATTTTACGATTAACATTTCCATCTATTACCACAAACACAGCAAGAAATATAACAAGTCATCGGTTCGTCAGCGGACCTTGTTTGCATTTGATAATAAGTACATTTATTTTGTTTACATTTACGACAAGTAAATGTATCAGTTGAGGCTTCAACATTATTTTCAAACTTATTTTTATCCTTTTTTGCTTTTTCTTCAATTAATTCTTTCCACTTATCTGGTCGCATTTCTTGATGTGTCATAAAAGCAACAGAATGAGCTTTAATAGTTTCATTTTTAATTTGATCTAAAATTGCAGGATTTTTTAAATTAAGATAAATGCTACGCAACCTATCTAAATAAATTTGAACAAAATAAATATTATCCCATTTTTTCACAACTTTTCTAATACTCGCTTCTTTTAAAGAATAATTAAAAATGCCTTTTTCTAAATTAGTGCTATGTTTTTCATTTTCTAAAATTTCATCCAATTTTTTTCTAATATTTAAACGAAATTGTTCAGGGTTTGCGATTTTTCGTGATGTCATGTTTATTACTTATAATAATTTAATCAAATATGTTTAAATTAATATCAATTTTATTATTAAATATTTTATTTTATAAAAATATATAATAAATGAAGTTTCCAATTAGATATTTGCCAAAAAAATTAACAAAAAAAGATAAAACAAAACAAATTAAAATGTTAATAAAATCTAAAAAACTATATAAAAAACATAAATATTATACACGTAAAAATATATCATCTTATAAAAATAAAAAATCTAAACATATATTAAATGCTCAAAAAATATATAATATAAAAAATATAACACCTAATAAAGAATTAGCAAAGAAAACTGGTTGTAAAATATCCGCATTAAAACAAATTGTAAAAAAAGGAGAAGGAGCATATTATTCATCTGGATCAAGACCAAATCAAACGCCGAAATCTTGGGGTTTAGCACGGTTAGCAAGTTCGTTAACTTCTGGAAAGGCAGCAGCAGTTGATTATGATATAATAAAACAGGGTTGTAATCACAAAAAAAGGGCATTTATTCTAGCAAGCAAATCAAGAAAAAAATATAAATATGGGCATTCAAAAACAAAGAAAATAAGTGTGTAAAATAAATAAATAATAAATAATAAAATACTTTTAAATCATCTTGATAAGCTTATCATCGGAATAAATAAATAACCAACATCCGGATGCTTTGCATTTTTCAATAATGGTAGGTGATAATTTTAATGGAATATTATTGGATATATTCCAATTAGCTCTATCTAGTAATTGTTCTAATTTATTTTTGTTTTCTTCGTTGATGTTATATTTTACATATACTTGTTCTAATAAATCTACAAATCTATCGCGGTTTATATTTGGTTTATTGGGTTTATTATTTGATGAGAAATGAGATCTATATTTAACCTGATAATTATTTGAGACATTTTCTATGATTTCTCTCTTTTCCTTTACAAAATCTTTGATATATAGTTCAGATATTGGGGTGCTTTTGTTTAATGTCTTGAATAATTCAATTAGTTCACCTTCTATAGAATTGAATCTAATATTTAAAATCATATAAGATTCATATAACCAACTCGCATCATTATTATTTCCGTAGTCGCTTGGGGTAATTAAATCGAGTGGTTTACTATTATTTTCTTTTAATATTTTTAATGATTTAAAACGGTGACTACCATCAATAATATCAAAAGATTGTGTTTTGCTATTAAAACTTAATGTTAACATGGTATCAAGTGGTTTTTTAGATAAATAAGTATATTTTGCAATATCACAACATTTTGTAATATCAGGTGGTCTATTATATTTCCAATTTGTAATTGGAGCTTTTAATAAATCGCAAATTTTTACCTTAGCTATAAAATGTCGTTCAGAATACGCATGAATTATTTCATTTGATGGTAATGCAGTAGATAATACAGGCAGGATAATATTATTTGGAATAAATTCTGATTTTTTATAAATTTCTAATAAATTATTTAATTGGGCATTTATTCTATCTTCTTCAATATCTACTACTACGATATCTTCTTCAATAATTAGCATTTTGGATTTATTAGAGTTTAAAAATTTTAATATACTCATTTTAATTTATTTATTTACTTATTATTTTTTGTAAAAATACATTTCAATTTTATTATTAAATAATTTATTTATATGTTTTTAATTGTAAGTTTACATTGCCTTTCATCAACACCAGCATATAGTTGAACTGATAATGATTTATTTAATAGTTGATAAGCACTTGTAGTTGAATTAAAATAATGTGTTGAATTATCCGTAAAAAATGGATTTCCTTCAATTCCAATATAATCATATATAGAGTCCATTGATGCTACGATGTTGTCTTCATTTATCCAATAAAATGAATAGTTATCAGTATTTAAAATTTTTTCATTAGTATCATATTGAAATTGAGATGTTATTAATTTAAAGTAACCTATTTTATTTCTATCTGATGATAAATCAGAGCTAGAATAAATGCCTGAATAAAGAGGAGCAACTAAATTAAATGTAGTTCCACTACTACCGGTGGGTGCCCAGCCAGAAATAGTTACATCAGCTTCTACATATTCAGCTCTAATCCAATAAACATTATATACGCTACAATCATTTGATGTTCCAATTTCAAAAGGAAAATTATCACAAATTTTAGCTGGTTGTTGATTTCCTAAATAAGACGGCCATGGACATCCAGGAGAATTAGGCTTAGAATGACAAAAATTATAAATACGTGAAGCTTGACGACCTGCCATTATATTATAGTATAATATTTAAACCTTTTCTCATTTCAAACGCCCATTTTGAAATGAGATTTCGTAGCAAAAGGCGAGCGACGTAAATACAAAGACGATAGTCGTCTTTGTATTTAACATATGCGACTAGTTATTTTTTTATAAGCAATGGGATCATTTTTAATGATACAATCATTCATCGTAATAATTAATTTATTTATGTATTCTTTGCTGTAATTTATTTTGTATAATTTAGCAATAATATTATTAGGATGCAACGTCTCACAAATTAAATTATTAACATTTATTTTATTATATTTATCCATTAAAACATTATATAGTATTTCACCGTCATACTTTATTTTATGAACATTTTTAAAATATCCTAAAAAATTATAAGCTTCTATAAATTTACCTTTATATAATAATTTATGATCTTTAGTCATAACTGTTTTTTGGGTTGGATAATTTAAACTTATAGAGTCTTTTTCAAAGCATATTAAAAATTTATCATTAGAGATTGTTTTTGTAATAGCAACTATTTTTTTATTATAAACAGTGTGATATTCAGGGTTTATTCTTTCAATAGGTATTTTTCCTTGATCAGTATTAATAAGTGTATTTTTTGGAAAACAAATATTTGAAATAGGCGTTGGTGTTGTAACATAATTATTAACACTAAATAGATAACCACCTATATCATCAAATAAATTTTTATCTAAATTGTCTTCTATAAAATCATTCATTTCTAAAGTATATTTAGAAATTTATATTTATTCTCTAAAGTATATATATAAAATGGTCAACGCGGTTGCTTCTAATAGTGTTCTTAGTCAGCTGTACTCCAACTTTTGCAGTACTGGTAATCAGTCACTTGTCGTTACTTATTTAAATGCTGATTCTTCAACTACTTATACTCCTCTAATAAATGCAATTCCGGCATGGATATCGGCTACATTAACAAAACAAGCAATAGGTTTAACAAGTACAGATACTATTTCAGGTTTAAGAGTTCAAGTAATACTACCCGACGGTGAAACCGCATATGATAGTAATTCTTCAAGTAACGCATTCGCAAATATTAATATTCCTAAAAGTGATTTCTTAACAAGTGGTAAATATTTAATAAATGTAAACCAAAATACACGTAGTTATAATATGAACGCCGCTTTATCACAAACTGGTATTGCTTATCAAATCAAATATTCTAACAGTACAAGTACAAATCAAATGTATATTGCAGTAAGACAAGGTTCTACTTCAGAACCTCTGGGAAATATTGTAATCAGTATGAATGATTAATCATATTTATTTTACACTCTTGAACATTTAAAATGAGAAAATGTGTAAAAAGATAATTTATTTTTTAACTTCATCGCTACTATAATCATAATTATCTTCACTTAACTCTGACCCAATATCATCAATAAATTCTCCGTCAAGTTCTTCTTTACCATCACTATTATTTGCTTCGTTATCATCCTCATCATCACTAGAATCATCTTCGTCAATATCAGCATCATCATCATCTGTATCAACGACAAACCCATCTTTTAAATATCCTTGCTTGGTTTTTTGTTCCTTTGGAACATTTTCAAGTTCATCAATTTCATTTTCATCCTCAGCTGCAGTTAAGGCTAAATCTTCAAATCCACCAAATAATTTTTCATACATTTTTTCCCAAAGCTCTAGAGATAAATTTGTATATGCATATTTGCCTTCATTATTTTTTACTTTTGCTAAAATAGCACAATTGCCAAAATATAATTTTGTGTCAATCGGTGGAGGAAAGTCATATTTATTTTCGCTATTTGCTCTGCCGTCGCATTTAGCATATACTGAAACTAAGTATTTTTTGGATTCACATTTTATATTCCAGTCGGTTTGTTTAATAAAATCTGATGATTTTTTAAATCCGCATTTTTTAAATAATTCTTCTTCTTTGAATTCTTTAATTGCAAGCATTTTTAAATCGCCATTTTTTTCAACAATAACAATATTAAGAGGTTGAGACATTATTTAATAATATTTTATGAATAGGTTTAAATAGTTTATGTTAAATATTATAAATAATGAAGATATATATTAATAATTATACTCCTGATAAATTATTAAAAAAGATGCAAATATTGGATAGCTATTTTAATGGGACAAAAAATAATACGGAGATAATTTCAGATGATGGGATTTTTAGTATTGATAAAAATAATTTTTATAAAATAAATATTATTTTAGATGAATTAAAAAAACTTAAAACTCAACAAAATATTGAATTATTGTTAGATAAATCTACGTATAATAGGGATATAGTATACCAATTACCTTTAGAACATATTATTTTAAAGGTAACTACATTTTATTATGTTGTAAATCCTAAATCAAAAATTAAATTAGTAATTGATGGTATATATGAAAATGATTGTATAAATGATATAATAAATGAAAATAGATATCACGATTTTATTCCTATTAATTTTTATTTTGAAGTTCCAAATGAAAAAAAAGATTTTGAGTTATTAAATAATGACGATTTAAATGTGTTTTTTTCTATACTAAACTAATATATTATATATTATATGTTATCATGGATTATTCAAATTACAATTATATCAATTACAATAATTTTTTTAGTTCATTATTTATTTAATTTTTTTAAGGAAACACTCACAGTTCCTAAAATTAAAGATTTAGTAAATATACCTAATAAAAAATATGAAAATATGTTTAATATTATATCTAAGAAAAACACAGAATCATACACGGAAATTGATTTATTACCTAATTTAGATACTAATACAAATTTAAATTTAGTAGAAACAAAATCTAGTTTAGATTCAGATTCGATGAAAAATGAATTAAAAAATTTTTTAAAAAAACAGCTTAAGGAAACCGGTTCATCAACTGATATTTCTACATTAAATTCTGATACAAATTCGATTGCTTATTCTGAATTTTATTAGTGTTTTTTTTTTATAAAAATAATATAAATATGCATTATAATATGATTATAAAAATTATAAATTATATAAAACAAATAATGCAAAAATATTTTAATAATAATAAAATATTACATAATGATGCTAATGATTATTATGATGATGATGAACGAACTATATCTTTTAATAAATATTTTATTACAAATGACAAAATACAAATAGTATAACATAATTAAAAAATAATAATTAAATAATAATTAAATAAAAAGTATATAAAGCATAAATAATAATTATATAAATGCTATCGCCAGAAGAAAAACAACAAATTTTATATGATTTTCCAAATATAAAACTTTCTTATGAAAATATTACACATAAGAAAGTTTACTCAGATTTTGTATTAGCTGTGCCTGATGGTAAGAAATATTTTGCTTGGTTTACAGTTATAAACAAATTAAATATCTGTTATATTTTAGAATTAAGAGAGAATAAACAAATTCTTGATATTCAAATAGTAAACTGTTGTTTTGATACTTCGCTAAGTTATGGAACTATTTTTTATGGGACTATTTTTAATCAGTTAAATAATTCATTTTTTGCAATTGAGGACATTTTTTTATACAAAGGTAAAGATGTATCTAAACATTTATGGATACAAAAACTAGAATTATTTAAAATAATTATGAATAATGACATTAAACAGATTGCTTATAATAAATCATTTGTTGTTTTTGGATTGCCGATCATTAAAAATAATTTAGATGATTTAATTAAGGAAATTGATAAAATTACATATAAAATAAGTTGTATTCAATTTAGAAATTATAATAATAAAAATGTCTCTCAATATTTTGAATATAAAAACATAAAAAATATCAATATCGATATTTCAAGTAGTAGTAGCAATAAAAGTGTAGGTTTGCATTTAGAAATTAAAAAACCTACTAGTTTTAATCAATCTAAACAGATTACAAAGAGAGAAATAGTATTTCAAGTAAGTCCAGATATTCAAAATGATATTTATTATTTATATTGTTATGATAATGATAATGCTTTAATCTATTATAATATTGCATATATTCCTAATTTTAAATCAAGTGTATTTATGAATAAGTTATTTAGAAATATTAAAGAAAATGATAATTTAGATGCATTAGAAGAAAGTGATGATGAATTAGACTTTGAAAATGAAAAAGAAGATAGATATGTTTATTTAGATAGAAAATTTAATATGGTTTGTAGCTATAATTCTAAATTTAAAAAATGGGCTCCTATAAGATTAGCGGATGAAAATATGCAAATTATAAATTTATCACAGCTTTAGAATATATCTTTTTATTTAAGAAATTTGGTTATTATAAAAGGTATATATATGTCGGCAGCGTCAAATTTAGGTTATGCAAAAATATTACCTAATAGTAATATTAATGGCAGTTTTATAAACAAAGATAATTCTCATTATCCTGGAGGATTTGGAAGTAATGAAACATCTAGTTTTTTTGGTTTAGCAGGAGCTAAAAGTAATATTAATGCGGCAGCTGGAAATGTTCCCGGAATATGTATGTCAGGCGGCGGTAGAAAAAATCTAAAAAATAAAATAAAAAATATCACTAAAAGATATAAGATGTCTAAAAAGAGTATTAAGCGTAGAGTTTCAGGAATTAAAAGAAAAATTAAATCAAGTTTATCAAAATCCATATCTAGAACACAATCTTTAGCTAAATCAAGAAATATGGCAAGAAGTGTTGCAAGAGCCGGAGGTAGTAGAAGAGGAGGTAATCCATTTGCAGCTTTTAGACTAGGCAAAAAGTTTTTTGGCAATAAAAATCCTCCTCCAGATAATAAACAAATGGGCGGATATTCGCAATATCAAAATAATATGCCGATGACACCAACTTATTCAACTGGAGGGGTTTTAAGTGCAAATAATTCAGCATTAGCAAACCCTGTTCCTTATAAATTGTTACCTAATAGCACTAATAATATTGACAATTATAATCATTTTACAAATTCAGGGTTTCCTAGTAGAGGGCATTAAACTACAAAATTAGTTTATAAGTTATAAAATAATTTGAGATCTGTAATTATTTATATTAAATTTTTATTTATTTATTTTTATAAAACATTTACCGTTTAAAAATATTATATTGAAAATATGAATATTTTAAACAAGTTTCGGTAGGTATCATAATGGAAATTTAGTTGATTTTAATAGGCAAAACTTAAAATTCTCTCTACGATTTGAAATTAGGTATGATTGTAAATATTAAATTTTAAACTATATAAAAATTATATATTAATAAATATAATGCCAATAAAGTATAGTTTTGATTTATTAATAAATTTTTGTAATGAAAAAAATATAAATTTATTAAAAGATTATTCAAAAGAACAACTATTTGGAAGTTCTAAAATTATATTTAATTGTAGTAGTTGTAATAATGAAAATACAAAATGTTTTACTTATTTAATTAAAAAAAATACGTTGTGTAAAAGATGTGTTACTATACAATCTTTACCAAAACAAAAAATAACTATGATGTCTAGATATGGTGTTGAACATGCATCACAAAATCAAGAAATTCAATTAAAAATTAAACAAGGTTTTATAAAAAAGTATGGTATAGATAATCCAAGTAAAACACAAGAAGTAAAAAACAAGATGAAACAAACTAATTTAGAAAGATATGGTGTTGAATATATTATTCATAATGATGAAAGCAATACAAAAATGAAACAAACTAATTTAAAAAGATATGGAGTTGAAAATCCATTAGCAAATAGTGAAATACAAGAAAAAATAAAGAAAACTAATTTAATAACATATGGTAATGAATGCTCATTAGGTAATCTAAAAATAAACCAACAATCAAAATCTACGATGATTGAAAGATATGGTGTTGAATATCCATTACAAGATAATACATTTAAAGAAAAAATGAAGCAAACTAATTTAAAAAGATATGGAGTTGAAAATCCATTAGCAAATAAAGAAATAAGAGAAAAAATAAAATTAACGATGATTAAAAGATATGGGGTCGAATATGCAACGCAAAATCCAGAAATATCTGAAAAAGCATCCCATAATAGTTATTTAATTAAAGATTTTATTTTTCCTTCAGGAAAAATAACTAAATGTCAAGGATATGAACCATTTGCTTTAAATGATATCATAAAAAATAATATTGAAGAGTGTGATATAATAACAGGAAATAAAAATGTTCCTACTATTTGGTATAATGATGAAAATGAAAAAAAACATAGACATTATGTTGATATTTTTATTCCTTCACAAAATAAATGTATCGAAGTAAAATCTACTCGAACAATTAACTATATACATAGTAATATATTTTTAAAACAAAAAGCTGCACAAGATTTAGGATATAATTATGAAATTTGGGTTTATGATAAAAAAGGAAATAAGGTTGAACAATATTAAATTTTTATTTATTTATTTTTATAAAACATTTTCCAGTAAAAAGTTTATTACAAGTTTCTTCTTTTTCTTCATCTGAATTTTCTAATTTATGTTGCATTATAGTTTTACACGATGGATTAAATATAATATCCCATTTTGTAGTATCTAAATTATATTCAAAACTATTATTTCCAATTATTTTATAATTTTGTTTTTTATAATATAATTTTCGTTTTAACCACTGTCTTTGAAAAACATCATGCGAATCAATAAAATCATATATAATTGGGTGTTGTGTTGCATGTTTTGCACGTAATATTCTTCCAACACATTGAACAATATCTGTTTTTGGAGTTATAAAAAATTCTGCATTTAATGTAGGTATATCTAAACCCTCAGAACATAGACTGTAACTAGCTAAAATAATTTGTTGTTTATCTGAACGTTTAAGCTCAATTTCTGACATTCCGCCAATATAGTATCCAACACTTGCTAAATTTTTACATACAATTTTTTTATAAATATAGTGTAATATATTTAAATTTTGCGCCATTATAATTGTATGTCTTTGTTCTAGGGGTTTAATATAAGGATTTTCAATATAATTTTGTTCATATTTTAATACTTTTTTACAATTAGGACATTTAGGCCTTTCTTTTGATTGTTTTTTTGCACCATCTGATCCAATAAAATATTTTATATTAGTTTCTGCTGTAGTTTCAATATTATTTAAACAAATCATGCAATAATTAATTATATTACAACATGTGTTTTTTAATAAATAATTATTATTTTTATTACATATTTTACAACATGGGTTTTCATTATCCATTTTTAATTTATGTTGTTTAATAATATCTTTATCAATATTTTCAACACAAATAAAATCATTTAAAACTTGAATTATAAATTCTGTTCTACGATTATATTCGCAAAGTTTTGAAATCATAGAACTATTTTGTGGTTGTCCTTTATAATCTAATATTGTATCATTAAAATTATCATCATTTACTTTATATGTAATAGCTCTTACTTCAACTGCAACTTCATCTTTTCTCTCTACTTTATAAATTATATCTCCAATAAACATCTTAAAAACCTTAGTTGTTCCATCTTTTCTATTCATAGTTGCTGATAGTCCTAACATATATTTTGTAACAACTTTGAAAAGTGAATTAGAAAAAGTTTGACTTGAAATATGATGAACTTCATCTATAATTGTTAAACCGAAACCACTAAATAAAGTTTCTGGATAATTTTTATTAATTAAACTTTGTAACATACATAATACAATATCTTTATTCTCAACATCAATTATTTGCCCTTGAATTTTTCCTATACGAGCTTTAGGTAAAAATTGTTGGATTCTTTCAATCCATTGATTCATTAAAAATTCTTTATGCACAATAACTAGTGTTTTTTTTCTTAAAATACTTAAAATATTTAAAGAACCTGAAGTTTTTCCCCATGCACATGGAAGTTCAAGTAACCCACCTCCACATTTAATATTTTTTACATGTGAAATAAATTTTTCAATAACGGGTATTTGATAATCTCTCAATTGTCCATTAAATTCTAAATCAATATCTAAGCCTTCGCTAATTTTAAATTCTTTTGGAGGGCCAAATTGTTCTACCCCATAATAATGTGGAACATATAATTTATTCGCTGACTCACGGTAAGCCGGGAAAGCGTCTTGTGATCCATTACCAGGTGCACCAGGTGTATATGGTTTAACCATTAAATCCTTTTTAATTTGATTTTGTTTTTCAATACTTATTTCATTTTTAGGTATAGTATATCCTTTCTGACCTAAATAAGTGTTGATTTTATTTGTTTCCATTTAATATAGCTACTATAATTTAGTAAAATGTTTTTATATCCTTTATTTCAACCTTTAGAATCAACCTTTAAAAAGGTTGATCCAAAATTTATTCCTTTTTATTCCTTTTTATTCTTTTTTTCTTTCTTTTCTTTTTTTTGTAAATATTTTTCAAGTTTTTTACCAAAAACTCCATGATTATTTATAATATATTCCACTCTTTTTTTCCATTCGTCATTATGTTCTAATTCATTTATTACTCTCATCGATTTGTTACTACCAAGACGTATATATTTATTTGTTTTTGTATTTAATACACGCCCATAATTATCCCATATATTATTATAACCTCCTAATAAATTATTATTATTACTATTATTACTATTATTATTATTATTATAACCTCCTAATAGATTATATTTTTGTTTTTTAGTTTTGTTTTTGGGTTGTTTAAGTTTTTTTAAAGTTTTGCTAAACATAATATAATATTAACTATCTTTAGAAATTATTTGAATATAATTTACCATTTTTTGATCTACTTTTTTATAAAGTAGATTTTTTTATAAAGTAGAATATATATATGGATCTATTTAAACAAGAAAATGCTAGTCAGTTAATTCTAACCATTTTGTTTATTATATATTTAATTATGGGATATAAAACTCCAGATCCCGTTGCACATGTTGTGGATTCCGTAGTAGGTAAAATTGCTATATTTATTATTGTAATTATGTTATTTATGCATACAAATCCACTTTTAGCGGTTTTAGGTTTATTTGTTGCATTTGATTTAATCAGAAGATCATCTGAATCAACTGGAATAGATGCTCTTAAAAAATATCTTCCGACAGAACAAAAAAAACAATCGCAATTTACAGCTTTTAACCAATACCCTTATACTTTAGAACAAGAGGTAGTAAAAAAAATGGCGCCTATAATTCAAAGTGGTTCTGCTTTAACAAAGCCAACATATATGCCGTTGCTAGAAAATTTATATGATGCTGCTAAAATATAATAAAATATATATAATAAAATATATAAAATAAAATATAATAAAATAGAAATAATTATATTTTATGCTGGGGCAGCTGGTTTAAAAGTTGACATTTTAATTGATTTACCAGTTATTTTGGTAAATATTAGTCCTAGTCCTACAAAAATTAAGGCAAATAAAATACAACCGATAATTATTTTCATGATAAGTTTAAAAGTTGGATTATCAAATATGTTTCCTATATCAAATGTTGTTGAACTAGAACCAGATTTTGTATTAGTTATATCTATTTGTTCTTCAGATGAACCTGTGGGTTGACAAGAAATATATATACCATCTCCAATATGATTCGCTGAATTTGATCCTTTTTCATTAAAAAATAAATTGTCACCAAACATAGGTAACTTAAAAGGCTTAATAATTGAATTTAATGCATGTAGTATTTTTTCATTTAATGGAATAGCATTATTTTTACCAAATACAATAAAATTAGCTGTTGCATTATTGTAATTTCCTGAATAACTAAAGAATGAGCTTTTAGGAATTATTTTGTTCAAGGTAAAATCAGAAAAATTTAAATTAGCAGTTTCGCCCTCTGCCGGGGCATTTGATGCAACTCCTGATATTATTTGTGATAATAATATGGATCCTGATGTAGAATCATTTAAATTTACAACAGGAACACAAACAAATAAGTTTTCGCCACCAGATTCAGGAGTATGTTCAACAATTATCTCAGCAGCTACTTTTTTTTCATTAAATAAATGTAATGAAGGAGAAAATAACATTATTTGAGTGACATTATATTTGTCACTATTATATATTACAGGTGGAACATTACTATTATCATATGTTAAGGAAATGTTAATTCCGTTATTTTTTGCAGTCAAATTACTTTGATTATATTTAAAATTATATACACATTTTAAATCACATTTACCATAAACATTTTTTGGTGATATATTAATTGGTTTTTTTGTTGTATTATTACTCATTAATATAACTATATAAATAAAAATATTAATTTATTTATATAGAAATGAAATTAACTAAAGGTAAATTATCAAAATTATTTAATAAAAAAAAACAAAGTCATAAAAAAGCAAAAAATAAAAAAGGAAAAAAAAACAATACATTTAGACAAAAATCACACCTTAATTTAGCTAATAAAACTTTAAAAAATACTCAGTATGGCGGTGATGATAATGATCCCACCCCTTTTAATCCACCTCAAACAACAGATGCTCTGCCACCAATTGTAGAAACAGATGCTTCTTTAACAACAGATGTTCCTCCAATAACAGATGCTCCTCCAATAGATGCTCCTCCAATTGATGCTCCAATAACAGATGTTCCTTTAATAACAGATGCTCCAATAACAGATGCTCCAATAACAGATGTTGCTCCTCCAATAACAGATGTTGCTCCTCCAATAATAGATGCTCCTTTAATAGATGCTCCAATAACAGATGCTCCTTTAACAGATGCTTCTTTAACAACAGATGCTCCTTTAACAGATGCTTCTTTAACAACAGATGCTCCAATAACAGATGCACCAATAACAGATGTTCCTTTAACAACTGAAACTTCTACCACTCAAATAAATGGTTCTTCTGTTTCAGATGAAAAAATGCAAGAATCAATAAATGTTATGATTGATTATTTAGCAGAAAAAATAGCATCAAAAATACCTAATATATCTAAACAAACTGGACAACAAGATGGATTTATATCAAATAATATAATGGCTAATACCTTAGCAAAAAAAGATATATCTGATAAAGAAGAAATAACAACAGATTCTGCAACTGAAGAAGCTGCCTTAGCGGCTAAACAAGCTCAAGAACAAGAAAAACAAGCCCAAGAAGCTCAAGAACAAGAAAAACAAGCCCAAGAAGCGGCAGAACAAGAAAAACAAGCCCAAGAAGCGGCAGCGGCAGAGCAAGAAAAACAAGCCCAAGAAGCGGTAGCAGCAGCAGAACAAGAAAAACAAGCACAAGAAGCAGCGGCAGCGGCAGCAGCAGCAGAACAAGAAAAACAAGCACAAGAAGCGGCAGCAGCGGCAGAACAAGAAAAACAAGCCCAAGAAGCAGCGGCAGCGGCAGCAGCAGAACAAGAAAAACAAGCCCAAGAAGCGGCAGCAGCGGCAGCAGCAGCAGAACAAGAAAAACAAGCCCAAGAAGCGGCAGCAGCGGCAGAACAAGAAAGGCAAGCTCAAGAACAGCAGGTAAATCCTGTTCAAAGTGAAGACCATGTTATAGATCAAATTACACCACAACCTATAATACCTTCATCTGAAAAACTTACAAGAGGTCAAATAAAAAATAGGCAAGCTAAAACTCAAAGAGCGATGAAACGGCAAAATGCTGAAAAACAGTTAAATATAGGGGGAAGAAAAAAAACGCGTCGTTCTAGATAAAAGGTAAATATTTAATCACTTCATTTTCATAAATAGTAGTTTTATATGCTTCGCCAGCTCCTTCAACATAAACAATATCATTATCAAATATTTTATTTACGCCATATTCATTTGATGCATTTTTTCCTTTAAATTTTATAGGTAATTTAACATTATTATGTTGATTACTTATGCAATAATATTGCCACATATCTCGGTTTGAGAAAACAGGTCTACCCATAAGAGGTAATACATTATCTTTACTTGTTCCTTTTAATGGTGTTAAAATTCCAACCTGTCTATAACTAGTATCAATCGCGCCAATATTGGTTGAAACATTTATTGGAACCATACCCGGAGGTGCTAGATTTAATTGAGGTATTAAATATCGTTCATTTCTTAAAGGTGCTGCATATGGGTTTAATAATACATCACTTGCTAAATTATTATAAGGTAAATTAGGCATGCCAAACCAATTATATCCTGAGTTCTCTCTATAATTATCTTTTTCAGTTGAATTTGTGTTGTTAATTTCTATTTTTTGATTAGATTGGTTATTATACAAGAAATAAAAAAATATAACTATCAAAAATATAATAAAAAAAATAGTAATATTTTCAATACAAATTACACCTGGTGGGCATTTTTTCATATTATATAAATATACATATAATATAAAATATAAATTTATAAAATAAAATATTATTTTAAATTATTTATTTTATTATTTTATTTACTTGCGGTAAAGTCTTTTGTTAAACTAGCAAAATTAGAGCCACCAGAGCCGCCCATAAATCCCTTTGCTTGTTCCATCATAGGGCCAAAAGATTTCATTAAAGGCCCCATTTGTTCTATTAAAGGCCCCATACCTTTCATAGTTTCTGCTAATTTAAGTTGCTGTTGCATTAAATTTTGAGTATCACTAGTTAAATTTTTAATACCATCGCCGCCAATAATTTTATTTAAATCATCATATGCATTTTCAATTGTCGATGCATAATCAATACTATGTTGACCTTTTTTGCGTCCAACTTCAAATGATTCGTCGTTAGATGTTGGCATGTTTTGATTAGAAGTAGATTGATCGCCTCCACTAGAAGATGAATTTGAACTCATCTTATTCATAACTGCTTGCTTCATCATATTATTACTTGCATCTTGTGAATTTTGATTAGAATTGGTGTTTGAATTTTGATTAGAGCTGGAGTTTGAATTTTGTTTAGAACTGGAGCTATTACCCATGCCTTCACGATTATTTTTACCCAAAACAAACAAATTAACAACAAAAAGTGGGATTCCTAAAATTAATATAATATTTTTGCTAAAGAATCTTACTAATCCGCCAATTAAAAAGAAAAATATAATAGCATGAATATTTCCATAAACTATGTAGCCAATTAAATTAAATAACGATAATACAAAAATTACTCTAAGTAATAAACTACTATTTAAAATTTTATGCATAGTTGATTTAAAGTTCATTTTATATATACTATTTAAGATTATATTTTAATTAATTCATTATTATATCCAAGAAAAGATTCTTGAGATATATCTAAATTTTGCCATATATTATCTATTTCAAATGAAGATAAAGTTATTTGTCTTTGTTGAACAAAATTATATGTATTTGATTTTTTATATTGTTTGATTTTTTTAAAAGTAGTGTATTTTTGTTGTAAATTAAATGTATTTTTGATTATTGCAAGGGTTCCCTCATAATTATTTAATAAATTTTCATAATTGATTAAAATATAATTTTTAACATTATTTGGCATAATATTAATTAAATAATCATTTTTCAATTTTCTTAATTCAAATATATTTTTATATACTTTATTTGTTATATAGTTTAAATCTTCAAGTATTATTGAGCTTTTATTAATAATACGAGGAGTATTCTTAAATAATATTGTTTGGATTTTTGGTGTAGCAACTGTAGTTTCAATAGAATAAAATTCATTAAATAAGAAATTTTGTAAACTAGTTTTATTTATATCAGGAATATGATGTAATTCTTTTGAAAAACTATTAATCCAATATATTGGATTTCGAACTATTCCTATATAAAGAGTATCATCAAAATTTCTTTTGTCATATTTATTAAAACAAAAAAAATGTTTAGAACCTTGCTCAAACGAAATTTCCACATTAAAATTTTCTAAAATAACATTTTCAAGAAAATTTGTGCCACTACATCTTTCACCATATATAATAACTTTTTTAATATTTAACATTTAAATATTAAAATATTTAAATATGTTTATTAAATCTTAATAAACTTACTTATTATTTTTAACCTTATTTTTATTATTTAATGAATATGAAGCTGATCGCCTACTAGATCTAGATCTAGATCTAGATTTAGATCCACGTGATTTTTTTTTAGAAGAAGATCTGCCATATATAAATCCCCCTTTTTGATGTTTACTTTTTTTATATTTTTTTGTTCTTTTATATGTATTTCTTCTTCTTCTTCTTTTCCCTCCTAGTTGTGAATTTAAACTATTTGTTATCCCCACTATCATTTGGGTTGTTCTATCTAATTCTGCCTGTAATGCTGCATCATTATTTGCTGGATCAGCTCTTAAAGACTCTATATTATCCATATATCCAGTTATAGCTGTTGTTGCATTTATTATTCTTGTTATTAATGCAGTATTTTCTTCTGTTAATTTAGCTAAATTATCGACATGTTGTTGTTGTTCACTCATTAATTTTGCATGTTGCTCCTCCAAAGTTTGTTTTTCTGCATTTATTCTATCAAGCTCTCCCTTTAAATTTGAATTTTCTAATTTTAATCGTGCATGTTCTGCTTCTAATGTATGAAAATTTGCTCTTGTTGCATCCAACTCTGCCTTATCTGCTAAATTTTCTTTATCTCTTTTACCTATTTCTTCATCCATATATTTCCGCTGTGTCTCTGCATGTTCATGAAACATTTGCAGGGAATCATTGTGTGCGGTATCCAACTCTGTTTGTTTTTGTTGTAATTTAGCACGTTCTGAATCTAATTGTTGTTTTAACGCAGCATTTTCAGTTTCTTTAGCTTGCATTTCATTTTCTAAGGCATTTAAATGTGATAATCTCTCTTTTTGAGCTTCTAGTTGTTCTTCTAAAACAGCTTTTTCATCATTTATTCTGTGTAAATTTTCTCTACAATCGCGTAACTGATCAGTTATTCTAGTAATTGTTTGATTTAACCCCGCAATTTCGTGTTCCTGTTGTTGTACGCGTTGCTGTTGAATTTGAAGCTCTTGCCTAGCTGCAGCAAGAGCTTGCTTATTTGCAGCAAATGCCGTAGCTACTCGAGTAGATAATCCAGATAATTCCCCTAGATCAGCTTGAATTTTTTTTATACCAGTACTTACTAAAGAATGAAAGTTAGATGTTCTACTTGCTCTATTATCAGAAAAATGTTTTAATCTGGCAATTTGTGTATCAAATGCATCATAAAATCCTTGTTTTTGACTATCCTTATAACCTTTGGATTCAACGGCCATTATATTATATTATATATATACATTAAATAACATTATTATGTTGAATTATTATGTTGAATTATTATGTTGAATTATTATGTTGAATTATTAGATTGAATTATTTCATTTAAATTATGTTTAATTTTTTTAATTTCATTCATAATTTTATTTTGTTCATGTTTTGAATCCTTAATATTTTGTTCACTTAAACTACCAGAAGTTGATAAATCATTTACATAATTTTTCAATAAATCTAAAGCCTGTATTTGTTCATTTTTTTGTTTCATAATATAATTAGAATAATTAGAATAATCATTCTTAATATCTTCTAAAAAATGATTAGTTTTTTTAAAATCTTTATATTTATTTTGTTTTTCTAGTAAAAAATTGCGTTTTGACTCAATTAATTGCTGTAATTGCATAAAATTTTGATCTTTTGATTTTAAATTTACTTGATATGGCAATAATAATTCCATGCTTATTTATATTATTTATATTATTTTATTATTTCTTTTTTATTTATTATTAATATTTAAAAAAATGAATTTAAAATATTTACTATATATTATTTAGGATGTCTGTAAAAATTGTTGAATCTTTGCTTGCCCCTGATGATAACAGATTTGTTATGTTTCCAATTAAATATGACGACATATGGAAAATGTATCAGAAACAAGTAGATTGCTTTTGGCGGCCAGAGGAAATTGATTTAACAAAAGATTTAAAAGATTGGGATAGCTTAAATGATAACGAAAGATTTTATATCTCTATGATCTTAGCATTTTTTGCAGCTAGCGATGGAATTGTTTTAGAAAATCTAGCAACTCGTTTTATGAATGAAGTTCAAATTTCAGAAGCAAGAGCATTTTATGGGTTTCAAATTGCTATGGAAAATATTCATAGTCATACATATAGTCTTCTTATTGAGACATATATTAAGGATTCTTATGAAAAAAACAAGCTGTTTAATGCTATTGAACATTTTCCGTCAATAAACAAAAAGGCAGCATGGGCACAAAAATGGATACATGATAATAGAAGTAGTTTTGCTACAAGACTAATAGCATTTGCATGTGTAGAAGGTATATTTTTTAGTGGCGCATTTTGCAGTATATTTTGGCTTAAAAAGCGTGGATTATTACCAGGGTTAACATTTTCAAATGAACTAATTTCACGCGATGAAGCTTTACACTGTGAATTTGCCGTGCTTTTATATAGCAAATTATTAAAAAAAATGAGCAAAGCAAGAGTCCATGAAATTATTAAAGAAGCGGTTGAAATTGAGATTGAGTTTATTTGTGAAGCTTTACCGTGCCGTTTAATTGGAATGAACTCGCAAATGATGACGCAATATATTCAATTTGTTTCAGATAGATTATGCGTTCAATTAGGATACGAAAAAATTTATAATGTTGCTAATCCATGCGATTTTATGGAGCTTATTAGTTTGGAGAGTAAATGTAACATGTTTGAGGCATCTGTATCAGCTTATAGTTTAGCAAATAAAAACAGCGAAAATGCTTTTGAATTTAGTGATAACTTTTAAATTTAAATATATAAAATATATTAATATAACAAATGAATAATATTCAAAAACGTTTTTTATTATTTTTAATTGGATGTATAGGAACAAGAAGTTTATTTGTTATAATTGCTAAAATGATTAGTTTAAATTATTTGCCATATTTAGGTTATTTAGCATTAATACCTGCAATTGGGTTTATTTATATTTACTTAACAGGTTCTAGAAATACTGGTGCAGAAGTATTTGGAGATAAAATATGGTGGAATCATTTAAGACCAATTCATTCTTTATTATATTTTTTATTTGCATATAATGCGATTAATATGAATAAAAACTCATGGATATATTTATTAATAGATGTTATAATTGGTTTAACAAGTTTTTTAGTTTTTCATTTTTTAAATGGTGATTTTGCAAAAATAATAAATTAAATAATAAATTAAATAATAAATTAAATATTTAATTAAATAATAAATTAAATAATTATTTAAAAATTACAAGTAATAATATAATATATGATTACTTGTAATTTAATGGGTGGATTGGGAAATCAATTGTTTCAAATATTTGCAACATTTTCTTATGCAATTGAATCAAAAAAAACTTGCTATTTTTTAAAAACGGAAACCTTGGGCACAGGTTCAACAACAAAACGAAATACTTACTGGAATAATTTATTATGTAGAATGGAACCTTTTTTAAGAACAACTCAACCAGAAGGCAAATTACTTAGAGAGAAAAATTTTAATTATAATTCTATGCTTCCACAAATTATGGATTATTCAACAAAAGAAAATGTTTGTTTATTTGGATTTTTTCAAAGCTATAAATATTTTGAATCTAATTATAAAATAATTTGTAGAATAATTGATATTGAAAATCAAAAAAAAAAGGTTGTTGAATCTTACGCAAAAAATGCAAACTTTGATTTAAGTTTAAATATAGTTAGTATGCATTTTAGAATAGGCGATTACAAAAAATTACAAACATATCATCCAATAATGTCTTATGAATATTATAAGAGTTCTCTCTCTTTCATTAAAACTAAGAATGAAACTATTAGTAATATTTTATTTTTTTGTGAGGATGTAGATTTAAATGATGTAACCATTATTATTAATAAATTACAATTAGATTTTCCAAATATAGGTTTTACAAGAGCTAATAATTCGTTACATGACTGGGAACAAATGATTTTAATGAGCTGTTGTAAGCATAATATAATTGCAAATAGTTCTTTTAGTTGGTGGGGTGCTTATTTAAATTCAAATGTAAATAAAATTGTGTGTTATCCATCATTATGGTTTGGTCCAGATGCAAATCATAATACACGGGATTTATGTCCACATGAATGGGTTAAAATTTTAGCACCATATATTATTTCATAAATATTATTTTGCATTATTTGTATATTTTTTTAATAAATTGGTTACTAAATTGTTATTCCCTTTTGAATTAAAAGCAGAATTATTATGTATTCTATGTTTAACTGTTATTTGTTCGCAGTTATAAAATTTTTTATTTTTACTTTTTAATTTTAACCACAAATCATAATCTTCTATACCATTTTCTACCCAAAAGCACAGTTCTTTTCTAATAATAGCACTTGAATTAATTACCGGATTTGATTCTAAAAAATTAAAATCAGTAATATCCTTTACAGGAATATTAGGCACTAGCCCATTTAATCTTTCCCCAAAATAAATGCATCTTGAGCCAATTACATCATATATATCTAAAAACTTTGTTTGGATCATTAATTTATTATAATGCCATATATCATCAACATCTAATATAGCGACATAATTATGTGTGCAATATTTGATCATTTCATTTAAAGTAATTGATTTTCCTTTTAATTTATAAAAATCAATTACTTTTATTTTATCATTTTTTTCATACTCCTTTGCTTTTTTATAAACATCTGAATTTTCTGGATGGCCATTAATACCAATTATTAATTCCCAGTCAGTATATGTTTGATTTAATACAGATTGAACGGATTCATCAATAAACTCAATACCATTATATATAGGAATTACTATACTTATCATTTATATAATATTATATATTTTATATAATATTATAAACTTAAATTGATTTAATTTTTATTTATTTAATTTAATTTTATTTAATTTTATTTTATTTAATTAATATACGTTGAAACATAAACCAATTATCATAATTAGTATTTTCATTATATAATGTAAAATTTTTAATATCTGAAAAAATACAATCTACTAATATTATTTGATCGTCTTTAACTAAATAATTATTTTTAAAATAGCTTTCTAATTTATTATCAAGTGTTTTGGACCACCAATCAATTTTATTTTTATGAATAATAAAGAATCCTCCAGCGATTGAGTTTTGATTATGGGGAATTTCTTTTAAAGGTAAACCAACTGAATTTTTATTGTTGATTAATTTATATAAATTATTAGTAAACTGTTTATCATTATTAATACTTGCATAATGTATAGTATTTGGATTTAATTTTTGTATTGTTGAATTATGTGCCCAATTTTTTAAATGAATAGTATTAAAATCATTTGGTCTATTACGAAAATACCCAATATCACACCATCCATAAAAATCTGTTTCAAAATATTTATTTTGAATAGTTTCATTTACAAACCATACTTTTTCATTCCATAACATGTTGACTTTCCAGTCAACTACATTATTTAATAAACTATTTTTTTCGTGATTAGTAATCCAGTAATCTTTGTATTTGTAATTATAAAAATCTTCAAAAGGCTTTATAATAATTTTGATTTTAGGATTATTTTGCGTATTAATATATTTGAAACTGTTTTCATCCGAATAAATAACTAGATTAAAATTATTTACGATAGAAATAAAATAAGTCATCCATTCGATATAAATTTTAGGATCAAACTTAGATTTAATTATATAAAAACAACTGGAAAAAGTAATAGACATTTTATTTAATATATAATATTATTTTTATATATTAAATAATACTAATATAAAAATAAAAGTATATTATATAGTATGAATAATATAGTATCTTTGAACATAGATTATAAATCTGATAGTTCATTTCTTTGTAAAATTGGACAAAAATATGATACGGATAAATCTTCACAACGTTTAAATGTAACAAATATCAGGCATTGTCATCCATATACATTATTTTATGATTCTTTATTTAAACATAATAAAAATAATAAATTACAAATTGCAGAATTAGGTATATTAGATGGAGCATCTTTATTAATGTGGCAGGAATATTTCCCAAATTCAAATATATATGGGTTTGAATATAATGATCAATTTATAAATAATTTTAAACAAAAATATAATAACGATAGAATTACACTTACAAATATAGATGTTACAAATAAAGATAGTATAATAAATTCATTTAATAATTTAAATATTAAATATGATATTATAATTGAAGATACTACACATCAATTTGAAGATCAGATTCGGGTAATTGAAAATGCATACCAATATTTAAAACCAGGAGGAGTGCTAATTATTGAAGATATTTTTAAATCTTATAATGAACAAAATTATATTAATAGATTAAGTCCAATATTGCAACATTTTCAAGAATATTATTTTATAACGCTTGATCATGTTAATAAAAATTCAACTGGTTGGAATAATGATAAATTGTTCATATTAATAAAAAATGGCGCTGAACCTATTTTTAAAAATACAAATAAATTAACTATAATAACACCATCATATAGAACAAATAATTTATTACAATTAAAAAATAGTATTAATTTTGATTATATAAATGAATGGATAATTGTTTATGATGGAAGTAAAATAAATGAAAACCTAAATATATTTAAAAATGAAAATAGTAAAATTAAAGAATATGTTTATAAAGGAATTGGAATAAGTGGAAATCCTCAAAGAAATTATGCACTAACTAAAGTTTCAAATGAAAATACATATATATATTATTTAGATGATGATAATATAGTTCATCCACAATTATATAAATTACTTAATATAATAGATGATGGTAAAATGTATACATTTAATCAAACAAATAGAATAAAAGGAAATAATATAGAAGTTTATAAAATTGATACTGCTATGGTTTTAATTGATTATAAATTATGTAAAAATATTAATTGGATTAATAATAAATATGAAGCTGATGGTTTTTATATAACTGAATGTTATAATAAAAATAAAAATAATCATATATTTGTTGATAATGATTTATGTTATTATAATTTTATTTAAATCGTCATTTTATCTAGGTCTTATAATTATAAATTTAAAATTAATAAAATTAATATTATTGTAATATTTATTAATAATAAATTTTACATATTTTTCAGAAACAATTCTTCCATTATGTTTTCTAAACTCAATAATTTCATCAATACGTTTACCATAATAAGTACAATTATTATAAGGAACAATTGCAAATCTATCATTTAATCCTTCATGATGTTCATCATTTGGTATAGAAATTGAGTTAGCTTCAATATTTAACCAACTAGTATTAAAATCATTTTGTAATATAACATCTGGACGTATATAAATAACATAATCATATTTTTTATCATTATTTATTACCATTTCTGTAACACGTTTTTGACTTTCTAATGCGCATAAATGATTTTTTATTAATCCTGGTCTCCACTCATGTGGCGTATCACCTCCATATTTATTAAATAATTCTTGATTAAAATATTCTGAAAAATTTAAAGAATTAAAAAAATCATCTTGATTATCTATTTTATAATAATTGGGATTTAATAATTTATATTCATCATAATCAATTGGAATATCACACTTTTTTTCCCATATTGTATTATGATCGGTTTTCCAAGTATGCATAAATATATTATAATTTATTTTATTTATATTTAATATATTAAATAAATATTTATAATGCGATTGATAAACTTGTTTTGTGCTTCTTGTCATTCCCCAATAGCATATTGCAACACTTGTCATTATAATACATAAATATTATTTAATATACTAAATATTTAAATTAATAATATTAAACCAATAACTCATTTTTAACATTTGTAAAACTTTAACTCTAAGATTTGAATCTTCATAATATGGTCTTAAAATATCTAATTTACTATGTATATTTTCATGTGAAAGGGTTTGTTCATTAAATTCATTAACAAAAATAACAGGAAATCTTTTATATATATCATCTAATACAGAATGCTTTATAATAGGAATTGAACCACATAATATACTTTGCCAAAACTTAGGACACAAATCTTGCCCTCCACCATGAATGCATAACGTAAATGTTGAATTTAATAAATAATCTTTAAATTCTATTTCATTTATTTCATTATTACATGTTTTTACAAAATTATTTAATTTTGTAATACATAAATTATTTATTAATTTTCTGTCATTATATTGAATATGTGGACCAATTCGTGAACAATTAAACAAAAAATATTTTCTATTATGAATATTTTGGGGTATATAATGAATTAAATTAGAGTATAAATTATTATGTTGAGGTAATATTCCAAGAGGTATTGGAATTGTTTTTTCACAAATAGTATCTAAATTTTCAACAAAAATTTTATTTAAAAATGAGTATTTAAATAAATTATTAAAAATTTTATCTTGTAAATTTATATAAAAATTATGTCTTAAATCTCCTGTTCCTTTTGGAAAAGTATAATCTTCACTTGCGATTATTAAATTAAATTTATTTTTAATATTATTCATAATTTTAGTTATAAAATAATCAATATTTATATCACCATTTAATGCTGTTATAAAAATTAATTTAGGCTGATTAGTATTTGTTATATTAATTACATTATTATTATGAATAAACCAATCACATTTTTTTGCTAATCCAGTTAATTCATTTAGTTTATATATATTTTGTTTGCTTAATCGTGTGTTCATTAATTCATTATCATTATTATTTATTAAATTTATATTTAATAATTCATTATTTATTTCATTTATATATATTTTATTCATAATATATAAACATATTAATTATTTATAATATTTATTAATTTTTGTTCACATAAATTACTTGTTAAATTTTCTAAAATATATTCTCTAGGTTTATAAGTATTTAATTTTGATATAAATAAATTAAAAATATTTTCTAATTCATTTATATTATAAAAATATTCGCCACATCTTTCATCCCAATATGGAATTGATGTAGCTGAAATATCTTTATTATTTTTACTGATAAATTTTATGTTCCAAACTAATAAAGGAACATTACATGATAATGCTTCTTCTAAAGCAAATCCTTGACTTTCATTACATCCAATCCATATACCATATTTTGAATTTTGTAAATAGTTTATAAAATCGTTTTCATTATATTTATTTTTATAACTAAAAATTTTATAATTAATATTTTTATTTTTAAAAAATTGTTCTATTAATGATAAATCTTGCATATTTCTACCTTTATAATAAATAAAAACTTGATTTCGTTCTAAAATAGGTTTATTTTCATTAAATTTATATGTATTAACTGCAAATGGCAACGATTTTATTTTTATATTTTTGCAAATTTCGTCATTAATCCATACATTTGATGCCCATTCACTAGGTTGAATATATGTAGAATTTGGACGACTAATCAAATCTATTTGATTTTTATCTGGGAATATACTAAAATGAGGTCCAAAAATAAATTTTGTATTTGGATATAAAGATACATTTATTGGTTGGGATGGACTATATACAGCATCAAACTGTGATAAATTAATATTTTGAAATTGTTGTATTGTATTGATTGAAATTAATTCAATATTTTTATAATACAATAACGCTTCATGATTTTTAGGATGATTCCAAGTATTTAAATAAAGTATTTTCATTTATATATTATATTAAATATTAAAAATAAATTTAAAATCATTTTATTAAATATAAATACTAATAAAATGATCGAACACGACTTTATTTTATTAATTATGAATTGCAAAAAATATAGTTGGAAAGCAGATATTCAACGTAATACATGGATCAAAACCTTGCCAAATTATTTAAAATACTATCATGTGATTGGTGATGAAAATCTAGAAACAGAATATAAATTTATTAATGATAATAATGAAAAAAATGATAATAATGATAATAAAAATATTTTATATGTAAAAACTTTAGACGACTACAATTCTTTGCCAAATAAAGTTATTACTGCATATAAAGCTATTAATGAAACATTTGATTATAAATATATATTTAAAACAGATGATGACCAACAGTTGATAAATGAAAAGTTCTTTGATGTGCTTAAAAATTTACTTATTACAAAAACTCCACAAACTCATTATGGAGGACATATAGTAGATGTTAATAAGCCATATTTATCTGAATATTATAAATTACATCCTGAATTGCCAAAATATCTACCATTACTTGTTACAAAGTATTGTAGTGGTAGATTCTATTTTCTCTCTTCTAAAGCAATTTCGTATTTGTTGACAAAGAGAGAAACTATCATAAAGGAATTTTTAGAAGACTATGCTATAGGTTATAATTTACATGATTATTTTAAACTAAATGTGCTTAAATTGCAAACAAGTAAGAGCTTTAAAGATGATGATAATATGCAAGATGATAATATGGATGATATAAATAAACAATTATTTAGAAAATTGAATTTTGTTTAATGAAATTAATGGTTTATTTTCAATATGATTCATTTTAATATTTGGTTTTTGCAACCACTCCTTATTTAAATCAGTCATAAGACGTGTATAATTTGTATGCTTCTTCTCAATATCACTATAATCTTCTCTCTGAACAACTGTTAAAGGGATAATCAAATACCAATTATGTTTTTCTTGAAGTGCAAACCAATACTTATCTATAGCATATAAAAATCCATTTGTTGGATTTTTAATTAAATTAGTAATGCTATTTCTTATATTGTCAATTAAGATATTATAGTAATGTTTTTTTACAATATATCCAGTTGTTGTTTGACATTTAGAAACCTTAATACATGTATCATCAATTGTTTCATATGGAGGAACATTATTTCCAGCAAGTAAAACAACATCCCAATTATTATGTAATTCAAAAAACATATTTAATTGAGAAATAAATAATTTAGTATTTAAAAATTTAATATCATCTTCAACAATTAAAACTGAATCCCATTCATTTTGTTTTGCTAATTCAATACATTTTAAATGACTCATGCTGCAACCTAAAGCACCATTCGGCAACTTTATAGCATTAAATCTTTCTGCTGTTATCCCTATTTTTTTTAATTGTTTTTCGACATGTATTTTTCTGTCGGTTCTAGATTCAAGATTAATATAAAAAGCATTTTTTAAATCAGAAATATTAGATATCATATAATTTAATATATATTAATTTTTTAAATTATAAATAATTAAAACTGTTTAAATATTTATTTATTAATTGTATAATTTATAAATGAATCAACTGAAAGAAAACCCTTTTACATCCGTAGATAAATCTTTTACATCCGTAGATAAATCTTTTACATCCGTAGAAAAAATAATGATAGCAAAATATATTAAATTAATATCTTCAAAAGACGCAATTGAAGATTTTAATAAGTTAAAGTTAATAGGAACAAATGCGTGCAATATGTCTTCCAGATGTCGAACAGGAAATAATATAGTTGATTACTTTACATTTGCAGAGAGATTAAACACAAAAGGCAAATATGATATTAATTTTTTTGAATTTATATCTAATATCGAAGAATTTAAACAGAAAAAATTCATAAAAAATATGCTAGATTATTATGAAAATGTAAAAAATAAAAATAAAACAAAAAATAATTATATTGTTTTAAAAGAAGTGTATAATATTTGCATTAGTGCTATAAATATTTTTAGACCATTATTAGCTATGGAAATATACAATAAATATAAGCCAACGTGTGTATTAGATTTTACATGTGGGTGGGGTGGCAGATTAATTGGAGCTTGTGCCTTAAATATTCCAAAATATATTGGAATAGATATTAATATAAATTTGGAAAATCCTTACTTGGAGATGGCGCATTTTTTAAAAGATTATTCAGATACAAATATTGAAATGTATTTTAAAAATGCAGCCACATTTGACTATTCAACAATTATATATGACATGGTTTTAACATCACCGCCTTATTATTTTTTAGAAAAATATTCAAATAATGAAAATTATAATTCTAAGACTGACATGAAAAATAATTTTTATATTCCTGTATTTTCAAATACATATAAGCATTTACAAAAAGGAGGTTATTATTGTTTGAATGTTAATAAAGATATATATGAAAATATATGTATTAATTTATTTGGAGCGGCAACTGATATTATGCTGTTAAAAAAAAGTAAAAGACAAAATAATTATGAGGAATATATTTATGTTTGGTATAAGAAATGAAAATAAGAAATGAAAATAAGAAATGAAAATAATTTTAATATTTGCTTCGTTTGCTACGTTTTCTACGTTTAGATTGTCTTCTTTGTTTTCTACGTTTAGATTGTTTTCTTTTTTTTGAATATTTTTTGCCACCTGTATTTGGATCACCTTCCAATATGTTATCTCCAACATATACATTACATGTTGTGCCTTCAAGTTCTCCTTTTGTTACATTTGTAATTTTATAGAGTTCATTTTCTGCTATAATTGAATTGTTTAGGTAGAGAAAATTATTAGGATAATTACGTGTATCAAAAAATTCTCGATAATCATTAAAATTATCTGCATCTGGACGATTATCATTTGGAATAGTATTATAATTTTCAGGGCACCTTGCCATAACAACGTCAGTATCGCTAATAGGATCCGGATCATTAAGCAGATCATGTTGAAAACTTAGTGATGTTTGTACTTCAGCACATGTAGAAAGATATGTTCCATCACGTCTCATAAAACATACTTTACGTATATTGAATGAACGATATGGCAAAGTATTTTCTGGAGTGAGGTCTGTAAGAGTTCCTAAATCAAAATTTAAATTGACATTAAAAAATGTAATCGGGTTATTCATATATATATATTATACTTTTTAAAAATTATAATTATTGTAAAACACAATATTTAATAAACCCCTCCTAAATGAATTCTAGCACTTGCAGATGCACGTGGTTTATGTCCAATATGTTTAGCATATTCAGCAGAATATTTATTCGGTATTTGTTGAGAAGGCTGTCTTATAGGTGAAATTTGATTTTGAACAATTGATTGATTATATATATCACATTTAACTTCATTTATTTTATCCTGTTGAAGCTGAGAAATTAATTCTTGTGGAAGTTGTTTTCCCTGAGATAATATATCGTTGGCCATATTTTCTCTTCTCTCTCGTGTTGTTGGATAATATGGAATATTAGTCCAATCATTAATATTAATATTTGACATAATAGGTTTATGTTCTTTTATTTTACTTGGATTTATTATTTGTCTTTTTGGCTCTCTTAAATCATAATTATAAAATTGATCATTTTCAAATCTAATATGAGTTAAAAATGTTTGAATATTAATTACAAAAATATGTTGATTTTCTACAATAAAAATATTATCATTTGGATTATCAGATTTAGAATTTATATTATATTGCAATTCAGTAATTGTTTTTAGTCCATCTACCCCATTATCTTTATCCATTCTCCACGGATCTTTTTTACTTATAATGCGAGTTATTCCATCAAATAATTGTAAAATTTGAGGGCTGCCTATTTCATAAAATAATGATCTATCAATTTGTAAACCATAATGATCACAACGTTTTTGTAAAGTATTATCTTCCATGCCCCAGCCCCAGTAACAAGGAAACCCGTTAATTTTTTCAAAATCGCCACCTTTCATAGCAACGATTCCTCCTAATGCATACTTAAATCCATAATAATGCTTAACTATGCCAGGTGTTGTTTCATAATCAAAAATCTTATAAAATGGTATAGTATCTACGTCATTAAAAATAAAAGTAATATCTTTATAATCATTTGGATATTTTGCTTTAATTGCTAAAAACCCAATATTTTTAACAGCTCCTCTATTAAAAGTTCTTGCATCACACTGATGAGAAAAATAAATTTCATATTCAGATGAATCTTCTAAAATAAAACTCATGTATTTACTAAAAAAAAATTTATGCTGAATACGATTTCTATATGGAACAATAAAAACCCGTTTTGGTATAATTTGTTTTTCAGACATAATAAATAAATAACTTATTATTATATTTTATATTAAACTTATTTATTATTAAAATAAATTATTAAAATAAATTATTAAAATAAATTATTAAAATAAATTACAAACTAGTATATTTTTTTAAAATTATAGCGGGAACTAGATCTTCTTGATTTTTTTCAAGTTTTTTAAAACATTTGTTAATTGTAACTTCGCTAATTTCGCTAACATTTTTTATATCTTTTTTACTAACATTTAAATTACATATTTGAGAAATAAAGTATACTATTCCAGCTGCAATTGAATGTGGAGTATTTTCAGGCATTATATTCATTTTTTCAATTTTCATAGAAATAAATTGACATAATTTAGTTAATTCTAGATTTATATTTAATTTACTGCAAAAACGTTGGATAAAATCCTCTGGTTTAGTTTTACAAAAACTGGTTTTATCTATATTAATCATGTCCTTTTCTAAATTGTTAATTATAGATAATGCATTTTTGCACCCCTTTGTAGCACTTGTAACATCTAAATGAAATATATTTGAAATTTCCTTTGCCGTTCTAGGAAAATTGTTAATTCTACAAGATATATATATTGAGGCAGCTATAATTCCATCTCTGTTATCACCTCTAAAGGTTGACTCAGATTCAGAGATTTTTTTATGATATCTTATAGCATCATCAATAATCATTTTAGGAATTCCTGCATTTTGAGCCATGTTTGTAATCTTTTGAAATTCATCATATTGTGATTTTTCTTTATATGGCATGGATTGCCACTCAGTATATCGCCTAATTTTTCTCATTTCGTATGACATAGAACCTACACATAAAACCTTACATCCATAGGATGATTCTTCTAAAAGTGGATTAATAGGCATTCCGCATCTAGTAGGGTCGCTATGTTGATTATCATCAGCTCCGTAATATCTCCATTCGGGTGATTGATCAACAATATCTTTATATATTATTCCACATTTATTATTGTTACATGTTAAAAAGCCTTCCTCTGAAAATACTAAAATAGTTGCACATCTTTCACAAAAATCCCTATTTCCATTAGAGCTATAAATACACTCTAATGGAGTAATAGGTTTATTATTATTTTCAACTTCATTATTAAATATATTCCATAGTTCAGTTTTATTAATATTATTAGGTTTCTTTTTTTTACTTTTGTCGTTATTGCTAAGCATTCTTATTTTCTTTTACATAGAAAATAAAAAACTAATTCAATTTTATTATAAATAATTATAAATAATTATTTTGCAATTATTTTGCAATTATTTTATAAAAGATATAATATATGGGTAATAATTTTTCAAAAAAAACTGAATCTGCAAATAAACAATTTGACAATTTTTATGAGATAATTGATTATATAGCCACTTATTATATTTTAACTATGGATTTTAAAAGCTTAAGCAAGCTTTCTGAAAAAGAATATTGTGATAAATTAGTAGTTTTAACATCTGATATTATACAGAAATACTTTAATGATTTGGAGGTTACTTATCTAGAACAAAGAGTAAAAAATGGGTTAGATGTAAATGAATTAAAAAAAAGTAATATTATTTTTTTAAATAAAGACCAACTTGATAACTTAGATATTCAAAATGATGCTCAAAAAAGTATTAAAAAAAAGCGGGTATGTATTGGAATAGCCAAATTTTATGTTAAAATCGCACATGTATTTGCCGCAATTGTTATGACAATTAATCCAACATATATATATAAAGATGAAAGTGGTAATGTAGTAAAAACACCATTACTTGAAAAAGATAAAATTCCCAAAAATGTGCAACGAAAAATTCATAAATTAAATATTTGTGACAATAGAATTAGATCATTAAAAAAAGGGGAAGATTTTTCAAAATCAGATTCAGATAAGGCTCAATTACAACCCAAAATGTGTAGTATGAATCTAAATAAAGATGGCACCCTTAAAAATTTAGAAGATGAGCCTGGAATTGTAGAATTAATGAATTTATATTTAGATGATAAATATGATTATTCAAATGGAACATTTACTGGGATGTCTGATGAAACCGAAAAACAATTTAAGAAGGACTTGCAAGTATTTTATACTACATTTACAGGTATAGAAAAAATGCCTCCAGAAATAAAAAAATTTAGTGATATTAAATTAAGAGATTATCAGTTAAAAGCAGGATGTCAGGGTGATAACCCTTTATTTAAACAAACGTATAATATATCTAAAAATGATAAATTATTTGTTAAATATGCGTCAAATATAAAGCAAATGATAGAATCCGCGGCTTCAAAACAAAGTGAATTATTATCGATTATTAATAAATTATTTATTTTTGTAGACGATCCATATAGTAAAAAAAAGAAAATTAGAATTAATCCTAAATTAACGGATGAATTGTTACAAACTATTATTGTGAGTGCTAGAAAAATAATTATAGAATTATATATTAAATGTGAAACTGATTATGTTGATGGATTAAAAATATATGAAGCGATTGTCGAATCGAAAATTTTAGAAACAACACAAAATCAAATTAAAACATTACAAAAGGAATCCGTAACACTTATAGCTGAAACAAAAAATATTATAAAACCAGAACCATCTAAAGAAATCAATATAAAACCAGAGATTATGCAAGCGCCAGAGATTATGCAAGCGCCTGTAATAAATAAAAATGTAGAAGAAATGAATAAAAATGTAGAAGAATCAGAAATGAATAAAAATGTAGAAGAATCAGAAATAGCTGCATCAGAAATGAAAGAAAATGTAAAAATAGAAGAAGATACAACTAAGTTAAATATGTAATTTAGTAACTTAAAAATGTAAATAAATATATTACTAAATAATTAGTATTAATAATATATTTTAACGCCTTTCCCCAACTGAACCAAATAATTTACGTGCATTTTGGTATGCTTGTAATCTGAGTGCAGTTCTAGCTTTGCTTAATGATCCTGTTTTTTTTAAAGCAGATTGCGCCGCATCAACCGCGGTTGTCCACTTTTTTTTATGGGTTTTAGATTTTTTGGATTTATTTTTTTTTAACTTCCTATTATGTCTAGATTTCATTTATAATATTATAATATTATAAATAAATTATAATATTATTTAATAACTATTTATTAATAACTATTTATTGTTTTTGCAATTGCTGAGTCTTTTGTTGTGTCTTTTGTAATTGTTTTTGCAATTGCTGGGTCTTTTGTTGTGTCTTTTGTTGTGTCTTTTGTAATTGTTTTTGCAATTGCTGAGTCTTTTGAAGTGATTTTTGAAGTCCTTTACTCATACTTCTAGATTTTCCCATACTCATAGATCTTCCCATACTCATAGATCTTCCCATACTTCTAGATGCTCCTCCTCGTCGTCTATGTCTACGTGTTGCCATTTATATATATAGTTAACAAAAAAAATTTCCTAAATAATTAAATAATTAAATAATTAAATAATTAAATAATTAAATAATTAAATAATTAAATAATTATTTAAAATTAATCTTCCCAAATTCTATTTGTTGAAGGCCACCACATTTTATCTCCTTTTTTAATATTATACATCGTCCTAAATATTGGTAATCTTGATAAAGGAATATTTACCCTATATTTATCTAAAGGATGTGGATTGCTTTTCAATTGTGCATCTAACGCTTTTGCTTCAACCTTTTGTCTTGCTTGAAACGCATAATAAATAAAAAACGCTTCAAAGGATATATGTTTTATAGGCAAAATATCATCATTTTTTAATTGAAAGTCTCTTAAATATTCTCTACATATAGTTAAACCCGCAATATCCGCTAAATCTTCTCCAATACTGGGCGCCGCATCAAATTTTATTCCATCCGCAGCAGCAAAGGCTTCATATTGCTTAATTACATTATGCTGTATTTCTTTAAATTTTTTTTTATCTTTTTCTGTCCACCAATCAAAAAGCACGCCATTTTCATCATATTGACTACCAGAATCATCTAAAGCATGCGACATTTCATGACCTAAAGTATCTCCAATATGTGCTAAGTTATACTCTATTCCTCTTTCATCTAAATCAACAAATGGTTTTTGAACATATCCTAAAGGAATATAAATTCCGTTTTTGGAAGGAGTATATGATGCATTTACTACGTATGCCTGAGTTCCTACAAATTTAGCAGGAAATTGTGTCCAATCAATAACTGGAATATCAACTAACGGTTTACCATCTAATTGTGTTGCTTGGTCGTGTCGCCATCGCGCGACTTTTAACATATTACCCCACGCATCATCATCTGTATAATCTAACATAACATCTTCTCTTAACATTTTTGGTGACCCAACCTCTAAATTAAATTTATATAATTTTTTTAATGCCTTTTCCTTAGTTTTAGGCTGCATCCATGTATTACGTTTAATAATTCGAATAAAAACTGTTTTAAAATCTTCTGCCATAGATTTAACATATTGAATATTTTGATCATTATGATATTTTTCGATGTATTTATTCGATAAAAAAGTATTAAATGCAAACCCTAAACTAAAAATACTTGATACATCAACATCTGGTTGTGATGTTTGACCTCTTACAAATTTGCCTAAATAATTAAATGATATTTCTCTACCTTTTTTATTCCATCTTTGTTGCTGTCTAATAAAAAGATAAATCCAATATGTTCTCCAGTTTTCATTATTCCAATTATCCATTAACATTTTAGTTCCGCATATTAAATAATTTAAATTAGATGTAATAAAAAAAGATGGTGTATGACTAAACCCTAGTTCCTTTGAAAATTCTGGCCAATCAAAATTATATTTTGAAATAGACTCATTTGCTGTAACTTTATTATATAATGTATCTTTTGTTTTAATTTCAGTACAACCCATCGAAGCTATAATTTCTAATTCAATCGCAAATATATCTTGAATAATAAATTTATGATTTGAACCAAATGCATTTTTAAATAATTCTTCCAAATACCTAAAAAATTCTTTTTTTTGTTTTTTTTTATATTCTATATTAGTTCCGTCGTTAAAATATACATTTATATCAATTAATGATAATTGAGGAGCATCTACAAAACATCTAAATTTAGTTGGTTCTTTATCATCTGGATTTAATGTCCAACTAAATGGAGCGCCAGATGTAATTTCATTATTATTAATTAACCCTAACATTTTCCATATATTACTTTTATTTTTTCTTAATTCATCTATTTGATCTAATGCTTCATTTGCATATTTTTTTGATTGGTCATTTGTATTTAATTTTAACTGTGAAGTATAAAATTTTTTAATCTGTTTTGCTTGATTTGTGGTGTCTTTAATTTCTTCTTTAACTATATCTAATAATTCATGATAAACTTTATCTTGTATTAATCTAAAACTATCAATTTGAACAATATATTTTTGTTTTTCAAATACACTTACATTATTAATCCATCTATCATTTACATATGAATAATAGTCATCTTGAGGTCTAATACCTTTAACATTTATTGGTTTTTTAAATTCTTTAATTATTTCCTTTTCTAAATTAAAGCCTTTTGCTAAAAGTAGTTTCCCATATGCTTTTTCTATTTTATCCTCAAATACATTATATGAATTATTCATTTGTTTACAAATTACTTCACGATTATTTTTTTTATTTTTTTTAGTTTTTTGATGTTTTTTAGGGTTTTTATATTTTTTAGTTGAGCCCATTTAATATAATAATTTATTATTAAATAATATATATTAAATAATATTAATTTTATCTTCTGTTTTATTTAATAATTCTTCTTCGTAAACTAATTTTCCTGAAGGTTTATAACTATTAATAGGGGTATAGTTTTTCTTTGGTTGTTTTTCTTTGGTTGATGTTGTTATATAATTATTCGGATTTAATGGATTTGAATTATCTTCATGCTGATTAGTTTCATCTATTTTTTCACCAAATTCATTTACTATAATTCCAGTTTTTTTCTTTAATTCAGTTCTAACATATGATGGAACCCAATGCATCCAAGAAATAAATAAAGTATTTGGATGAATATATCTAACATTAAATTTATTATCCTTTAATTTATCTATTAAATAAGCAATACACGCGGGTTGATCATATTTTGGAACTCCGATTATAATTTCAGGAACTAGAAACCAACAAAAATTTTCATCTATTTTTTGTTTAGATGTTGTTTTAATTTTAACATGAATTCTATTTAATATTTTATTAAAAAGTGTTAATTTACTTAAATCATGCTGACGTTTTTTTTCATATAATTCATCAATATTTAATTTTTCCGAAAAATCAGTTACATTTTCAAGTGTAAATATATTTGCCATTTGAAATAAGATAGAGAAAAAAATAAAAATATAAATGTATTAAATATATATTTATTTATAATAGTAATGTTATTTTGTGCTTTCTTCACAACTTAAATAATGACCTAAATATATACTATGGTCATCTGTATTTGTTTCTTTTAATAAAAATTGGTCTGCACAAATAGGATCTTCGCCATTTGTTGTACTACAATTGTATAAATCACCAAATTCATTTTCATATATTTCATTACACGAATGATAGTATTTCATTTCATTTGGAGGAATATGCGGAACCATATCTTTATAGTGTGTATAGCGATATAATTTTTCTTTATAAAATAATGAAACAAAATTAGCATAATCTATATCTCCCACTCTTGGTTGTCCATAATTATAAACTGTAGAAAAAATATTATTTAGATTTAATTCCATCATCATTAATTGAGCTATTGCAGCTCCTAATGAATGACCTGTTACAATCACATTATTGTAATTATATTTTTTTTTTAAAATATTAATATTTGTTATTACGGATGATTTAAGATGAAGTGTAGTTGTATAAAATCCATCATGGACACTACAATTACATTTTGGATAAGAATCATATGGTATTTTTTTTAACTTAAAATTATCTATCCAATTTAATACTGATGAAGAGCCCCTAAATATTACATAAATTGTTTTTGTTTGTGGCATAATTCCTATATATCCTTGCAAATCTGTTACTTTATCATATAACACATTTGTAACTACAAATCCACTTGCTGGGCCAGCTAAAGCCATAGTCATATAATTTTCCTTATTACAATATGCTGCTCCACTTAACCATACAGATATTTCAGCTTCTTGAAAAAAATATGAATTTATATTTATTACAGAAGTCAACAATAATGTAATTATTCCAAAAAATTGCATTTATTATATATATAAAATAATATAAATAGAATTATTTAAATATAATTCACATAATTATTATATTAATAATTATGCCAGTAATTATACCATTAATTAAACATTTAGTTATATCTGGTGGAGGACCAACGATGATACAAACTTTAGGATCAATTCAACATCTTGAGGAAAATAAAATTATTGATATTAATAATATTGAAACTATTTATGGCACATCAGCTGGTGCAATTATAGGAATATTAATTTGTTTAAAATTTAGTTGGGAAATATTATATGATTATATAATTAAACGTCCTTGGCAAGAAGTTTTCCCTATAAAAATCCAAAATATTTTTGATGCTTATACTAAAAAAGGAATTTTTGATGAAAAAACAATTATTAAATGTTTTAAACCACTTTTTGATGCTAAAAATATATCTATGAATATATCGTTAAATGAATTTTATGAATATTCTAATATTGAATTACACATGTTTTCATTTGAAGTAAATGCTTTTAAAGTGGAGGATATCTCTCATTTAACACATCCCGATTTAAGTCTAATTACCGCAATTCAAATGTCATGTGCTCTACCTATTTTAATGAGCCCAGTTTGTATTGAAAATAAATGTTATATAGATGGAGGCGTTACTTGTAACTATCCTTTAAAATATTGTATTGAATCATCAGATAAAAAAATAGAAGAAATATTAGGATTTAAAAATCAATATGATGATCATAGTAAAAATCATGTTGATTCTAATTCTACATTATTAGATTTTATAATGAGTTTTTTATTTAAATTAATTCATAGTATTGGCACATCTAATAAGGATCCTCAAACTATTAATTATGAAGTAATTTGTAATGCTAATTTTCTTAGTATTAGTAGTTTGAAATTAGCCTTAAGTTCAGTAGATGTTAGAAAAGAATTATATTCAGGTGGTATTGAATTTGCAAAGATATTTATCTCTAAATTAGAGGACGCTGTTTAAAAATTGCGTTAATGTATCTTTTGAAGGTTTTGCATCATATTCAATTATTTGACCATCTTTCAAAAGTTTAACTGTTGGATATCCCTCAATATTATATTTATTTATTAAATCTACAATTTCGGTTGATTCTTCAGTGCAATTAATTTCAGTAAATTTAACATGATATCCATTTATAGTTTTATTTTCATATTCAGATTTAAGTTCTTCCCAATCTGGTTTAGCAGTTTTACAGTGAGGGCACCAGTCAACGTAAAAAAACAATAGTTCCACATTTTTTGAACTACCATCAACACCACTACCTTCTGGCATTTTCTCTCTATTTGCTGTATAAGAAGGATTTAATGCTGGTTTAACAAATTGATAATAAACACCAACTGAAATAATTATTAATATTACGGCAATTGCAATATATACAAATGTTGAGGCAGTAAATCCACTTCCTGCGGATTTAATTCTAGACATAAAATTAGAAGAATCTTCTCCGCCAACCGGTAAACTCATTTTATAAGAAGACATTTATATATAAATAAGAAGAAATTATGATATTGATTAAACGAATATAATATAATAATATAAAGAATATAGTATAATTAATATATTCTTTATAAATGTTATTTCGAAATATTAATGGTGAATTAATTGAAATTAATAAATATGATTTTAAAAATGATAAATTATATTATCAAAAAATTATGGAAATTAAAAAACAATTTACTAAATTAAATAATAAAAATGAGCAAAACCATTTTGAATATACTAATTATTCAACTATGCTTTTAAGAAAAATAGAACACAATAATTAAAAAAAACTTTTTATTACAAAAATAAATAATAGTGCTAAAAATAATGTAAATACATAACTGCAAATTATATTTGTTCCTAATTGTGCTTGTATTTCAAATGATTGAGCGGTTTTATTTGATAAACTTAAAATATTTGTTTGATAATTATTTAAATAAATAGTGTATCCTAAAATAATCAAAATAATAATCTTCATAAATGAGGAAGCAAATACAAATGTGCTTAGTGGACTTATAATAAAAAGAATAATTAATATTATTGATACAAAGGAACATAAACAAGCCTTTTTAGTTATATCTGTAGTATCCATATTATATACTATATACTTTTAGTAAAATAACAAAATGTATAATATACTTTTAGTAAATGTATATTTATGCATTTGGTTAAATTTATTTTGTTATTTTTTAAAAAGTATATATTATATATGGTATACACGCGTAAAAATAAAAATAAAAATAATAAAACAAAAAAACGAATATTTAAAAAAACAGATTTTATTAGTGGCGATGGTATGCTTGTAAGTGTTTGGGGTCCTTTGCAATGGACATTTTTACATACTATGAGTTTTAATTATCCTGTAAGCCCAACTGCCGAAGATAAAAAACATTATAGAGATTATATTATAAATCTTCAATATATATTACCATGCAAGTATTGTAGAATAAATTTGACAAATAATTTAAAACAGATGCCACTTAATATGTCTGATATGAAAAATCGTGAATCCTTTTCTAGATATGTTTATAACTTGCATGAATTAGTTAATAAAATGCTACATAAAAAATCTGGCCTTAGTTATTGTGATGTAAGAGAAAGATACGAACATTTTAGGTCAAGATGCACTGAAGAAAAAGGAAAAATATTTAAGTTTAAAAAAACACAAACAAAAAAGAAAAAAGGAAAGGAAAAAGGTTGCACAGAACCATTATATGGGAAAAAATCAAAATGTATTATTAATATTGTTCCTCAAGAAGAAAAGGGTGAATCACTTCAAATCGACAAAAAATGTGTTAAAACAAGAGAATAAATAAATTATTTATTAAAAAAAATGAATTAAAAAATATTTTTTAATTTATTTGTATTTTAATAATAATGTCTAAATCTACTACAGATAAAGAGTTACAATCCAAAGGTCTTAAACGCGATGCAATTGATAAATTTTATACAAATGTAAATTATGCTAATAAATGTATCATGACAATTAAAACACATTTAGAAATTAATTATCAAGATTTAATTATTGAACCTAGTGCGGGTAATGGGTCTTTTATTTTAGGAATAAAAGAATTAACATGTAATAATTTATTTTATGATATTGATCCAGAAAATAATGAAATTTTAAAACAAGATTATTTGTTATTAGATTTACACCAATTCAAAGATAAAATGATTCATGTTATAGGAAATCCGCCATTTGGCAGGCAGTCTTCAACTGCAATTAAATTTATAAAAAAATCAGCAGAATTTGCTAATAGTATTTCATTCATATTACCTAAAAGTTTTAAAAAAGAAAGTATGAAATCTAAATTTCCATTAGAATTTCATTTAATTTTTGAAGAAGACGTTCCATCGTATTCATTTTTAGTTAATGAAAAAGAATACGACGTTCCATGTGTTTTACAAATATGGAAAAAATATGATGAAAAACGTTTACAACAAATAAAACAAGTCCCAGTTGGGTTTGAATTTGTTAAAATTTTCGAAACTCCAGATATTTCATTTAGAAGAGTAGGTGTTTATGCTGGAAAAATTGATATTGGTGTAAATAAAAGCGAACAATCACACTATTTTATTAAATTTACAAATAATAAATCAATAGAAGAAAATTTGTTAAATCTAAAAAAAATTAAATTTAAAGATAATAATACAGTTGGGCCAAAATCAATTTCTAAACAAGAATTAATTGAAGAATTTATCAAGTTCCTTTAATTTTATTTCACCTTTTGGATAACTTATAATTAAATCTATACCCCTAACAAATTTTACTTTTATTTCTGGAAAATTAACATTACATACAATTATATATATTAATTTTTTTGCCTTTTCTTCAAATATATTTTTGTCAAATTTTCTACCTTCTCCAATCATATTTGATGGATAAAATTTGCAACCGCCATTTGTAAATGTTTTTTCATCATATAAAATTTCTGGAAAATTTAAATCTTCAAAATCATGTTTTTTACACCCTTTAATATGTTTTAAAGGATAATTGATTGATAACCATGGTTCTATAAAATGTGAAAATGCACGACCATCTTTGAAAATTTCAATCATTGTATTTTCTGGTATATCTGAAAATGTAAAATTTGTTATTATATGTGTAAATGTTTTATTTAATTCAATACTTGTAGGATTTAATAATGATTTCATAATATTATATTGTATTATATAATATTATTTAAAATAAATCAATTTTATTTACATTCCAAAACTAGAAAAATCATTCAAAACAGGAATAGGTAAATAACTACTACTTGTAGAACTATAATTTGGCACCGCTTTACATGTCATACTAGGCTCAGGGCATCGAGCACATGCAGGACAAGCCGGACATTTATCTGTATTATTTGATGAATCAGATGAAGAAAAAATTGAAGAATTAGCTGCCGCTGGACACACAGGACACACCGGTGGGACAACTTGAGATTTTAAAATATATAAATCTTCTTGACCTGGAATAATTTGACTTTTTGGTATTCCAGGAGGTAGAGAACTAGAATAATCATATGAAGACCCAGGGGGGTTATTAGCCCCAGCAGTTCCAGGGGGATTATATGAAGACCCAGGGGGATTATTAGCCCCAGCAGTTCCAGGGGGATTATATGAAGACCCAGGGGGATTATTAGCCCCAGCAGTTCCAGGGGGGTTATTATTACCTATAGGAGGGTTATTATTACTTATAGGAGGATTATATGAAGACCCAGGGGGATTATTAGCCCCAGCAGTCCCAGGGGGATTATTATTACTTACAGAAGAGTTATTTGAAGAACTAGGTTGAGTATAAGCAGAATTATAATTTGATGCTGGTAGATTTGACCCAGTACTACCAAAGTATGTTGTATTTGTATTATTTGAATGAACCGCAACTGATCCTGATGAGGTATATGTAATTGAATTATTATTTGAATCAGTTATTTTAATAGCTTGTTGCCCATCATTTGTTTTAATAATAATTGCAGTTTGTCCATTTGGACCATAAAATTTAGCTGCAGAACCATTACTACCAGAATAACTTGTCATATTTTCTTTAACTGTAAAAGTTGATGGAGTTCCACCATTTGGAGGTGTAACTTGTAAAGATTGTGTTCCATCACTTGACACGTTTACCGTTATAGTTCCTCCATTTGGTTCTGTAAATGTTGAACCATTTGTTAATTGACTTGAAGAAGACGACCCACTATAATGATTATAATTATCATAACTTGAATTTGCACTTGAATTTGAATTGGAATTATTAGAATTATTAGAATTATTAGAATTATTAGAATTATTGGAATTATTAGAATTATTAGAATTATTAGAATTATTAGAATTATTAGAATTAGAATTATTGGAATTGTTGGAATTAGAATTTGAATTGTTAGAATTATCATTTGAATTATTTGAATTCATTTTGCTAGTTAATAAATTTCCAGAAGCATCATTATTTGAGCTGGAACTATTATTTTGACCAAATCCTTCTGAATAGTTACAATTACCTCCTAAAAAAGAACATAAGACAAGTCCTAGTAATAAAATTAAGAAAAGAAATAATGCTTCAATATTCATTGTAGAATTTATCATCGTATAAATTATATAGTGAAAAAAGTTTAAAAAATAATTGAATTCAATTATAATATAAATATTATAATTATAATAATATAATGAACACTAATTGTAAAAATCCTGACTTTGTAAGTGCTATTATTATTGATTCTATACCTGAAAATGAAGAATTAACTAATAAAATAAAAAGAGTAATTAAAAAACAAGAGCCATTAAAGGGTTTTCATATAGAAAATCCAGACATTTTTGAAATAGGAGTAGATGAAGCAGGAAGAGGACCTATGTTTGGAAGAGTTTATTCTGCTGGTGTTATTTTACCTAAAGATGATACTTTCGATTATACTAAAGTGAAAGATAGTAAAAAATTTCATTCAAAAAAGAAAATTGAAGAAGCAGCTGAGTATATAAAATTACATGCTTTAGCATGGTATGTCAGTTATGAAGATGAAAAAACAATCGATAGTATTAATATATTGCAAGCCACTCAAAGATCGATGCATACTTCAATTTTAGAAACTAGAAAACAATTAATACAAAAATTAAAAAAAAATGGAATAGAAAAAACAGATATTCATCTTTTAATTGATGGCAATTATTTTAACCCTATTACAATATTAAATAAAAATACAAGCAAATTAGAAATGTTACCATATGACACAATCGAGGGAGGTGATAATAAATATGCATCAATTGCTGCGGCTTCTATTCTAGCAAAGGTTTATAGAGATAAATATATTGATGATTTATGTGCCGAAAACCCAGATTTAATTACAAAATATGGGTTAGATAGTAATAAGGGGTATGGTTCTAAAAAACATATGGATGGAATAAAAGAACATGGCATAACTATTTGGCATAGAAGAAGCTTTGGGATATGTAAAAATTATGTGTAAATAATAAACAATAAACAATCTATTTATTTTAAATATACATAATATAAAAATAATGATATTCCTAAAACTCCAATAATATCATTACTGTATTTAAACCCTCCGAGTTCTACACCTTCATCAATTGAATTTAAACTATATTTTTGAGATAAATCTGATTTACCGCCATTATTAATTTTAATAGTTTTTTTTTTATTATTTTTTAAATTATTATGTGTTTTGGTCATATATAGTAAATGAATAAAATAATAATTAAAAAATCAAATAATATATTAAAAATAAAATTGATATTATTTTTAATATATCAATATAAAATACTTAATAAACTATTTAAACTTATAACGTGTAAATAATACAAATATGCTTATTTTAATTCTAGATACAGAAACAACCGGATTATTACCAAAGAGTATTGCATTAAAAAATGAAAATTTGCATTTACTGCCATATATTGTTCAATTTAGTTATATTATTTACAACACCGACACTAGTCAAATAATACAAATGGTTGATCATATTATAAAAATGCCAGCAAACATAATAATTAGCGAAGAAAATAGTAATATTCATAAAATAACAAATGAAATATCACAATCAAAAGGAATTGAAATTAAATTAGCGATTGACGAGTTTATTCAAAATTTAGTAAATATTGATTTAATTATAGCACATAATTTAGAATTTGATTTTAATATAATTAGAATTGAAATATTCAGAGAAGCACTATTAGATAATACAGCAGAAAATAGGATCGCATTTTTAGATTCATTTATTGATAACAAGTTGTATTGCACTATGAAAAGCTCTATAAACTTGTGCAACTTAAAAATAAAATCAAAAAATGGTAAGGATTATTTAAAATTTCCAAAATTAAATGAGTTACATATAAAATTATTTGATTGTTCACCTAGAAATTTACATAATTCATTAAATGATGTATTAATTTGTCTGCGTTGTTATTATATGATGGAGTATAAAGTAGATATAATAGAAATAGATAACGAAATTAAAGAATTATTAAAGGATTTAATTAAATAATTTAATCAAATAAACATAGTATTTTATAATTATTATCTTACATAATTATTATAATTTTATAATAATTATATTTTTTTATTAATTTTTTTTTTATTTTTTTATTAAAATTTTAAGCAGAGCACATATCACAAATTTCATCCTGATGTTCAGAAATATCTTTTGCATCAGGTTCTACCGTAAATTGCTGAGCTTGATGTTTTGGTTTTCTTCTTAAATAATAAATACCTGTTTTAAGGCCTTGTTTCCAAGAATAAAAGTGCATAGAAGTGAGCGTATTATATGTTGGATCCTCAACCCATAAATTTAAACTTTGACTTTGACAAATAAATGCTCCTCTATCAGCTGCCATATCAATCACATGTTTCATAGGTATTTCCCAAACAATTTTATATTTATTTTTAATATGTTCGGATAATATATCTAATTGTTGAATTGACCCCTTATTAGCAACAATATTATTTTTTATTTTATCATTCCATAACCCTAAATTAATGAGTTCTTTCATTAAATATTTATTAACTACAACAAATTCACCTGCCAAGGTTCGTCTACTATATAAATTACTAGTAAATGGTTCAAAACATTCATTAAACCCTAATATTTGTGAAGTGCTCGCAGTTGGCATAGGAGCTACTAAAAGCGAATTTCTTAATCCATATATTTTAATAGATTCTTTTAAAGCATCCCAATTATAACGGTTACTAGGTTCAACATTCCACATATCAAATTGCAGAATACCATTTGATGCAGGCGATCCAATAAAAGATGAATAAGCACCACAAAGTGTTTGATCTAATTTTGTAATTTCTTCTGTAATAAATTGAAAATCATTTAAATCACAAAATTGCAAACTGCCATGTTTTTTAAGAAATGCAAAATTGTTTTTATAAGAATTATATCTTTCTATTGAGATTTCATTACTCTTTTCTAATGCAGCATGATATATCGTTTCAAAAATTAATTTGTTTACTATTTTTGCAGCCTCACTATGAAATGCAATATCCATTAAAACAAATGTGTCAGCTAATCCTTGCACTCCTAAACCAACTGGTCTATGTCTTTTATTACTTAATTTGGTTTTTTCAGTTGGATAAAAATTAATATCAATTACTTTATTTAAATTATTTGTTATAACCTTTGCTACTTCATGCAATTTTTCATAGTCAAATAGTTTGGTTTCGTTATTTACAAATGTGGGCAACGCAATACTTGCCAAGTTACAAACTGACGTTTCATTTTTATCTGAATACTGCACTACTTCACAGCATAAATTTGAACTTTTAATAGTTCCTAGATTTTGTTGATTAGATTTTTGATTTGCCGCATCCTTATACAATAAATATGGGGTTCCAGTTTCCATTTGTGCGTCTAAAATTTTAAACCATAAATCACGCGCATTAACAATTTTCCTTGATTTGCCTTCAGTTACGTATTTTTCGTATAAGATTTTAAAATTATCTCCGTATACATCCGAAAGTCCAGGGCATTCATTCGGACAAAAAAGATGCCACTTTGCATTATCTTTAACGCATTCCATAAATAAATCCGGCGTCCAAATAGCATAAAAAAGATCTCGCGCTTTAAGTTCTTCATCACCATGATTTTTTTTTAATTCAAGAAAATCCTCAATATCTGCATGCCAGGGTTCCAAATAAATTGCAAATGAACCATTTCGTTTACCTGATTGGTTTACGTATCGCGCGGTGCTATTAAAAACTCTAAGCATAGGAACAAGACCATCTGTTTTACCATTTGTGCCTTGAATATGCGAATCTTTTGCTCTAATATTATGAATATGCAGTCCAATACCACCAGAATATTTTGAAATTTGAGCGCAATCTTTAAGTGTATTATAAATTCCATCCAGACTATCTTCTTCCATAGCAATTAAATAGCATGAGCTTAACTGTGGTCTGGGAGTTCCTGCATTAAAAAGGGTCGGTGTAGCATGAGTAAAATATTTTAGAGACATTAAATCATATGTTTCTTTAACTAATTCCAAACTATTAGAATTATTTAAATCTCCGTGAATTCCTACTGCAACCCTCATCCACATATGTTGGATTCTCTCTAAAACAATATTATTAATCTTAAAAAGATAAGCTCTTTCAAGAGTTTTAAACCCAAAAAAATCAATTAGATAATCCCTATTATGATCGATTAGTTTATTTAATTCATTTGAATACTTTTCTACAAAATTCCAACATTTTTTAGAAATTAAAGGAATATTTATTTTATGTATATTTTCAAAATTATATAATAACTCCATTACATTTGAAAATAACGGATCAGTATTTTTTTGATGATTTGAAATAACAATTCTTGAAGCTAGGATGCCATAATCTGGATGCTGCGTTGATAAAGAAGCACACTGCTCTGCGGCTAATTCGTCAATTTTAGTGGTTGCAATTTTATCAAATAATTGATCTATTACTTTCATCGCTAATTGTGAATAATTTATATGAATATCTACTTCTAGTCCAAGTTTTTTAATACGATTTAAAATTTTATCAAATGCAATATCTACTAATTTCCCATTACGTTTAGTTACTCGCATATCAAAAGAATTATCCATTATATTATTAATTATGTTAGTTTTAAATTGATTATAGTATATTTTATTATATTAATAAAATATATGTGTTCTAAATTATTATTCTTTTTCTTTTTTTTAATAGTTGTTGCTTTATTTTATAAACAATATTTTTTAAATTCAGAAGGGTTTTCAAATTATTATTTAGGAAGCACAAATGGAATATATCCATTTTCTCAAACAAACGTATTAGTTCAGGATACATACCCAATTACAGGAAAAAATGGGGTATCAAATAATGGCTCCGCTGATATATGGTGGCGTTATCCTATTTTTAAAGTAGGATCATATAAACAAATCACTAATAATATTAAATATCCTAATAATCCAGATAATGGCACTTGCATGCCTGCTAATTTTTGTGGAGCTTTATATGAAGATAAAAATATCAAAACAAATTATACAGAACAATTACCACCAGTAGATCCAACAGCAGGGACACGTGTTGGATATTTTAATACAAACATAAATATGTTACCATTTAGAACAGATGAACCAAACGTTTTATATTAAATCTAATTTTTTTATAAGTAGACAACCATTAATTATATTATTATTAATAATTTCTTTCTTGGGTCTTTTATTAGGAGCTCGGTGCTCATAACCCGTTTCTCTTTCTTTCAAAATAATATTCCAAACTTTTTCTAGTTGTCCGATATTATCTTGAAACCATTTTTTATTTCTTAAAATAAGAACACAACTTAGTTTTTCTAATTTCCAGTAATGATTTTTAATCCATATCATATTTTTAGATTGATAATTATCAATCATTTGTTCTTCCCATTCCTCAATTTCAGTATAATTTGTAAGTTCAAGTGGCTTATATAAATAAAATGGCACTCCTGCCTTAGTGCTAAAATACATTATTATTCCTTTAAATTCATCTTTTTCAGTTTTATTTTGTCCATCATTACAAAATTCTTGAAAATTTTGATATTCAGTAAATTTTGTTTCAAGAAAGTCACATTCATCTAAATCACAAACTTCCATCTGGAGTTGAGTTTGAATCCAATATTCTTTTTTTGGAATCCCTGTTATTTCACGATTAACTATATTTTTAATTTCTAACATACGCCCATATAATTTTGATTTTTTGTCAACATTTATTCCATCTGGAGATGCTCCTACAAATTTATACGTATTATGCTGAATGCATCCAAAATCTTCTATTTTTGTATTATAAATATATTCATATAATTGCACAGATAATGGCTCATATTTTTGCCCCCAGTGGAATGTTGAATTTACGTTTACCATCGAAAATTTACTATCCTCTGATGTTTTTAACGGCTGACATTTTTCATATATAAGTTGATTTAATGTTGAATTACTTTCAAATGCTTTATATGCATTACTTGCAGTAATTAAATTATGTCTAAAAATATACCATTCACTAGTTCTTTGAACTGGCTGCGGTATTGCTCTCAAATAATTTATTTTATTCTCAATTATAATATTAAGTTCATCATTATTATTACCTAATTCCACAATACTTTGTTCTACGCTACTTTGTTCTACGCTTGATACGCTTGATACGCTTGATACGCTTGTTTCTTTATTATTTTCAGATCTTCCTTGATAAAATAAATCAAAATATATATTAAATGCATCTGCTAAAATATCACTCATATCATCTTCTATATCTTCATTTAAATTTATATGTTCCTCAAATTGTATAAAAAATAATTCTTTAATAGAATCAATAAAAGAATCATAAAAATCTGGCTCGGAAATAGCAGTTGGGTTTTCGTCAATATAAGTATCCATTAATAACAACGCGGATTCAACAAAATCAACTGTATTTTCTGTATTAATAAAAAATAATGGTTCTTCTTCAGGTATAATATCATTTAAAATATCATGTAGTTCAGGCAATTCATTAATATTCATCATTATAATAATATGTTATTTAGTTTTTATATTAATATAAAACAATTCATTTTATAAATTATAAGTATTTATATATATATATATATATGAATATAGATCCCCAAAAAAAAATATTGGTTGTTTGTTCATATAAAACTGGTCCTGATTTTATTAATCCATTAAATGATGATTTAAAACTTTTATTTGGAAATGATCCAGAATATATATTTTGTTTTAACTTATCAACTAGTGAAAATGCAACTGTGTGTTATTTTCCGCAAAATATAAATTCTGATGATAAATATGATGCGATTTGGTTTGCAGGATGTAACCAGTTACATGCAATATTTAGAAATCCTGATGATTCTATTCATAAGATAAAAGAAGTTTTAAAAGATAATGGATTTATAGTTTTTACCGAAACTCCAAATTTTGTTAAAAAATATTGTGCTGAGAAATATAATCTTACAGTACCTATTACTAGTTTAGGAGCTAATTCTATTAAATTGACTGGTGAAACGGATATGATAAATGATTTGGTTGCTTTATGTCAATTAAATTTCGAAGAAATTATTATAAATAATCATATGGTGTATACAATTAAAACACATGGTGGAAAAAGATATAAAAAACTAAGAAAATCTAGAAAGCTAAGAAAGCTAAGAAAGCTAAGAAAATCTAGAAAGCTAAGAAAACGGTTATAAACGAGCATTTCATGCAAAGTATATATTTATTTATTTTCAGGCAATTCATGTTCATTATTTATTTTAATTGGCACAGATTTATTTTTAATTGTATTATGTGGTTTTTTAACCGGTAAAGACTTAAGAGTTGATACACGTTTATCTATATTTTTAAGAGTAAAATGCTTTGTTGCCTTAACATATGATAATGCAGGAACTTCTTTAATTAATCCTGTTGTTTTATCATAAATAACATCTTTTACTCTTTGAAATTTTTTTCTATCTAAACAATCCTTTAAAAATGTTGTTAATAATTCGGTTTCCTCTTCATTAAGATTATTTTCAGTTGCATATACATTTACATAATCTAACATTTTTTTTGTTTTAATAGTTTTATCTAATTTACACCATGGCTCATTTTTGTTATTATTTTTTTCATTTTCCAAAAATTTTTCTAAATTAGAAAAATCATTTGATGATTTGGTTTCTTTAATAGGATTTCCACTTAAAAGCATCGTTTTATATTTAATGTTTTTAAGTTCAATACATTCTTGATTAATAGATATAGATGCACTTGGGGATTCTTCCATTTATAATATTATATAAAGTATTAAGTTTAACTAGTTTTATTAAATAGTTATTTATGTTTAATTTTTTATATTATTTTTATATATTATTTTTATATATTATTTTTATATATTATTTTTATATATTATTTTTATATATTATTTTTATATATTATTTTTATATATTATTTTTCATATAAATAAATACATACATATAATAAATGGAAACTGAAAATAATGAAAAAAGACAAATAAATATTACTGGACAATCAAATAGATATCAAATAAAAAAATTAATACAAGAAACAAAGGGGGATAAAAAGAGGATTGAAATTGAAAAACTTAATTTACCAATAGAATATTTTACATTTGAGAAACAATTTGAAATAATAAATAATATTAATAATTTAAATACTGAGGAAGTAGCAAAATTAATGATAAAACATATCGAAAAAAAAATAAATGGATATAAACAACAAGATAATGATAAAAAAGTTTTGAATAATGAAAAATTTATTAATTTAAAATGTATTGTAGATAAATTAATTGATACCGAAATAAAATGTTATTATTGTAAATGTGAAATGTATATTTTATATGAAAATGTGAGAGATTTAAAACAATGGTCAGTTGATAGAATAAATAATGACTTAGGACATAATATTGATAATTTTGTTTTAGCTTGTTTAGATTGCAATTTAAAGCGTAGATGTAAAAATAAAGATGCATTTTTATTTACTAAACAATTAAATATTATTAAACAAAATAATTAAGTTTATTAATAATATTTTTAAAATATGAATATTTTATAACTTGAAAATGGAATGGAAATGGTCAAATGGAAAATCTTATAAAAAATCCAAAAGGCCTAATAATAATACTAATTCTAATATAATAGAAGAAGAAGAATATAATCAAGCACAAGATGAAATTTTTAATAAAAAAATTGAAGAAACCGCATATTCAATCTCTTTAAATCACGATGAAAATACATGGGATATTTTAAATCAAGGATTATATAATGGATTTTCAAAATCTTCAAAGAGAGAAGCTTTAGATGATAAAATTTCTGATAGAGAATTAGTGCAACAAAAAGGGTTTAATCCATTCTTAAGTGATTCCAACTATGTTGAAGATATCGAAGTAAGCAATTTATATTTAAAACCTGTTAATACTACGCAAGAAAGAGAGAAAAACTAAAATTACTTCAACAAATTTATAAACTTTTAATACACATAGAATACATTATTCTGTTTACTAAATATGCTAGAAAAGTGCTAATTATTAAACTGGATGAGTGCATAACTATATTTAGCATATCTAAAGAAAATAATTTCTTTTTAATTAATGATCCTACTAATGCCATTATTCCTACTACAAATAAAATAAAAAATATAACAAATGAAATTACCGACATGTAATAAAAATAATTACAATATTTTTTATCTAAAGGTGTAAACAAATTCATATAATATATAATAATATAATAATATATTATTTTAAAAATATATATTAAATTTCAAACAACTTAAAAAATTTATTAAAATCTTAATAATGAATTCATCCGCAACTTCTTCTTATACTACTCAAAATGATTTATTGTTACATAATTTAATGGAATTTTATAAGGATGAAAAAACATTAAATAGAATGCTAAAAATTATTACCGGCGAATCTAAGATTTCTCTCAGGATCGTTGATTGGTTCTCCACAAATTATGCTAAAAAATATTATACTTTATATTTTATCGATGAAGATTCTGATAATGCACGAAGATTTAAAGTTTATGTTGATTACAAATTAAAATTGAAAGCATATAGTAAACGCAGATTTGATCCGTTCTGCAGGTGGGACAGAATAAGTATTCCATATAAAAAAGACACATGTATTGAGACCACAATTGGTCAATTAAATTTTTTCAAATGGGCGCTGGAGAATAAAGTGGTTGATTATATCGAGGAAAATTATGAAATGATTGAAAAGGACATGAATAATCGTAACAGCACTTCTAAAAGAAAAGAACAAATTATTGACAACTCTAAAACGCGAAAAAAGAGAGAAGAGTTATCAGTTTCCGCTACTAAGAGCATCAAGAAAGAAAAGGTGGAAATTGTAGTGCAGTTTCATTAGATATTACTTCAATAAATTATTGTTTTTAATTTTTAAAAGTTAAAGCAATTAAGTAAAATACAATATAAAGACTATTTATATATAATATTATAATGGAAGAACTAAATATAGTAGACTTGATTGAAAATAATCCAATAACAAAATTAACTGGAAATAATTATCAATCTAAAATGGTCTTAAAAATTAAAGAAGGGTTTACCGATTTTGAACAACAAATGTTCGTATCTAGTTTTTATTGTTTTTTAAATTATAATTCTAAAACAGATTTTGTTATTGATTTAGATGATATATGGGAATGGTTAGGGTTTAAACAAAAGGTTAACGCAAAGGTTTTACTTGAAAAAAATTTTGTTATTAATAAGGATTATACAAAATTGCTTTTGTTGCAACAAAAGCAAACAATTAATACCAAAGGAGGTCATAATAAAGAAACATTTATGCTAAATGTTAAAACCTTTAAATTATTTTGTATAAAAGCAGGAACAAAAAAAGCAGATGAAATACATGAATATTTTATAAAATTAGAAGAAATATTACAAGAAATTATTCAAGAAGAAAGTACAGAATTAAAACTTCAATTAGAAAAAAAAGACACTCAATTACAAGAACAAAAAGAACAATCAGAAAATGAAAAATATTCTTTAGTAGAAGAAACATTAATTTTACAATTTCCAATTAATACACAATGTATTTATTATGGTAAGATTGATAATAAAAGTCTTGGAAAACCTAATAGTAAAATGTATAATGAAGATTTAATTAAATTCGGACAAAGTAATAATTTAGCTGAAAGAATTAAATGTCATAAGAAAAACTTTACAAACTTTAAATTAATAGCTGCTTTTAAAGTTAAAAATAAAATAGAAATTGAAAATGCAATTAAACGATATCCTATTTTAGAAAAAAGATTACGTTCAGTAATGATTGATGATATAAATTATAGAGAATTACTAGCGGTTGATAATGATAAATTCACGATTGAAAAAATAGATGAACATATAAAACAAATTATAAAAGAAAATGAATATAATATAGAAAATTATAATTTATTAATTGATAAAAATTACCAACTTGAAGAACAATTGAGATTATTACAAAAAGAAAATAAAGAAAAAGATGAACAAATAGAAAAATTACAAAAAGAATTACAAAATTATAAACCAGATACTACAAATGATTCAAAAAATAAAATATCAAGTAATTATGCTATGTGTAAATATGGTTATTATTTATATGCATTCCAAACAGAATTTTTAAGATATAAATGTTCTATAGTTAGACAAAAGGATTATGAAATTTTACAAACAAATTTAAAACAATTAGATTCAAAAGGAGAGATGACATATAATGTTAAAGTTACTTATCCTTTTTCTGAAAAAATAATGTGTTTTATGTTAAAAAATTCATTAACTTCTTTAGGTAACAATACATATGAAGGAACATATGAAAATATTAAAAAAATTTTAGATATTACATTAAAAATTGAAAATTTATTAGTTAATAATTCTGCAGATTTAGACACACTTTCAGATATATTAGAAGCTAAATATATTCAAAATAAAATTATAAGTGTTGATCCTGAAGTTCCGCAAGTGCGCAAATCAAAACGATCAATTGATCAAATACATATTGTTACAGGAGAAATTTTAAATACATATGAAAGCATAGAAGCAGCTGGAAGATCTTTAGGTTTAACAACAGGGACCGCTGTGGGAATTTCTCTGAGAGAAAAACGTCAATGTAAAGGATTTCTTTGGAGATATTCTGGAATTTCAAAAGAAGATCAATATTCAGAACAACCCGTTATAAAAGTATGTTGTTGTTCTGGAGAAAAAACATTTTTTAAAACTATAGCTGATGCCGCAAAAGATTGTAATATTAGTGCGCCTGGATTACGTTCAAGAATATTAACAGATGTTCATGTAAATAAATATCATTGGATATTTGATAAAAATGCGACACACTATTAATATAAATGATTGTTTTTAATTTTTAAAAATAAAAACAATTTGTAAAATACTTTTAACTATTAGTAATACGTGTAAATACGATTGATGCAGTTGCTTCAGTTGGAACTACACCACTAGGCAGTTTGCCTTTAATAAAACTTGGATCTCCAATATGTGTGCCTGAATCACCTGACCAAAACATTAGAGAAATACTATCATTTATAGATAAATCTACTAATACAGTATTAGATATAGTATAAATATGGTTTGATTCTGGTGCTTCAACTAATGTAGTTGAGCCTGCAATTTGAACACCATTTTGTATTAAAACAGTAGAGCAATCAGTATTACTTGTTGGTGCTTGTTTGCCCCCTGATCTAACATCTAATTTATATGTTATTAAATACCAACCATTACTAGGTGAAATAAAATTAGTTGGATTTGTATATCCGGATTCTGTTGAAGTTGACCATCCAGAACCAGATGGTCCAAGAGGGACATTTTCAAATTCAACATACTGAAAATTTGCAATATTTATATTAGTTTGCAATAATGCGCTCCATACAAAAATAGAAGAAATTGCTGCATTTTGTCCGGCATCTCCTGTAGAACCTTGAGCTCCAGTAGGCCCAGGATTTCCCTGATTTCCCTGATTTCCCTGATTACCTTTATCTCCTGTTGGTCCTGTTGGTCCTTGTTCTCCTTTATCTCCCGTTGGGCCTTGTTCTCCTTGTTCTCCTTGTTCTCCTTGCTCTCCTTGTTCTCCTTTTTCTCCCGTTGCTCCTTGCTCTCCCGTTGCTCCTTGCTCTCCCGTTGCTCCTTGCTCTCCCGTTGGTCCTTGTTCTCCCGTTGGTCCTTGTTCTCCCGTTGGTCCTTGTTCTCCCGTTGGTCCTTGCTCTCCCGTTGGTCCTTGTTCTCCCGTTGGTCCTTGTTCTCCCGTTGGTCCTTGCTCTCCCGTTGGTCCTTGCTCTCCATTTTTTCCATCCTTTCCATCCTTTCCATCCTTTCCATCATTTCCATTTTTTCCATCCTTTCCATCATTTCCATTTTTTCCATCATTTCCATCATTTCCATCCTTTCCATCCTTTCCATCCTTTCCATCCTTTCCATCCTTTCCATCCTTTCCATCTTTACAACAGCAGTTTTTTTTTTCATCACAATTACAATTAAAATTAAAACTGCTTTCAGAACGTATATCAAGCCCACTTAAGTCTTTTGAATTTGCCATTTATATAATAATAACAATAATATTTTTACATATAAAATAATTTAAACTGCTAAAATATTAGCCCTATTGTAGGGCTAAATAATATTAACAAATGCAAAAATACATTATTAGTTAATACATAAAATAGTTTACATAATAATACAATTAATATTTAAAAATATTTTATGTATTAAAATAATGGGTAATTCTCAATCAATTCAAAAAAATAATTTCGAAGATATACAATTTGTTTTAAAAAATCCAGAATCGCATTTATTAATAAATACTTTACCGGATACAGAACAATTATGTTTATTACCAAATACGATTCACGCAAGTCAAGAAGAAACAATTATAAATAAGTATTTGAAAAATGGATTAAAAAATATAAGAATTATTATTTATGGTCGAAATTGTAACGATGATAAAATATACACAAAATATAATCAACTTATTTCATTAGGTTTTTATAATGTATATATTTATGCTGGGGGCTTATTTGAGTGGTTATTACTGCAAGACATTTATGGAACAACAGAATTTCCAACAACAAAAAAAGAACTAGATTTATTAAAATTTAAATCCAATAAAACACTTAATATTGCCTTTTTAGAATACTGAATTAATTTATTTTTTTATTTGAAATAATATTTCATCCGGCTCAGCCTCATCATCTATATCATAATACATATCTTTATCTAAATAATCCTTACTAATTGCCATATTTGATAATTCATCTGCTCTTTTATTTTTCTCTCTATAAATATGTTTGAACACTATACATTCAAACATTTTTTCTAATTCCTTTGCTTCATTATATAAATTAATTAGATTCATAGATTTAACTTTATATTCTCCTTTCATCTGTTTGATTACAAGCATACTATCTCCCTCAACTATTAAACTAGTAATACTTAAATTAATTGCTTCCTTAAGCCCTATAATTAATCCAGTATACTCTGCAACATTATTTGTTTCATTATTTCCAACAAACTTAATTTTCGAGGAAATTTCTTCATTAAATTTATAAATAACTGCACCAGCGCCTGCAATTCCAGGATTAGATTTACTACAACCATCAAACTGTAATTTATGTTCAATTTCAATTTCTGGAAATATTTTTGTTATTTTTCCACTAAATACACCTTTAATTTTTGGTAACATTATTTATTAATATTAATAATACTTCATATATAATTATTTTTAATCAATTTTTTTATATATATAAAATATAGAAAGTATGTTAAGCGCGTTTTATTTTATTTTATTATTTGTAAATAATATTTTTGCTGACACCGAATGCCCTATAGTAACAACAATTGAAGATAGACGCAAAGATAAACATAAATTGCGAATAGCACAATATAATGTGGAATGGTTATTTATAGATTATTGCAGTTCTTCAAACTGTCCAGGAAGCGGTTGTCCGTGGAAAAATTCAACAGAAGCAGATACTCACATGTCTTATGTTTCAAAAGTGGTTAATACAATTCAACCAGATATTATTAATTTTTGTGAGGTTGAAGGCTGCGATGAACTTAATATATTAGCAGCGCAGCTAGATGGAAGCTATAAAGCTTACTTAAAAAAAGGCACCGATAGTTCTACCGGTCAAAATGTTGGAATGCTAACAAGAATTGACCCTATAGTAAGCCTTTATAGAACTGAATTAAGATATGATTATCCAATTTATGGCTCAAAATGCGGGTATACTGGCACTCCAAGCTCAACCGGTGTTAGTAAACATTTTATTACTGAATTTACATTTAATAGAATGAATGTAGCATTCATATCAGCACATTTAATTGCTTATCCTACCGATCCTTCAAGATGTGTTCAGAGAGAAGCCCAATCCATGATTTTACAAGGTGTTATATTTGATTATATTAACCGTGATTATGAAATCATTATGCTTGGAGATTTTAATGACTTTGATGGTAAAGTATTAGATGTAAATAATAATATTCCTACATCACAAGTTCTTGATATTTTAAAAGGAAATTATGGTGATCATGCTGGAAAATATTCACTTCATAGTATAGCTGAAACAATTATACAAAATGAAAGATTTAGTGATTGGTATGATTCTGATAATAATTGTAATACTGCTTCTAGTAAAGATTATTCAATGATAGATCATATTTTAGTAACGGATGGAATAAAAAATAATATTGTAAATGCCTTTATGTATCATGAATACAACGAATATTGTGGAAAATATGATTCAGATCATTATCCGGTAATAATTGACTTAGCTTTATAAATTTAAATATAATCACAAAATACTGCAATAAGTTCATTTGTTTCATTTTCAATAATTTTAAACGGCTTTCCACAACCATATATTAAATTATTATTTATATAATAATCACACTCTTCTTTACTTGCATGTGGATTAATTTGAGTATTATTAGATTTTAATATACCATGACGAAAAATTTTACAATTTAGTTGTTCTATTAGAATTTGGTCATTACAGTGTGGACAAGTTACAACAATATTAATAATTTTCTCTAATATATTCGAATTATTTTCATTCATTATTTAATATAAATATATATTTATATTTATATTTATATTTATATTTATATTTATATTTATATTATTTTATAATTATATGGATATACCATTAATTAGTTTATTATCAATTATTATGTCAAGACTATCATATTTTGATAATACGCATTTTTTAAATAAATATTTGCAAATATTTAATATTCCAGAACTAAATAAACAAATTATAAATTTGCAAAATAAAAATATTACTAATATATTTGATTTAAAAATAAAAAATATGATAACAATTAATAAAAAAATTAATAAAATTAATTATACTGATCAAACAGATTTGTTATCAAAAAATGTGCAATATATTTGTATTAGCACATCAAATTATTCAAGCGTGTATATTGTTGCAGATAAATTAATGAATGTTATTTTTATTTGTTTTCGTGGAACTTATTCAGTTAAAAGCGGATTATCTTATTTAAAAGTTAGTTCTATCACACCTACAAAAATATGCAAAAATTCTGATGATGGTTATTTATTAGGAGTATTTAAAATTATTTCTGAAATTTTTTATTCAATTTATGAATCTATTAATTATTTGTCTACACATTTTTTAAAAACATCAAAAATTAAACTTGTTACTACAGGGCATTCTTTAGGTGGCGCAGCTGCAAGCATTTTTTCATATTTATTAGTTAATTATAACCATAGTTTAAAAATTGCATGTATTACATTTGGCAGTCCACGTGTAATGAACGGACCTTTAATAAAAAAATTTAATGAGTTAATTTATAATAAAACAATAATGTTTAAAAGATACATAACAAATGGAGATCCTTTTGCAAAGTTACCTATTACAAGTAAAAAATTCGAAAACTCATATTATTTTCCTGATGATTATGATGAGGCTTTAAATTTTGTGGCAATTACTTGTAAAAATGTAAAAAAAACAAGCAAAATTTTGTGTAATTTAAAAAATAAAACAAAAAAACGTAAAATTAATATAAAATATCATGGAGAATATCTAGGTATAACATTTAAAAAAGCCGGTAATAATATGACTGATTTAAATAAAGAAATAAAACGTGATACAAATAATAATACTATTTGTAGAATTATTATTGGTGGTAATAATAATCATTTTAAATCAGTTTTTTATAACTTAAATGAAGCAAAAATGCAAGAATCTAGTTGGCTAGATTCAAAAATTCAAAAAATAAAAAAAACATTTTTTCAGATAGATTATAAGCATCAAGATATTTACATTAATCAAGAAATGTTTGAAAAATTAATTAAAAATAGTAATGATTTAGATAATGAAAATTTGAATCCTTTATCAAGTGATAATTTAGTTAAAATACAACATAACAAACATAATCCTGAATTATTGTGTATTTGAATTATAAATAAATGTATTAATTTGATCAATCCATAAATCTAATTGTTCTTTATTTTCATGAATATTAATATTTCCATTTAAAATTAATTGGTCTTTACAAACACAATCAACCGAACTAATATCTAACATACTATTGTGATATGTGTGACATTTTTGCAAATATTCTAAGGGTATATTATTTTCTCCTGTTCTAGAACGTTTTGCAATACGTTGATGACAAATTTCAGGTTCAGCATTTATATATATAACTTTGCTAACTGGAAAATCATTTGCAAAGGTATCAAACCATTTTAAATAAATTTTATAATTAACTAACTCAATATTACCGGAATCAAATAACATTTTCGCAAATACTAATTTATCTGTAAATAAACTACGCTCTGATATAAATATAGCATTTGGATTTTTTTTTATTTCGTTTTTCATAATATTAACTCTTGAAATATATGCCATTATTTGAAATGAAAACCCATATTTAGTCGGGTTTTCATAAAACATTTCTAAAATTGTAGTGCCATTTTCATCTGTAATATGTCCCCAATCTTCAACTGGTTCTTTTAAAAAGACAACATTTTTATTATCACTAAAATTTGTTTCTAACTGTCCCATAAGAGTTGATTTACCAGAGCCAATATTGCCATCGATAGAAATAATAGTAAACATTTTTTGTGATATTATTAGATATAGATATATTCTTATTTTTATATTATTTATAAATCAATTTTTTTATAAATAATAAAATTGAAATAAAAAAGTTTAAATAGTAATTATCATATTAAATAAACTAACTTTAACAAATGGATCTAACTCAAAGAAAATTAAATAAATCTGAATGGGACTCAATTGAGGTGCCCGTTTCTCAAGATGAGAAAGCCATATTACAATTCATTATAAATGGATATGATAATGTTACTAATAAAACTAATAAACAAATCTCATTAATATCATTTTTAAAAATCGAGTATAACGAAAAAATGGAAGATTATCTATTTAATAAATACTTTCGAAAAATCATAGCAGATTTAAAGATAAAATATTCAGTTACTTATTTCAATATTTTGGTTGATTCGGACATTCAAATCAAAAGTGCAGATAAAATACGTCTTGAAAAAAATAATTTAGAATCAATAAATAAGGATGAAATTTACGAATTCACCTTAATTTTTCATCTAGAAAAAATATTCAAATCTAAAATGGATATTTTTAAATATATAAAATATGCTGAAAAATACACTAGCGAAATCGAGAAAAATAACAAAATATTTATGTTTCACTTCTTTACATTATTTAAATTAATTAAAAATAATATTATAAAAATTAACAGACATATCATATCAATTATTAGTAGCATTTTAAAACATTTTCAGGATGAGATTGATATGAATATTATTATTGAAAATTCAGTTGACTATATTGAAAAAAACGAAAATTTATTAAAATTTGCTGATATGGAATTATACGAACATCAAAAAGAAATTTTTACTTTGTGTAAACAATCATGCCCAAAAATCATTCTATATACTGCACCAACCGGAACCGGCAAAACATTAACACCTTTAGCACTATCCGAAAAACATAAGATAATATTTGTATGTGCTGCTAGGCATGTTGGGTTAGCATTAGCAAGGGCAGCTATATCAGTTGGGAAAAAAATAGCATTTGCATTTGGTTGTGCTAGTGCAAGTGATATTAGATTGCATTACTACGCAGTTAAATCTTTCACAAGAAATAAAAGAACTGGTGGAATTGGTAAAGTTGATAATACTGTTGGAAATGATGTTGAAATTATGATTTGCGACATTAAGTCATATTTACCAGCGATGTATTATATGAAATCGTTCAGCACAAAAATAGTTTTAAATGAGTATGGAGTTGAAGATGAAGTTGAGGATGTAAATGGACTAATTACTTATTGGGATGAGCCCACTATTACTATGGATTATGCAGAGCATGATTTTCATAAAATTATTAGACAAAATTGGAAAAATAATTTAATTCCAAATTTAGTATTATCTTCTGCTACCTTGCCAAAACTTCATGAACTTTCTGAGACAATAACAGATTTCACCAATAAATTTGATGGCGCACAAGTATTTAGTATTGTAAGTCATGACTGCAAAAAGTCTATACCACTTATTAATAAAGATGGATTCGTAGTTTTGCCTCATCATTTAAGTGATGAATATTCAGAGATTTTAAAAATTGCAAATCACTGTCAAAAACATTTAACATTTTTAAGATATTTTGATTTGAAAGAAGTTGTAGACTTTATAATGTTTGTTAATAATAATAATTTATGCAGTAAAAAAATGCAAATTAATCGCCAATTTACGGATATAAATAATATTAATATGACTAGTATTAAAATTTACTATATTAATCTACTAGAAAATATTAATCCTGAAGTATGGCATGATATTTATACAAATTTTATGAATCTAAGACAACAAAGAATACGTTCAAATAATTCAATTGACTCAAAGGGAACTAAAGTTAGAGTCGGCGGCACTCCATTTATTCAAAATCAAAATCCTGGTATATATGTTACAACTAAAGATGCATTTACGTTAACCGATGGTCCTACAATATTTTTGTCAAATGATGTCGAAAAAATTGCAAAATTTTGTATTCAACAAGCAAATATTCCAGTTAGCGTAATGGATGATTTAATGAAAAAAATAGAATATAATAATTATTTAAATGAAAAATTGGATATTTTAATAAAAAAATTAGAAGATATTTCCGAACAGTCAGACCGATCAATTAGCGATAAAGCAAATTCAATTAAGGGTCGAAATCAATCATCTAAAGATCCTAAAAAATTATCCAGAGAACCATCAAAAGAATCTAAAGATAAAGATAAAGATAATAATAAAGGATCCATCTTGGAAATTAATAATGAAATCGCCGTTTTGAGATCGATGATTAAAACCGCTACATTAAATGATACATTCGTGCCTAATAAAAAATCTCACCTAGATAAATGGGCTGAAGAATTAAATACAAAAGATGCTTTTACAAGTGATATTGATGAATCAATCGTTAGTGAAATAATGTTGTTGCATGGAATTGACGATAATTGGAAGGTTTTACTCATGATGGGTATTGGGGTTTTTACAAATCATAAAAATATAACATATACTGAAATTATGAAAAAATTAGCAGATTCAAAAAGATTATATATGATTATTGCTAATAGTGATTATATTTATGGCACAAATTATCAGTTTTGTCATGCTTATTTAAGCAAGGATTTGAATCTTACTCAAGAAAAAATTATTCAAGCTCTTGGACGTGTTGGAAGATTTAATATTCAACAAAATTATTCAATTAGATTCAGGGATGATAGCCAGATTTTAAAATTATTTACCACCGAAACAGACAAACCTGAAATTATTAATATGAATAAATTATTTAATAGTAATAAAGTTATTTGGAATGGTGAAAATTATATTCCTGACCTAACTCAAGATTCTGATGATGAAGACGAAGATGTTGAATTATCTTCCTTTGAAGAATCGGATGAAAAAAATTAAAAGGTCATGTTTTATATAAAATAAGTATTCCATTAATTTATTAAATAAAAATATAAAAATAAAATAATAAATAAAAATAAGTATTTTTTTATTTATTATAAAGTTGGTGTTTCACTATATATTTTATTATAAGTGTCTTCTATATCTTCTGTATTACCACCATTTTTTTTTATTTCTGTTATTATTTTATCAAACCATTTTTTACGTACCACGTGAGCTATTTCAACGTCACCGGTCTCTTTATTAATTATTAATTGATTTTCAGGAAACATAAATGATTCATTAAATGACAAATCATTTTTCATTAATTTTTGTAATGCCAATAAAACAGCTTTTTGACAAAGTCTAGGCCCCACATTATCATAATACCCAGTTTTATCCATATAACCCGCTCTTTTCATCATTATATTATAAAATCTTGAATTAAGATAATTAAACTCATCTCCTTCATCATCATTATCTTTAACGTGAACTCCTGCTGCTATTAGTGCATTAAATAATGGTTCTAAATAAATTTTATAATATGCATGTGGACTCAAATTTTGCAAAGTTTTTTTAAATGCTTGTCCCCCTTTTTTTGTTTCAATTAAGTACAACGCGGTTGCTAATTGAGGTATAACCTTTGATGGGTCACAAACATTCATCTGACTTTTTAATTCAGCAAATTCAGCAATTTTGAATTGTTGCATTATTATAAATTATAATTAATTATATATTTAAATTATAATTTTAAGTATAATTTAAATTCAAAAACATTTCACTTTACAACCCAAGAACTTGAAATATGTTCCATTATATAACATATTTTTTGTTAAAGCCTTTTCTAATGTCTTATCACTAATATGGAGCGACTTTATACAATCATATTTACATATAAATTCTTGAATTAGTTTATTTTCCGTATCATATTGTCCTACACCATTTTTATATAATATAGGTTCTTTATTATCATTTTTAATGACAAATTCTTCTCTTAAATCCTCTTCACAACTGTCATACAATACATAATAATGACTATTAGTTAGTGTAAAATTTTTAACTGGGTTATCTAATGCGGCAGATGAAGCATATTCATTTTCAGTAGCTGCTGTTTTTCTATCTAAATAAACATTTAATATTTCGGTTTTTTCCTTATTTAATTTCGCAATATATCCTAGATTTTGTGGTCTTGTTATTTTAGTTGGTTGAATATTTAATATAATACTTAAAATAATATTTGGATCTAAACTTCTATCAACTAATAACCATCTAAATCCGTGATAAATTGTATTTTCTTCAATTGCTTTATTGATACTTGGTCTTTTAATCTTTGGATTTTCTTTCATACACTCTGCAATAGTTTCATATACTTTAATAAGCTGAAATGTTTCTGGATTTATCTTTTGCAATCTTGGTCCAAGTGTTACAAGAGGTTCGCTAAATCCTGTTACAAGTTTAGTTTGTTGTAAATTTAATTTTTCTAATATTTCTTTGTTTGTTTTTTCTAAACTATTAATTTTTGTATTAAGCGTATTAACCATTTTTAAAAGTTCTTTAATATTTTCATTATCATTATTGGATTGGTGGGTTGAGTTCTCTTTAATCTTTAAAATTTCTAATTCAAGTTCTAACTTTTTAACTTCATTATTGTTGTCATTAAAATATTTTGTATTATTATTTACCAAATTTAATAATGTTTTATAAGAAAGATTTTTACCAATTAAAAATAGTTCTTGTTCATTTTCATGACCTAATAAATCAGTAACTTTGCTAGGTCTAATATATTCATTTTCCTTTATAAATGTTTCAAAATCTTTGCTTTTATTAACTAAAAAACAATCAAGCAATAAACATTCATCATATTTATATTTATGTTCTTTATATCTATTTACAATTCCTATTCTGCTCTCTCCTACTTTTACAATATATTGTCCGTTTTCAAATGTTTTAATTTTAATAATATAAAAAATAGCACCTATTGTTTCAAATTCTTTTAATAAGACCTTTTCTCTTTCTAAAATCTTTTCTTTGGCTAATTGTTGTTCATATTCTTTTTTATTTTTGTCTTCTATTTGTGTTATTTCTACTTTGGCTTGTTCTAATTGTTGTTGTAAATCATATGTCCCTTTTAAACGAAGCTCTTTAATTACTTCACATACCCAATTTTGAAATTTTTCAGCAATAGGTTTTCGCGATTTAAATAATACTTTATATAACCCTTTTTCAGTAAGAAATGAAACATTTTGTAAACCTCCAGGGGTGTCCATACTATGGACTACCTTTTCTGTTTCATTAAAATCGTTAATTGTTGTTCTAATATTTCCCATATCTAATACAACTCCAATATCACTAGCACGAAATAAAGGATTTTGAACATCTCCTTTAATTATAATTGCGGTGTGTAAATCATTTGAATTAAAAGCTTTTACTATATCCATAGGCTGTTATGATATATATAACACCCTTTATTTAAGTTGTTTAATTGAGATATGTTATTAAAATAGTTGAATACCTTCATATTTTTGTTTAACCTTTTCATTTAATTTTTCTAATTGTTCTTGCAAATCATATTCTTCTGGTAAAACCATTTTTATATTTAATCTTTTATCTTCCATTCTTCTTTCAAATACCAAATGTGGTTTCTCTCTAGTTATAATAAGTGATATGTATTTGGGTAATAATATTTCATTTTTCTCTGGGAAAATATCATTTTCTAAGTCATCCACAACTTTATTAGCTTGAGCTAATTTTTCTTGAATAGTTATTTTGTTTGATTTTGTTGTAGACCACAGTTTATCTAATTTTGGATGTTTTTCTACTCTAAAATACTCTCTTAATATTTTTTTATCCTTATCTGCATAATCCTTGTAATAACATACATATTTTTTCATTATTTCTTGTGTTATTCCGTTAGGTAAATCTTGTGCATTATGTTTTCTTTCTCTCTTCGTATTAGGTTTAATACCTTTTGAATTTTGTTCTTGTTCTTTTCTTGTAGCTATTCTAAGATTCTCCCAAGAATTATTTAACGGATCTTGGTCTATATGGTCTACGCTTATATTTAATGTTCCTTTACCATTACCATAACATCCTGTAATTATTTGATGAATATATAAATTAGTTGAACATAATATATATCCATTTTGATGTTTATACCAAGTAATTTTTTTGTTATTATTTAAATTATTCTCATAATCTACTATTTTCTGATAACTTTTACTACATAATTTACAAATTGTATCTTTTTCACAATACATTAATAAATATTCTTTTCCACTTTCTTGTATTTTCCACATAGGATTTTTCATAATATTCGCATCTTGCCCTATAGATGAATAATGACCATTAATATACTCAATTACATCATATTTTTGTATAATATTTTTATGATATAAGTGATAAATTCGCACATTACATCTTCTTAAATCATAATGATTATTATTTAAAAATATATAACATACTGATTCTGGACTATATGAAAATATAAATTCTATATAACTAAATTTTTTATAATTACATGAATAAGATGGATATATATCAGCTTTATTTGTAAATACAAAATTTTTATTAAAATTAATAATTTTATCCTTATCTTTTACATCAACTAAATATGTTATATCATTATAATAAATTTCACCACAAAATAATGTCTCATTTGTTGAATATATTGGTTTCATATTTGGTATTATGCAATTTGTAGTTTCAGTTAAATCTAAATCAATTTTATTCATATTATAAATTATATAATATAAATCTGTTTAAGTTGTTTTTTATTAATATATATATATGTATATGTATAATATTTACCCAATCCGCTCAATTGGAATATGCTAAACCCCCCATACCACTCATAATACGGAGCACATTATAATTTGTGGCATAAACACGAACTTTTGCGGTTTTTGTTCCTTCAACCGTAGCATTTGAGAGCACAAGTTGGAGTGTGGCATTATCAATTCTGGAGAAGTTGCACGTGCCACTTGGTTGATGCTCTTCAGGACGCAAAGCAAATGAGTAAACATTTATACCTTCATCGGGGCAACGGGTGTGAGCTTGAAAAGGTTGGACCCAAGAGAAATAAGAACCTTCACGCTCAGAGAAACGATCCTGTCCGTTCAATTGGAGCTTAGCAGTTACAACAGGGTTTTGCCCCCAGCAGTGCATATCCAAAGAGGTTTCCGTAAGAACAAATGTTCCGGCATCAGAAACTCCAGAATTATCCATGTGATTATCTCCGCCTGTAGCGGTTTCATTAGGAACAACTGGCCCTCCCATATTTACCTCATTATAAGGATTGGAAGGTCCATGCCAGTATCCTGTGAAATTAGGAGGAGTATATTCATCCATAGCGCCAGCATCATTAAAAAGTCCACGAGCATCAATAAATGCACGACTATCAGCGGCAATAGAAGCAGGTCCTCCGAAAGCATGAACGGCATTTGGAAGAGCATCAATTGCATCTGTGTAGTTAAAGGGTTGAGCACCAAGAACCTTGAACAAAAGAGCATCACAAGTCAAAGAAGAGCAATAATCTACGTTGGAATCAGGTTGGACAACCCAGATAAGTTCCTTTACAGGATGATTGAAATTCAACTTGATTTTGTTGGAAGAAGATCCAACAGATTCATCACCTGTGAACTGGAGCTGGGTAATCAAATATTCGTGGGGATTTTGAGCCATACGTCTACGTTCATCCGTATCCAAGAAAACATAGTCAACATACAAAGAAGCAGCAACCAAAGATTGATTGTAAGCAATTGTGGCAGGAACAGGGCGTCCAACTGCGTATTGATTGTTTGGGTTAGTATCAGAATAAGGATTTGAGTTGCAGTTCAAAGTGGTAACAGCCCACAAGCACTCATCAATAGGACGGATATCAAGATTAATCTTGACTTCATGGTATTGAAGAGCAATCAAAGGCAAAGCAAGTCCGGGATTTCCACAAAACCAAAATTGAAGAGGAATGTAAAGAGTTGTTTCAGGAAGAGCATTACGAGGAGCACACACTTGACGAGGAGCCAAGGAGTCGCAAGGTCCATCAACATCAGAGAAAGAGGGATCCGTAATGAACGTAAGCTGAGTCGTGTTACCAATCATTTTGAAATAAGCGCGTTGTTGTTCAGAAGTCATCGTGAGCTGATTCCAGATGTGCATCCAATCTCCGTATTGACGATCTATTCGTTGACCTCCGATTTCAACCTCAACTTGAGCAATCAACTGCTCTCCGGGGTAATCTAACCAACGAGCATAAACACCGGTATTTTGACCGGTAGAATAACTTCCGAGACCCATAAGTTGGTTAATCTCGGGTAATGTAACTTGAAGATATGTTCTGTATGCCAAATCACCATTTCTGCTGATTGTGCATTGGACACGACGACCGAAATCGGCTTGTCCGTTGAAAGTTTGCTCAATTGATTCAATAGCAAAGTTTGTGTAACGTCTGTAAGTAACTTTCCAAAAAGTAATCTGAGGATTTCCTGTACATTTCCTCTACCTTATCTTTCAATAAGGAGTAGACTATATCTTAAAAAGAATTTATAATGCTTTTATTTCAGCTAGTTCTATATTTAATATAAATTCCTTCGAAAACCATTTAGTCGTTGAACCTTCTTCTTTAAATTTATTTATTTTATTTATAATAAAACGTATTTGTTCCATGTCTATTTTTTTTTTTGATGAATTATATTTAACTGTTACGGGCATTAAATTTGTCCAATTCCAGCATTTAAATTTTTCATCTTCATTTGTTAAATCAAATTTGCAAACAGGTATAATATGATCGATTGACCAATATGATCCATAATTATTCCAATTCATTTCAGGTGTAAAATTATATTCAAACCATTCTCTTAAATATTGAATATTACATCCAATATAATTCATAGTTAAATCAGTTTTAACAAGAACAGTTCTTAAACGGGCAGCTAACGATTTTTTAATTCTATAATTCATATTTGTATTATGTTCGTTTTTACACCATTCAATTTTTTGGTCTGTTAAAAATTTAGGATAACAAGAAACACAAATCTTTTTTTTATAAAACTTTTTTAGTTTTGCAAAACATTTTAATGCCTTTTCTTCTTGACATTTTTCACATTTCGCAAAAGTAGTTTCTGCTTTTTTTTGTCTAAGATTTTTCTTTCTTGTTTTATCTAATTCATTTAAACACATTTTACATGTTTTTCCAATCTGGGTTTCTCTATAATTATTAATTGGATAATTAATTTCACACTTGTTGCATAATTTATTACATATTTCATAAGACATTTTATTTATATGTTACGTTATTATTTAAATTGTTTTAAAATAATATTTTTAAAGAAGCTTGGATGCTCATTGCCCATTTCAATTAATTCAAAGATTGAATAATTTCATCTTATTCATTTTTACTATACCCAAGGTCTTTGTCTTGGCCACAATTTTCTCACAAAAATTGCTTAGTAGAATAAGTTTTAGGGGTTTCAAGCAGTTTGATTTTCTTACCAGGGTTTTTCA